CATGAACTAATACAGTACTAGCACCAACTAAAGTGCTATCTCCAGTATATAAATATAATACATGAGTAGTTGAATTCCATCGTACAGACCCTAATGCTGTACCTCCCTTCATCCATTGCAATATAGTAACCTCAGGATAAGTAGTGATTGGGGCTACTGCAAGATTCCAGCGTACATAAATTTCTGATGAAGCGGGAATATATTTTCTAGCATAACCATTGCCAATACTATATCCGTAAACTCCAGTTTTATGCACAGTAGATACAGATGTTGCTATAGTAAGGTCAAAACTTAATGTGTCTCCCATTTCTGCACCATCAGTAAATAATCTTGTCATAATATTATCCTATCTAAACCTAATGGTTAAATCTCTTATATAGATTAGCAATTTTGAGGTCAGCACAAACAAACCACGCATATTGATAATTGCCAAAGCTGCTACTTTGAGCACAGTTCTCACATTGCCAAGAGCAGTATTAATTTGTGTAACATTCGCTGTAGTAATATTCTTTATAGTTGCATTCTTGTAACTAGTGCCTTCTGTGGCCTTCAAAATTGCACCATCCATACCTGCGACGATGGCTTGAACCAAATTCATTATTCCCTGCCAATGACTTGCGTCACCGATCAATACTTTGCCGTCTTTGAAAATCGCCTCGCCGATGTTATGGCTGCTGAGATCGATCAGTTTCATTTGATCCTCCTGCTTACCCAATCCCAAATTTATTTCTATAGAATGCCTCAACGCCCTCTCTATTTGCTTTTGAGAGAAATGTTGAAGAAGCAAATATTTCAGCAATCCATCCGGTAAAATATCCCGCCGCCGCTTGAAATGCACCTAGAAATACGGTAGAGGCAACGTTCAAGTCTGCGGCGCTGCTCGACCTGCTATATCCACACCATATTCCGTCGATAAATAGATTTATGAATGGAGTTGTTTTCTTTCTTGAGAACGTGATGATGTGAAACGCTCCATCGGCAATGAATTGTGTCCCGCGCAATGTCGTTTCTGGGTTTCCTGTACCGGCACCGCCAGTTCCACCATCCCAAGTTAATGCCCAATCGTTTGCAACCCCTGCCGATTCAACACCAAAAATTCCTTTCTGGTTATACCAATATGCATCAGCTCCGTCTGTATTGATACTTGCTACCACGGCAATAATCGTCCAATCTCCTTCTAGTGGACGGCTGAGAGACATAACTTTACTGCCGTTAAAATAAACTGCTGGCTGGCTGAAAGTTGTTTTATCCAGCGTTGGCTTTAATGCGGCATTGGATTGTGTAGCGTCCAATCCGCGCCCGCTCTGATCCGCCCAGGAGGCAACGGGGTCGTTGTGGTTTCCTGAGATGGTTCCTGCATCGAACCAGACCGCCTTATTTGCGACATCGCTAGGGTTGACTTGGGTTATTCCCCCGCCGCCGCTTGGAACCGCCCCGCCGTCTTTTACTAATTTTCCTGATGTAGAATCAAAAACAACTAAGTGTCCATCAGTTGCACTAGCAGGGCCGATTACAGCATCTGGTGAACCAGCGTCTCCCCATAACGTACTTCCCGATCCATCAGAAATAAGGGCTAGACCAGAAGCGCTTGAGCCGCTATCTATTCTCGTTGATTCAAGAGTACCTATATGGCTCGCGTTCCAGTCGGAAGGTAGTACCAAGTCGGCATTATCGCCATCCACGAATGTAGAAACTTTAGAATGTAAAATTGCCATAATAACCTCCTATAGAATGAATCTCCCTAAACAAAAGGAGGTCAAATTTTAAATTTTATGAGAAATTTTTTAATAAAAATATGTTTGCTTATATTATTTTTTACCAGTTAAATCATTTTTATACATATGCGCTCTGAAGCTTTCTCTCTGAATAAAAATAAAAATGGGAAACTATCAGAGTTAGTTTGTCAATCGGATCATGACTTCCGATCTATCCCATTTTATTTTTAAATATAAATAAAGAACAAAACTTACGTTGGATCGCCTATTTGAATCTTCCCTCAATTGTTACCCCATAGGCAACGGGGATAAGTCATTTCTGCTTATCTCTGCAATTTCTTTTGTTATAGTTGCAGGACAGACTATACCACAATCCACATAATGAATTTTCATTCTTGGATTTCCCTTGGTAGTCGTTAGAGCGTATTAAAGAAAATAATTCTTTTATTGACGCTTCGGGATTGTCCACTTCTGGAGTTCCCCCGATATTCGGGATTTTCTATATACATTACTGTATAAAGTCGCTATTTAGTTAACGAAGGAATATCTACAGTTCCCAAAGCAACAAGGTCTTGAGAAGTACAGGTCGTGACGTATCTTAAAGTCGAACCTGACGCAACCTCGACTAATGCTACGGCAAGCGCTGTGCCACCATTGGTAATTGGAACTCCAGCAGATGCCGTCATCGTTAATTTTCTACCAAGAGCACCTGTTGCATCATCGGCTATCGCAAAAGAACCACTTGACATAGGTGTTCTTGCTAACATTAAATTGGTATAGGCATCTGCAAAAGTAGCAGGGCTACCACTACACACGCACATCCAATCACTTCCTGCTACGTAACTTAACGAAGCATCAATCATGGCGTTTGGGGCTAATTTTCCCATTATTTACCTCCTAAATTTGTATTTGTGCCACTTGTAGAATCTTGAACTTCTAAAGTTACATGTTTATCGTCTGACATAATTCCTCCTAGAATTATTTATATATAAAAAAAAGGTTATAGTAAACTATAACCTTGTACACACTTATTTTATTCGCTTAAAATGACTATTCTATGGTTTTCAAATGAAATAAAACCCCCGCATTATACGTTGCTTGTAATTTAGCACTACCACTAGTGCCCAACCTCGCCTTTATAAAGTCGTAAGGTAAAAATGCGTTTGGGTCAACTGCATAAGTTCTAGAGGCGGACGTAACAGTTAAACTTAATTCTGTGCTGCTACTATTGTATGCAGAATAAAAATTTGTTCCATCTACCGAACCAAGGATTGTTACCAAACTACCAGTAATGACGCTTCCAGTAATTGTTATTCCGGTCAATGTGTATAATTCATTAAGTTGTATCACGGCGGTTTCAGATGATCCAACTGCAAAAGTTCCGCTAACAGTTTTCTTCATATTTTATAATCCTCCTTTAATTGGAGGAACTATCCTCCGGTTTAATTTTTAAATTTTCAAGTTCTTTCCACTTCCGATCTTTAATTTCGAGATCGTTATATAATTTTGGCATTGATTCACTAGACCAACCCACAATTTCTTGTACCAACTCGCTTGGCAATCCTGCTTTAAAAAGCATTGTTGTAAAGTAATGCCTCAAACTATGTGCATAAAATGGCTTATTTACACATTTCTGTATTCTATTTACCCAACCTCTGGCTGTAGAGTCGTCTGCTGGAGAACCATCTTTTTTTACAAAAAGAAATTCATGACTTTTACCAGTTTTATCTAATATTTTTTGACGCTCTTCTAACCATACGTTATACCTATTAATAAATACGTCTTTTAATATATATTTTACCAACATCTTTCCCGTACGGCCCCTACCCTTAGTACGAATTGATTTAGTAGTTTCTAAAAATATACCATTAAATGCGGTTCTGTTAATATCAATTAAATTTAATGAAAATCTTAAAAGTTCAGAAAACCTACATCCAGAAGCAATGGCCAATGCAAACCAACAGGCTATTTGATATTCTTTATCTTCTTCGAGTTGTTTAAAAATATCGCAAACCTCCTCCTCGGATAAGATTGTCTTATCTCTAGCTGGGTTTTTAGGCATTGATTCTATTGATTTCAAAATTATATTTCTAAATTGGGGATGATCGTCATCTAAAAAACGTTCAACAAAATTGCTTAGAGAACTAAGACAACTTTTCATTCTTCCAAAACGAGCAGACCCAAATCTCAATTCATCTGCACAAAACCCAAAAAAATCTGAAAAATCTAATTTTTTTATTTCGAAAAAAGATTTATTATTACAATACAATGCTCCCCAACAAAAAAATATGTTTAAGTCCGAAAAATATCCTTCTACGGTTGTATTGCTACTTCTAGTTTTCTTTTCTTTTAAAAAACTATCTCTTAGTTTTATATTTTCTGGATTAACTTGATTTAATAGTTCGGGGGTCACGATGATTTTACGATATGTTTTGCGAGCCATCTGTAATTTTTATTACCCCCTTATTTTTTAAATTATTGTAGATGTTTTCTATATATTGTATAAAATATTCTTTAGTATAATTACTTTTTGTATGATTACAAAATTTACAACAGGCGACTATATTTCCTGCAATATATCCAACAGAATTATCTATTCTGTCTATACCATTATATAAATACTCTCCATACGTTGCTTTATTATTTTTAAAAACCTGATTTGGTTGTCTGCCACAATAATAACAATTTTCACCAATGATTTTTTTAAATTCGTCTTTTGTAATTTCAAATATTAAATTGCGTTTCTTGGCATTCCTCATATAATTATCGAGAAGTTTATTAAAAGATGATTCTCCATATATTCCATGCCTAAGACATCCACAAGAAGTTATTTTTCCGGTCTTCATATCATGCGCTGCACAAACTACAACATTTTTGTCTTCACAGTCGCATTGACATTTCCAATATGCTCCCCTATTATTCATATGATCTAATTCAATTACCGTCAAATTGCCAAAACTTTGTCCAGTTAAATCTATGAAATTTTTGTGACCAGCAACAGCACGGTTTTCTTCTCCAAGGCATCCACAAGAGCGAGTATTCCCTCTTCTCAAACTATGCCCCTTAACAACACACGGCTTATTAGAACAATCACATATGCAATTCCAATGTATAACCGTTTTGCCATTTTGTCTTATTCTATGCGATATATCAACAACCAATAATCTTCCAAATTTCTGTCCAGATAAATCAATCAGCCTTCCCATTAATTTCCTCCAACTCCCAAATATAAAATGGGGAAGCGGGAGTTTCGCTTTTCAATTGGTTCATGACTTCCAATCTATCCCCATCTTTGTGTTACCATAATTATTTATCCTCAACCGAGGGTTTGCTATTTTTCAATATTCTTTTCAACGTGACGCTAGGCGAAATAGTAAGCCTGTAAGTTGTATCCCTAAATTTCTCCACGCCCGTATGTAGATCGAATCCAGTGTGCGGAGCAATCTCATGCGCGTATACTTTAAACAATCCACCGATCACCAACTCATCATGAGAGGCAACCATTTCTTTTACAATTTCTTCAAAGGTATCGAACATAACCCTTACGTCACCTTGAGTAAAAGATGCTCTACTTGCAATTTCACGAATTATAAAGTCCTTGCCATATTTCTCTGTCATTTTATTTCTCTCCTATTTTAGTATCTTAATACTCCATATACTCACGTGAATAATCTTATTAACATTTTCAAATTTTATATGAAGTTTTATTCCTTATTTGGCGCATACTTTTCTTACTGGATTCTCTTTGTCTTTTGCATAAATCTTTTTGATAGCATCGTTCACATAAGTCATGTTTTTTTGATTTATTTTTAATTTTTCTTCCACACTTCTCGCAATAAAACGGATAAAACCCAACGACATCATTCATATTATTTACCGTTATGGCAATATTAGAATTTTCGAATACAAAATTGACCTTATAGCTAATATTTTTGCCCCTTGGATTAATCGTAGTAATCAATTCGCTTTGTTCTAAATCATATAAGATATCTTTGCGTTCAATCCTAGACACATTAACTTTAGCCATTTTCAAAACATTAATAAACGTATCATTAACATAAAAATCATTATCGTGTTCGCCACTGTTTTTTGGTGTCAATCTCGTATCGTTATATTTAAAATATTTAGCTATAACTAGCATTACAAATAATATCTTTTGCCTTTTATAGTCACCACAATTTTTTATAATGTCTAATTCTGATTCGGTTACATTGACGTCTATTGGAAGCCTAAGCCCATATTCTTGAGAAGTATCAATGGCATCATTTATTTTTTTTCTAGATAAGATTTCATTGAAGTTGGGAACGAATTTTTTGCAAAAATCCAACAAGCTTTGTTTTATTTGTATTCTATTTTGACCAATGTATTTGAAATATTTGGCAAGCACAGACAAATCTTGGTAATTCATAAAGGATGTAAAGCCATTTTTTAGTAATTTTTCAGCATGATCTTTTTCATAGAAAATCATAGATGTCATCTGCTACGATTTTTATCTCCTTTCTAGAATATTTTTTGCCCAAATATTCTATATCTCCATCATCATCTAAAAATGGTATTTCAATTTTCTTATTACCAATATTATTTTTTATATTATCTACTACGCCATCCCCAAAAATGCTCCATACAAATGCTTTATTATCCGATTCCAATGATACATAACATCTGGCTATAGCGTAATAAGCTAGTTCTCCCAAATCCGAAGATAACTTTAATGCCTCTTGACGAATTGATTTATTGTATTGTTCAATGGTTTGCCATCTGTTCTCGCCATCTTCGTTTTTTATATTTCCAAAATTTCTTTTTTCTGATTTATATTTTTCGTGCAATAATATCAAGGCGTCAGATTTGGCATCATCCCAATCAGGAACATTTCGTTTTTTCATTATATCTATAGAATTTTTATCCCAAGATAATTTAGAATTAACTTTTATTTCGCCAATTCTTTTTTGCATGTATTTAGAAATGCTATTTATCTCGCATGAAGTATCAAGAAGAGGATTAAAGCGATAAAATTGCGCAAGAAATTCTTTTTGTTCGTCATCTAATAAATTTTTATCCATAGCAATCAGTTCACTCAAAAACATTTTGAACCTTGCCTGAGAAAGAATATCATAATTATAACAATGTTTCCTATAATCCTTTCCGTAGTTTGGATACAAATTTTCCATAAATTGAGGACGTTTTTCCACGAGAATAGAATTGTTAAAATTAGATTTATCAATTTCTTCTTGAGACATATCTTCTTTTATCTTTTGCCAATTTGACCATTGGGGAGGAATAGGGTTGACATCCAATCCCTTTGTTGAATCTATAATTGTTCCCTGTTGTTTTCTGCATTGCTTCAATCTGCGAATAATTTCTTTATATTCCAAAGAATTTTCTGCAAACATTGGCAGCATAGAATACATAGTCGTGCTAAGATTGGTCAAAAAACCCACCTTAGTATTAAAGCCCTTCAAATCTGCTTTATACAACTCTGACTCTACAATCTTACATTTCGGCGCTTTTCGAGTTTCGTACATTACTGGTAATCCGCCATAAGCGCCATTTATTATTTCCTGTTGATTAGTGAGACACAGAATATCCCCGTCGAAATCGCATCCGCCAAACAGAGCCATATCTAATCCGTGTACATTTGTGATCAAACAACATTTTAAATATTTGTACCACCTTTGAATATCATCATTGTTCTTCAAATCAAGCACATTTACTTCTGAGCGCCAAACAAGAGGCGATCTCATTCCCGCTATTCTGTTTACGCCCTTAGACAACCAATAATTGTTATAATGTTCATTACGTTTTAATAATCCAACAATAGGTTGACCAAATATATATTCCAGCATAGCCAGCGGATCAGACGCAATAAATGTGTATTGCCCATCAACAATCAAATTTCCAATATACGAATCTTTGATTTTGCGCCTAAGAGAATTTTGGATATGATTTTGAATGTATGGGTCTGTAATCAAATTATTGTCTAGCATCAATGCTTTAGTTACATTATCATTTATTTTATTAAAAATATTTTCATCATATTCTTTATCAATCTGCGCTCCCAATAGATAAAGTAACGTATAGTTTTTATTTCCACTCATTACATTTTCAAAATATTCAACTGTTTTCGAGCACAAGGATTCTATTTGTTTTTGATCCAGATGCAATGCCTGTAAAAATTGGTAGTTCAAAAATGTATGTGTGTTTTCTTCTTTCGGAGTACAGCGTGTTACACCCCACCCTAAATTATTCTTACGGCATTTTTCCACATAGTCTTGCATAGAATCGAAAGCGTTCCAAAGTTTGAATTGCGAAGCGGTAAGAATGACATCCATATCCCGAATGTTTACATCATTACCATAAACATCTTTTACAATATGCTTACCAATCTCGTCTGAATACTCCATAAAGTCAATGACTGCCACCATTCCCTTGATGAAGTTACTCCGAATGATGAAAGCACCTGGTATGTAATCCAGCCCCAAGTCGTTTGCCCAAACTTCTGCCATCCTTGGAGAGATGATCCCCTGACCATCAAACAAATTAAACGTAAGTTCTTTTTCCGTAGGCTCAATGATGTCGTCTCCCCCGTCCACCTCTGTTACCCAATCCACAGTTTCTTTGCGCACAACCTCACAATCTGGAATGACACAAAAATAAGGAGTAGTTACCGGAAGAGCAGTAGATGATGCCAATGCAAAATAGGCGTTGAATTTTGCTGGTGTAATCTCAATGTCAGCACGATCATTATTCAGCACCCTCTTCAGTTCTTTTTCAATTTCAGCGTCTACAAATAAAACATTGTTTCTTCTTGCTTGACCAGCGCTGCACATCAGCCTTACATATTTTTTGTTGTTTACAAATAAACCATGGCTAATAATATATTCGTACTGTTTTACGTTCTTGACCACTAAAGAAATAATTTCGGATACAAAAAGAAGTTCATCAATTCTATTTTCTATATTGTATAAATCGAAGTTACCACCCTCAACCCGCTTCAGATTATGTTTCTTGACCAACAACTCTTGCAGTTCATCAATATCGCCCGTCCTACCAGTAATTTCTCTCAACGTCCGAAGCATCTGGCTATCCCCAATACTTACCAGTTCTCCGTTCTTACGTGCTTGCCATGTATCTAATTGTATGTCGTAGTTATCTTGCTTGAGTCTATCTGTTGCTAACTTAAAAATGTGATATTGTTGCAACTTTATCACTCATGACCTCCAATGATCTATTCGTACTCTTTTCTTACAAATTCATCCCATTCTGATTCTTCGCCATAATCCAATATATCTTCTGTATATTTATTATAGCTGAACTCCTTCCATGCAACACCATATGGTAAACAATTAAAATCAATATCAATAAAATCGTAACAAATAAGACCTTCACTCTGTAATTGTTTTTCACGTGGAGTGCAGTTGTCAAATTGATTGCAACGATTGCACTCTGTCATTTTTTATTCCTTCCTTTCTTGTATTTTGATTGCTTTATATTTGTTTCTTCCTAGGTCAACAATATTGTCATGCAAGATGGTTTCTCCACATTCAATACACGGAATGGCTTCCCAATCCCCATGAGCCACCCTGATTTCTTTACCACAGTACGGACAAGCAAAGCACATCACATCTTCATCTGCCATACGTTCCGCCTTACAGTAAGGACAGTTACAAGGTTCGCCTTCACCAGGCCAATTCAAAATATCTACACCAGCAACTTCTTGGATAGCTACGATATTGTAAATGTCGTCCCCAAAAGTTTCGTCCAGCATGGCAATAGCTTCGTCTACGGCTGTTTCAAAATTATCGCATCCTAACTGAAGATGGGTATCTACATGTTCCATCATATCTTGCTCTTCTTCAAACTCCCCTTCTAATGAACCATCCATTATTTCAGGTTTTACTTCTCGATCAAAGGTATATTCTATATCATATAACTTCACAAAGCCTCCACAATGAACTACAACGAATTTATTTTACAATTACTTATATTTTACCACTATCTTACTCAAAACCCCACAGCGCCTTTCCTGTGAAGTCTGGTGGCATTCTAGCCACCGTTCCGCAACTGCTCATAATCTTTTTGTTGTTCCAAATAATCAATCAAATTAAGTTGCTGTTCCATGGAATCCATGATATTTTCTTGTCTTTCTATATGATCAATCAGCGCTAATACCAACTCTGAAGGTATCAAAGAATTCTTTTTAGCCATTTCTTGCCATTCTGAAATTGTAATTTTGTCAAGCATATTTCCTCCCTTCTATAAGATACTTGACTATACCACAGTTATCTGATTTTGTCAAGGTTAAAATAGGTAGCAGTTATGAATTAGTAATATCGTAACCCGTCAGTTTTAGCCATTTAGTGACGGGTTACGAAAAAAAATGAGACTTGACAGATTAGAGATTATGTGGTAGTATTATGTTTCAAGCTGGACTAGATTGGCTTAATTACCCAATGACAAACTAGCGAATGTCTCCGCGCTAAGTCCAGCATATTATTTTGGAGATTAAACACATTCTATATAAGGAGAGAGCAAAATGTATTATATTGGTGAAATATCTTATGAGCCTAATGCGCCTGGTGGAGTATTGATAGAATTATGGGATGGTGGATCATATCGCTACCCAATACAAGCAAAAAGAAAAATAGAAGAAATAGAAAAAGAATATGGCAATTGTCATCTTCAAATCATTGACGACAAAAAATACGATATGGGTTGGGAATAAATTTTAATGAAAATCAAAAGAGACAATAAATGACAGAAAATAATTATGCTTTAAGGAATGATTCCTATGCCACACAACCCCAACCACCCATTGACTATTTGATCAGCGATCTGATAACTAATTCTAGTTTAAATGTTTTTTATGGGGAGGCTGGAAGTAAAAAAACATATAGCGCTCTCAGCATGGCAGTAGCAGTTGCCAACGGAAGAGATTGGTTAGGATTCAAAACAAGAAAATCTCCCGTTCTCATTATAGATGAAGAAAGTGGCGAGAAAAGACTTTCAAGAAGGTTAAATGAAACCATGAAGGGCGCAGATTGTGAAAGTACCGGACAACTCTATTTTATTTCTTTAGCGGGATTTAAGTTAGACAAAAAAGAAGATGTGAGAACCATAGAATCCGAAATTAATAAAATTGGAGCCAAACTAATCATATTTGATGCTTTGGCAGACATTATGGATGGTGACGAAAACAGCAAAAAGGATGTCCAGCCAGTCATGAATAATCTAAGGAAGATGGCAGACAATACCGACTCTTCCATTGTTCTTATTCATCATGCTAATAAAGGTGGAGGATATCGTGGTTCAACTGCAATCAAAGCAAGTTCTGATCTTATGGTTCAGGTTACTTCTGATTTAGATGATTCTGTTATCAATTTCAAAACTGAAAAGAATAGAGATGGCTCTTATATTAGTTGGAGCGCAGAAGCTACTTGGGAGGACGATATTTTTTACCTACAATTGACATCTCCAGTACAACGATCAAGCAGCAGAGAAGAATATGTGTTAGGATTTCTAAAAGAAAATGGAGAATCTACTATTGCTGAAATTATTAAAAATCCTGTTGGATGTACGGCTCAAGGAGCTAGAAAAGCAATTTTTAGTTTAGCTAAATCTGGGGATATTATTAGAACTAATTCTAATGAAAAAACTAAAACAGCTATTTATAAAATCGTAGAAAGAAGGTAGTACCCCTTAGTACCACCTATAGTACCCATGTTATTTAAAACAGCCAAGACCTAGTACCCACCCCTACGTAGTAGGGGGGAGGTACTAAGGGTACGAGGGTATTAGTTCGATTATATTTTTATATAGAAAGGATAAAAGATGTTTTTTATATGTTCTATAATTTTGATTGCATTGATCGTTATTATAATGGATTCCAATAGATAACTCCATATATATAAGTATTTAATAATATTTTACCTAAAATCACCTTGATAATACCATAAGGTGATTTTTTTATTTAATTTGCTATATTACGTAGCGTAGAAATATATGCGTATATGTTACCCATAATTTTAAAAATTTTGATATGTATATAAGGGGGATATGATAGATGTATGTATAGATATGTTTTGGATAGTTTTATTTTTTTTAATTTTAAGAAGTTGTGTGGATAGATGTGCTGTAGGGCGCGTTTCATTTCTGCCGTTTGCTGACTATGTAAAATAGGGCATATATCTTATGATTATATCTATAATAATCATAGGCTATGATCATCCTGGTATGACTCAGGACATGGTATGGATCATCTTAAGTATTAACCATGGTTTAAGGTTTTTGGTTTAAATCCGATAACATGAAAAAATTCGAGGAAGTAATTTTTTTAAAAAATCAATCTACCAGGATAATAATAAGATAATAATAGTCCTATTATCTATCATGCATGATAATCTATATAATACAATAAATAATATTAATATTATTATCAATAAACATTAATATTATTAACTTAAGTATTAAGTTAATGTATAATACAATGCATAATCATTCATATAATCAATACTGATATAAACAATCTATCATATATTGTCTTGTATCAAGGCTGCCCATGGTAGAATATCTTATTATCCTGATAGCAGACAAAAAAAATAACCTTCCTATTATGGAAGGTTATTCAATCTAGCAATCAATCTGTTATTGGTTAAGTGACCTATCAATCATGCTTAAGAATATTGCCAATGCATCGTTGGTATAAAATCTATGGCACTTCGCGTTCTGATTACTGATATATTCCAATAAAATAAGCGTTCGTTCTGGGAGTGAAGTATAATCACTTGAGTGTTCAGGATATCTATAGTAAACTTCGCGTTCTTTAATCAACACTTGAAAATTCATTGAGTGTTTACTGTTTTCAATAGTAAAATTGATATATTGGTTTTCTTGATAGTATTCGATATTACTAAACCATTCAATACCCAATTTTTTTAAGTGCTTAATCAATTCTGCTTTAGCCAAAATAGCGTCGTTCGTGTTTTGATTGTTTTCATATTTCGAATCCAGCAATGTTAAGGTTTTCATTTTAGCATTCTCCAATTCTGTATTTATGATATTACTTGATTATCGAATAGGTTCTATCCCATCATGTTATTTTTAGTCAGAACGTCTTCGATCAATTCAAAAATGATGCGCGGTATATTCAATAATTCAGCAGTGTTTAATCCGATGGTGTGAGTCTGGAAGTTGTCATTTTTGTTTGAAAAATAGCTATAGACTTCCAGTTGATTTTTGGCCTTGTTAGCGCAAAAAATGAATTCCATATGGCTAGCGTCAAAAACAATATATGGCATATTTTTCGTTTTTGAAAATAATACGCTCTCATCATTCGAATTCAGTATGCATTCATAAAGCGTATCTAGCAGTTTATTTTTGTTAATCCGTTTTTTGTTCATTTTATCCCATCCATCCTGAAAATTTATTTTCCTGATAAAAACCGATTAATCATCCGTATCATAGGGACGACTAAAAATGCTAAAACAAGTGCTGAGATAATTAGGGTCGAGAGTGTTAAGGGTTCGATTGTCATTTTTTTTTCAGTCTCCGTCCTGATTTTTCATGACTAGCATATAAATGTCTTTTTCCCAAAATTCAAAGCCGTTCGGAGTCGCGAGAGTCAATTTTGCTTTTCCGATTTTGCAAAAATTGCCATTGGCCGATTTTTGAAACCAAGTCGCGCGTTTCAATTCCGCACATTCGACCTTGACGAACATTTGAGGACGATAAGCGTCACGTTCGATAATTTGAAAATCCGATATTTTGATCCAATTTATATAGGGGTTCGTACTTGATCCTCTAGTTGTCATAATACCTCCCTTCGATGACTTAATTATAATCCATTTTTTGATTTTGCAACAAACAATATTTAAAATTTTAAGATTCGATTTTTTCGTATTCAAAAATAGGCAATTTTGCCAATTATCATACCTTAAAATTTTTTAAGGTTTAAGCATTTTCTTAAGAATTGGCGCTTTATTTGGGATTTTTTTAGCCCAAATTTTTTAGATTTTTTAAGAATTGAAAAATTCGTATTCAAAATTGGTCATTTTTGCGCATTCTTTTATAATGTGATTTTTAAGTTTAAGACACATTCTTAAAAAATCTTAAGGTATAATCCGCGTGTTTTTTGATTGATTTTGGTATTCCATTATAAGGATCAACCGCGCGAATTCTGACGCGTCCCAACCTTCCGGCGTCCTGATTGCCCATGGGTCAGCGTCCCAACCTTCCGGCGTCCTGATTGCCCATGGGTCAGCGTCCCAACCTTCCGGCGTCCTGATTGCCCATGGGTCAGCGTCCCAACCTTCCTTATACGTTAACGCGCGTCAATATATGGTTAACGCATAACGGTTAACGGTTAACAAAAAATGATTAACAAATAACAGTTATAAAATAGTAATTTTATGATAAAAAATTATAACCAAAAAATAACCGTAAAACGTGTAGGAAGGCTTTTCAACTTTAAAGGTATAAACATGCCAACATACCATTTTTAAAGCCTTGCAAGCCTTCCTGCGAGATTCTTAAAATATAGAACACGCCAGAATAACAATTCATTCTATAAAATCGTATTCAAAAAATGATCATTTTAGAAAATAACCTTAAAAAATTCTGTGTATTTAAAACCAAAAATTACCAAAAATTTTTAGAATTCTAATGTAATTTTCTATGATTTTTATGCTACAATCTAATCAAGAAGAGAGAAAAAACAGAATAACATAAAATCCATATTTTAAGCAGAATGGGAGAAAATAAAATGACTAAAGAAAATTACGTTATAGGCGATAAAGTTGAAAACATAGTAGAATTAACAATTGACAATCTAGAAAATACTATTATCCCCGTTGGTACTACATTAAGAATCGTTGCAATTGCGCCTAAGGTATGCATGATGAAAAAAGATTTATATCATGACGGATTACCAAATTTTTTTAATGCCGTTATATTCGATCAAGAGAATGATTATTATAATCGCATTCGCGCTAATTTTTGTACGATTAGGAAAGCGCAATAACAGTATTATAATTTTATCCAATGGCTAGAATCAACGTGTAACACGTAATGCGCATTCTAGCCATCCAATAAGGTTATAATCTTGTAGCCAGTATAACGAAGGGATAAAACAGAATGCCAAAAAATGTTATAAATGAAAAAACATATATTCCAAAAAGAATCTGGATTATGCCAGAATATGGCCAACCATGGGCGGCGGACGTATTAAGAACGTATGACAATAACACTATTGCTATAGTGCATCCAGATAATGCGCAGGAAGATGATACAAGAAAAATCGACCTTGAAAATACAGGATGGGCAAGTTTAGACAATAACCAGGATAAAATAGAATGAAAAAATCAATTAACAAAAAATGGCAATTGAATACCAATGAGGCGCGAAGGTATAACCGGAAAATTGAACGGATCAACAAACAAGAACGGTTAAAATTTTTGACAACGATTAAATTTTAATTCGATCATATAACAGGATGTTTAAAATCCATCCTGTTATAAAATGGAAGTAAAATTTAAAGAATGGAAAAAAAATAATGTATACCTTGAATAAAGAAAAAACAGAATTATATTATATATGAGGAAATAGACGCGGAATTATACTTAAATGATAGCGGATTAATCGACGTTGAAAAAAGCGGTTTAAAGACTATATAATTTTTGAATGGAGAATAAACAAAATGAAAACAGAATTAAAGGATTTTATAAAATCTCATTATCTTGAAAATTGTAAACAAAAACATTACAATCTAAAATCATCCGAAGAGGTTATTAATTGGTTTTTTAACAGGTTCGACAATTTTAATAACTATGTAAATTTTCTTGAGAGTCATAATAGCTATTTTCACGCGGTAACAAAAAATCCGCAAGTAGAATATGCATGTCAGAATTCAGGACTTGATTATTTTTATATCATAGGATTAATTGAATTTTGGTGTAATCAGAATAACACGCCAATGTATAACGCATAAAATAAAGATTTTAAGCATAACAGGAGGGCTTAAAAAATGGCTGACAAACAGTTTGAAAAACGCGGTAATAAAGCATATTTAACATATTCTGATTATGATTTTTTCGAACCAAGAATCATTATATCATTATGGGAGATTAAAAATTTAGATATCACGTTATTACCAGACAATCCATTTATTTATAAAAATAACGGTTTATATTTTGCAAAAACAGAATATAAAGATTATCCGCTTTATATTGAAGACTTACCAACATTAACAGAATTCATAACAGTTAAACCGCCAAGAAAAGGCGGTTATAGATGGAATAATGGAGAATGGAAAAGGATATAACAGAATCTTAAAAAATGTTGACAACCGCTTAAAACGGCTTATAATGAATATAACAGACAATAAAAAATGAATGAGGAGAAAATAAAATGACTACAGAATGCAAAATTAAAGCCCATGTATTGATTTTGAAAAGCAAAATTGATTTAAATGGCAATAGCTACTATTCTTGTATAATTACAAGAACATCCGACGGAAAAATGGCACGTGGTCAAATATCCGGCGGAGAATCTAACGTAACCTATGCAATGCGCGTATATTTTGACAATTGGGAATCTTTTATTTATACGGTTCAAGAATTGCCCAAAAGGGAATACAATAGATTAACAAAATCATTCCCATATATCGGATGTACTCCAGACGAGATTAACAAAAATATTGATAGTCAATGGGAAGGTTAACCCATGCGAAAATTAAACCGTAGACTTAAAGGTTTTTTAAACAATTTAATTCGACCTTCACAGAACGACAAGATTTTAAACCATGCTACAATGGCTATACGGATCATTGAACGCGGATGCATAACAGAACACGAAACAAGCATCTTAACCAATTTGGGATATAAAGAAGCATAATAAAATAAGCATTTTAAGCATGAAGGAAGGGTAAAAATGAAAAAATTCTATGTATACGTTCAAAAATGGAAAGTATACGAATTAATAAAGGTTATTGAATGCAAAGACAAGCAAGAAGCATATAACGGATATTCATACCTTGATTATTCCGGTATTCAAAGACTGATAATTAAAACTAAATTAATGACTGGTTTAAACGTCGAAAACGGAGACTATAAAGAATGAATTACAGAATAGCCCATAAATTAGGACGGTTAAGAAGCGGAGCGGATCATACAGGAATTGTAACCCATGCGGTAATTGGTAATAATGCCCTATGCGGTAATAATCCTAATAAAAAATCTGTTGGATGGTCAGAATATGACGATAAAATTTTAACATGCGAAAAATGCTTAAGAATTGTTAATAAAGATAAATGGGTTATGGTTTATCATTCAGACAATTATTATTATTGGAAACACGCGGAAGGCTTTTATAATTGTACAACTGAAAATAAACCACCATTAACAGAATCAGGATATCAATTCATAATCGCATTGGCTAGTTTAAAAAATGAAGATTACATTCATATTAACATAATGCGCGAAGAGAAGATATAACAGAACGCTAAAAAATGTTAACGAACCTTAAAAAATGTTGACAATGGTTAATAACGTGCTATAATTAAATTAACAAAATCAGAGAAGAGGAGATTAAAAAATGAATAAACAGGCTAAAGAAAATTACGTTAGAACGTTTACGATTTTCATGAAAGAACATACATCTAATTTATCAATTGGTCAAATGATTGACATTTTGGAAAAATTACACTTTTACGAATCAAGATTATCGAACCTTAATACTCAGTATGCTAACGGCGATATTCAGGAAGAAGAACACACAAAAAAAACCGCATCCATCGAAGCGAAGGTTAAGATAATTGCTGATCAGCTTGGTTTTAAGGTAGACTTCCAAAACGATCCGCGAGGCGCGGCTATCATGTTCTACCTTCCATCAAAAACGTATAATTCTTGGGATGGGGAGTCCTGGCGCTTGTTTTGGTAAAATTTTACCTTCATCATGTAACCGGGGTTTATAACGAATTCCGGTTACAAAATGAGAATAAAATTTGAGGAAGGATAAAATAAAATGGATAAATGGATTATGGAAGTTAAGGTATATAACACAGAAACGCTAAAATGGGAATGGGCAGCGGTGCGTCCTTCCGGTGGCAAGCAATACGAATACAACACAAAAGAAGAGGCCACAAAGATGATAAATTTATGTTATGGCTCTTTATCAAATGATCAAGCACGAATTAGAAAAATACAATAAAACTTTTATGCGCGATAGAGAAGGATAAAATAAAATGGATGACTTTTCAAAACAAGAAAAATACATGCAAAAAGAATTTGACAAGTATTTTGAGATAATCACAGAATATGCAAAACAAGAATTTAACAAAAATGTTTTGCCATATGTGAAAAAATATTCTTTAATCTTTTTATCTGGTAATGGCACTTATTATATCGGATATACAAAGAACGCGCCAAAATGGTTTATTAACAAGTATAAAAACTGGTCTGGTAATGATGAAGACTCAGAATGGGAAGGTCAGATTAACAGAGATAAATTGCCGATCAAGTTATTATATAGTTTGAATAGTGTTATTCCGGCTTATGATTATTGCTTAGGTTCGATCATGCCAAATTATCAACCGGAAAAATCAGAATAAAATACATATTTTAAGTAATATCAAGAAGGATAATAAACCATGGAAGAAGAATTATACGAATTACAGGACGAATTAAAGGACGCAAAAACAGGACATGATTTTATAAATGTTTTGTTGGATAGAAGGGATAAAGATAAAAATACATCAAGTCAAACAATGAAAAACAATAACATGTTTTATATTATCGGTGTAGTTGATGCATTATATTATTCTAAAAAGATAACACAGGAAGAGTACACGAATACGATCAAATATTTTGGATTGTAAAATAATCTCATTAATCCAATAAAATCTATGTTTTATGCAAGGGAAAGGATATAACAGAATGTCATTTATAATCAACAATCATAAAATCAAATATAACAGATTTTTCAAGTTATGGAATGTATCATACAATCCAAAAGATAAAAATGATCAAATGTTTGGATACCCATGCGGAAGTTTTAAAAAACTATCTGACGCGATAACAGAAGCAATTAACGGATAATCCATACTCAAGATAACCGGAGGATCAAAAATGTCAAAAACTATAACAGATTTACAAAAAGAATTCACGGTCAAAAATGGCCTCATTCAAAATCCAGGAAAATTTGAGAATGAGCCATTAAGCACGCCATTTTATTATGACTTGATGTTAAATGGTGAAGGAGAATTTATTGATATTGAAATTTCAGACCGCGTACAATTCCCCAATATTCCAAATGATAAGCAGATTGCTTATGTAACAGAAGACGATCAAGGATTTGTAAGTATTGAATTTCTTGATGTCGAAGAAGAAGAATCTATTTTTGATGATGATATTGAAGGAGAATCGTCATTTGATAAGGATCAGGACGAAGAAGAAGACTTAACCATGGATAACCAATACTTTACTTATAAGAACGGTATTATTAAAGTCAAGATCAATGCTGATATGAGTAACAGGACGCTATCAGAGATTAACACCATAACAGATATGTTAAATGATGTTTTGCATCCTATTAATTGTCAAGCGGTTTTGAAAGATAATCAATTATGCTTTTATGATGGTATGGGCTATTACCCTATTGATGAACATTTTGACACAACAATTTATTAACAGATAAAATATACATTTTAAGCATAACAGAAATGATACAAAGGAGATATAAGATGGAATCTTGGACTGGCGGAAAAGTTACTTGTACGCAAAGAAAATATTTTCTCAGTTTGCATCCAGATGCAAAACATATGTTTAAATATATTGGTCATGGCAAATATGAAATGACCGGATGGGAATCTCAAATAGAAAGAGCAAGATGGGTAAAATGAAAACAAAAGAAGAAATACAAGATCAAATTAATTTGTATAAATATTACATTGAACAATGGCGACAAGAAAACGAAGTACAATATTGGTATGAGATAAAAACCTCAGAAAGAATTGTACAAGAATTAGAATGGGTTTTAAATATAACAAATTGAAACATAATAAAAGATATATTTTAAGTATACGTTCTATCAAAATGCGAATATTTTAAGGTAATTTTCTACAATTCATGATCAAAACGTGCTACACTGTTAGTATAACAGAACGCAAAAGGAGAACACAAAATGGATTGGGCATTATTCGGATATAAGAAAAATGATAACTTTGGCGCTTTTTTGGGAGAATCAAAGACAAAAGAAGGGCTAAAAATTTTAGAAGAAAAGGCGAAAATGCAAGGTTATATTAAATTCCAATATTCGCATTTTGATGGATCAAAACCGGATTTTACCAAAACGATTAACACTGAAACAAAGGGAGAATAAAAATGTGTAAATCATGTGAGGTATTGTATATCAATGGTGTAAAATGCCATGAAACAGGATGCCCTGAAGCATGGAAAGATGAAAAACACGAATGCGCATGGTGCGGTCAAGATTTTGAACCAGAATTTGACGGTCAGAAATGTTGTTCTGAGTCATGCAATAATGCTTATAACGGATATCCTGAACCTGACGACGAAGAAGATCAAGAATGAAAAAATGGGTAATCCTGGCACGTCATAACTGGTTAAGCGAATGTACCATAACAGAAAGCTATTCAACAAACAATAGTTATATTAGAAGGTTTACGGCAACGATCAAAGGATGGCGAAATTTCAAAATTTATGAGGGTACAATTTCTCATAACACAATTCAAAAAATTATTGCGCAAGTGCGATATATCAGAGATAGAATCGAAAAGGAAGACGAATCCATTTTTACAGAAAACACAATGATAACAGAATTGGAGGAATGAATGCCATTATCAGGACAAGATAAAATATATAATTCTAATAAGTCAAATATTGACTATGTTTATGATCATGTTCTTGAGACGCTAAACCTCAAAGAATCTAATATGACTCCATATCAGAATCAAGAACTGTTAACGGATTTGGTATGGTTAGTATGGGCAACGTTGAATAAACCGGAATAAAATTTAGTGTAATGTTCTATTGTATGTTCTATAATAAATGTGATACACTAATAGTACGAAAGGAGATACGCAAATGGAGACTCATTTTTACGATGGTACACCAGAAAAGGTCAAACAGATTTTAGAATCTGAATTACATTCAGATAATCGCATTCGTGTATTCTTTGGGGATCAAGAAACTGGTAAAGATTGGGAAGAAGAACACGAAGTAATAGGTTATGTTGGCCGTTCAACTGGAACAAAACCAATTTTAATTCTCCTCAATAACAATCGTTCAATGGGCGGCGGTGCAATTCTTACAAATTGCATTGTCAAGATAACAAAGAACGGCAGAGTTTTATATCAGCATCCTAATTATCATCAGAATAAACATTTTGTTGGCGATTCGGTCAATGAGGGCTATGCTGAAGCGGCATACCAGGAAAAAGAAGATGGTACAAAAGAAATGGTTGCGCAATTCAAGAAAATTGGTCAAGCTCAGCGATGGATTGATTTTATTGAAGGTAGACGTAACAATAGGAGGTAATAAAATGATTGAAAACAATACTAATAACTTGGTTGGATTGAAAAATTACTGCATCCGATATTTTAAGGGAGACGAATTAGTTGAAGTGCTAGAAGAGGAAGAATACGACGATCAGAAATTTACGCGGTATGGAAAACGCAATGGTTATAATTCCATGGTTGTTGAGAAAAGTGAGATTATTGCCGACAAGAAGCTATAACAGATTTGAATTCAAGAATATCTGGAGGCAAAATGAAAATTGAAACTAAAAAAATTGTATTGACTGGTAAAGTAGAAAAGGATGATTATAACGATTATTTGTATAAGATAGGTTATGATGCAATTAATGATGTTCTATATGAATTCAAACATAAAAATGTCAAAATTACTATTGAGGAGATTAACGAAAATGAAAACTAGAAATACTGTTATTTACTTCGATGGTGGCGAAGACTATAAAGGTCAATTTGAATTAACTGCATCCATGCGTAAACAATGGCATGAAAAAGCATTTGAAGATGGGCATAATGGGTATTTATCTGGTTATAGATATTTTGATAACAAGTCTGACTCTGTATTGGTTTATTTCAAAACAAAACCGTCAGAAGATGAGATTGATAAAAGACGTAGAAATGGTTTTAAAAATGCAAGATGGACATATTTGTATACGGTAAAAAGAGATGAGAATAAACTTGTCCTTAACATTACAGAAAGGTTTAATAACGCAGATGATATGGTTGACGCGGTTCGTCATATTGCGAATTTGATTGAAGAAGGTTATATTTGCGGTTATGATCCTGATTGGTCGATCAAATAAGGAGGCTAGAAATGAAAAAACTTAAATTATTTTCTCAAAACACGGTAGAGCTTGACATTCAAGAGGAAGTAAAAAAGGTTGGCGATCCTGAAGAACAAGTTGATATATTTTTGTTCTTCATATATCGTAGTCTTCCGGCTACTACATTTGAGGCATTGGCAAAAAGACTTGAAATTGGAGAGAATAGACTAATCCAAATTTGCGAAAAGGCATTTTTTAAGGAGGCATAGATCATGGTTACTGTAATGAACCTTGCTACTCAAGAAAAGAAATTTTATACATGCGATCCAAAAGAGGCCGTAATTGCTTGTTATGCTCAATCTATGAAGGATTATAACACATGGGATTATGAAAAAAGGTATGGCTATCTTGTGGAAGAAGGCGCGATTACATGGTTGTGCGGAGACTTTTGTGTGTATAAAGATGGGAGGAAATTCTAATATGTTTGAAATTATTGATGGTTGGCTTACAAAAGACGGAGAAAAGGTTAACGCAGAACATGTTATGATTGAAAGAGAACACGAAGCTGGAAGGGCATACTTTCATAACCCTGAATCAATCAGAAATTTGGCTACTATTGATATGTTTCTATATCAATGCATGATAACACATTCAACCATGCGCGAACGCAAGTCATAACTTAAAACAAGAATTTCATGTAATAATAGGAGAACAAAATGGGAAAATTCGTTAACACAGTACAATTTGTAGAGGATAAAGAATATAACAGTCAATTGGATTTTGATATGGATGTTCTTTCGTCTGCCGTTGTTTATATGCAAGATTATTATAAAAATATTTTTGAAGGATTAGATGATATGATTAGGGCATGTAACGAAGCGCAAAAACGAAAAGATTTATCTGAGTAATAACAAAACATAATAAAACAACGATTTTAAGCATAACAGGAGGATCAGAATGGATAACGTAAAAAGGTTTAACACGATGACTAATATAGGTCATGCAAAATATGTGGTCAATTACCATGATGGAATTAAAAAGCATACAGATGGAAGTGACTTTTTTGATATTGATATATTCAAGAACAAAAAGAAATTCAATGAATTTGTTCAATCATTAATAAATGATGGATACATTGAAGCAAAAATGGATATATATCTATAACAGGAGGATGAAAATGAAATGCATACTTGCAAGGGCTAGTTTGTTTTTCACAGAAAATTTTACAGAAGGTATTCAACAAATGATAGAAGATGGAGAATTGGAGTCTGAAGAAGATATAAAAAATTGCATCAGAGATTATCTAATAGAAGACTTAGAAACTCATGTTGTCGATGGGCATAACAGTTTACTAAATAAGTTTATCACCTTCGATATTGAAATAGAAGAGGAATAAAAATGATTACAAAATATGCCCTGTATGATAAGGTCAAGAAATCCTACATAGAATTTATGGCAACCGCAAATGAAGATGCGTATGAAAGTGTTGGCGTATCATTTTCATTATGGAATGGGGAAGATCAAATTTGGTTGGCAAATACATATGAAAGGGCTGATTACGTAAGAAAACATTCAACGGAATGGTATAACGCAGATTACAATACGCCGGAACATAAATTGAATGCCAACGATATTGAGATCAGAAAAGTTGTTTTCGAATAACAGAAAGGACAACGGAGATGAGACAATCAGAATTGACTTGGCGTGAAGTTTTTGACGGTTATAAAGCTCATGTATATGATGTAAAGGACATGTTAAAGTTATTGAAAACTACGGATTATATATATTTCAATTGGAATGGTGAAATACTTGAAGCCGTTGATGATTATGAGGATTATAAAGAAACGGGTCTAAGGGTTGAAAATTTGGGAGGCATAAAATGAAAAAAATGTATGTTGATGTAACCGTTAGGCTAATTTTGAACGTCAATGATGATGATGCAGAATTATCAGAAATTATAAACGAATTAGATTATGACTTTAATTATCCAGTTACAACTGGATATAGAGGCGTAGAAATTGAGGACTCGTATATTGACGATTTTGAACAGGTTGAAGTCAAATAAAACATTGATTTTATGTGAGAATTGGAGGAAATGATGAAATGTAAACATCCTAAAAATGGAATTTTTTATCGTTGGGTTACAATGTATGGATTGCCAATTAGTTTTCTAGCTGGTGCAGATCAAGTAAAGAAAGAGTATACTTGTATGCAATGTGGTAAGACGTTTATTAAAACACCAAGTTGCATAGAATCATAATTTTAAGTAAATTGCCTATTGACAAAGTTTTATATCGTGATATACTTAAAGAAGAAAAGGAGACGAAAATGACAATCTATAAAATCAGATCATGGTCATGGCGCGTAGATAGAAAGGGCAATATGGTTGATCAAGATAGCAATGAGGATGTTGTTATTGATAACCTGGACTTCGCACAATCTATTTATAAAAGTCATTTGAACAGAGTTAAATATTCAGCACAATTTTCAAAATACCATGGCAGATGCCAGTTGTTTATTCCTCATATTCATGAGGACGGATTGTTGGCTTATTTTCCTGATAATGATGAATACATTGAAGAATTTGCATTTGATAATTGATCATTGACAACCTATGATTATTGTGGTACAATTATACTATAACCCAAACAAAAGGAGATCAAATGAGAATGTTCAATAGTGTACCAAGCAGCGCTACTAACAACTTGACTCACGTTACTGATATAGTAGAGGTTGATAATTTGAACGAATTCTTTGAAGCAAATTTTGGCGAGTATTATGTAATGCTAAACAATAACAAATATGAGAAAGTAATTGGTGTACGCAAGAACAGAACGTTCAAAGTTATGTAGGAGGATAAAATGAAAAAACATTTGAAATCTATTGGTATGGTACAATTGGTGGTGTATCTACTGTTGAGGCAGAAACAATTGAAGAAGCAATCGCAATTGCAAAAAGTGATGATTACGCAGAGCCAATTGATAATTTAGATTATCCTGAAGATTGGCAAGTTGATGAAGATTTTACAAAAACAATGGAAAAAGAAAAATAAAAAATGGAGTAAAATTATGACAGACATGTATAGCTTGCCTCCAGAACGTGCAAGAAACGAATATTGGTTAAATCAAGATAAGATTCCTATGGATACTCAAGAAAGGCTTCAGAGGCATAACGCTGATTGTATATTGGCACTAGCAGAAGAGGTCAAAAAATTGAGAGAAATAGTAGAAGACCTGAATGATCAAAAAAACCTTGATTTTATGACAAAACTTTATAACATTGAATAAAAATCAATAAAATCTATCTTTTATGAATAACAGAAAGGAACAACAGAATGGCATACAAATTTGATAATGCTCACGAATGGTTAGATTATGCGATAAAAGAAGAAAAAATTGGATTGGGAGAGCTATTGAATTTTATCCATGATCTTGCGGATAACGATGATATTCAAAATTATTTTGGTGAGGAAATGGATGAAGATGGATATTTTGACGAAGGTTAATTCAATAAAATGAGACTTTTAAGCGAAGGAGAATAATCTTGAAAAAAAATAAATATTTGTTCGCAATCATAGCTGTGGTAGCGGTGGCATTGGGTGGCTTGACTGGATATGCAATGGCAAGTACATATGGGGTTTGGGGATTGCTTATAACAATTCCAGTATCGTATTCTATGGGATCAGGAATATCCTATATCGTCTTAGAAAGGTTTGCAAAGGATTAATATGGTCGCTTGCTGTGTTTCGGATCAATTCTGTATTGCTCAGGCTAATTTAAAGCCACTGAGACACGCTAGGGGCGTCTGCTTTGCTTGTGGAGAGTCAGTTTGCTCTAAATGCTCTAGCAAACGTAAATATTATATTTATGGCGTAGTAAGGCTTTGCAACAATTGTCAGGTGGCTTATGATGGCAATGACAAGATAGTTATGAATAGAATGCGAAAAATGGCTGGATATTAAGGATAAAAATGAATACTAAAAAATATAAAAGAATTGCAGAAAAGCTTGGAATTTACAATGGACATGAATTCACAATTGCGGTAAATGCAATTCAGTCGGCAGAAAATGGCGAAATTAATAAACTCGTAGCCAGTAGGACGCATTATTCTTTTATTTTATGTACGATGTCGGAAAATAATATCACTGCTGGAGAATATCTTACCATTCGTGGCTTGTGGGATTTGGTTGATTGATCGCATAAAATAAGAGTTTTATGCAGTAGGAGGGATTATGAAAAGTAAGGAATTTAAAGATTTAGAAAAAAGTGCTAAAAAAATCCATTCAATCTGGTGGAATTTCTGTAAACATATGACCAAGTGGTATTATAAAGAGGTTGATGAATACAGGTACGATAAAGATGAATTTGGACAACCTACTGGTAAAAAAGTTAAAGAGTTTGATGTCACACAAATGGCAGGATATGATTGCATGTGCAGGGTTCAAAAATACGCAGAAAAGCATCCTGAAATAGTCGTCGTTGGTGTTGACGATGAATTATATGCCGGATCATACCTTGTTCTAATTCCTCATCCTACCCATGGAATTACTATGATATTTATTCCGCAATGCACGACAATCAACAATCAATGGTTTTTGTATCCTAGTTATTTAAAGGGATTGCAAACCGCCTTGGAAGAAATGAAGAAAAAATATTCAAATTTTGATATGAAATTGATCTAAAAAACGCTTGACAAGATTGAATTGATGTGCTATACTTATATTATAGAAAAGGAGATAATCATATGATAGAAAAAGGTCGTTATGCCAATTTTGAAATCTTATCTGGCGGAGATTTGAAGATTACCTTGAATAAAGATGGCAAAAAAGAATTCAAGCTCCTATATAAAGAATCCAAAGAGTCAATGAATGATTATGATATGCTTCGTGAAATTGTCGATGATTTTTTTGGCAACGGATGGACTTGGCTTGCACCAGAACAAGTTGGGGCGTTGACTGACGCGCCTATTCTTTCTAATGACGCCTTTTATAACGACGATGGTATTATGGAAGTTAAGGGTGATGTTTGGTGGTATCCTAATTACGCTGTAATTGATTTGGCAAAAGAGTTGATTGATTCTGGAGAATTGATATTTACAAAAGCCGAAGAATGGGAGGATTAAAATGAACATTTATTTGCCATCAGATACACGGATCAGCGACATCGTAGACGTTATGGGCATTCTAACTGGAAACGCAAAACATAAAGAGCCTCTTAGCGGTGACGGTAACGGTGGACGGCGAGAATATTGGCATGGTTTCTTGACCGACGGAAAGCTGGTGACGGTATGAGCGATTATGAAAATAGAATCATGATGCATCATGAGGATGGATTCAAATGAAAAAAATGCTGAAATGGATGAAGAATCATTTCCCGATTCGGATCAAGATTCAAATACTCAGGCCGTTCGCTGACGATTGCGATACTTATATCGCGTATGATTCTGAGGATGCAAAAAAGGCCTATGCGGAATCCGTGGACGAGCCCAGAGATCCAGAATTAGATCCACTTGAGCCGATCTCGCTTAATTCCAAACTGACCATTTTCTCTGAGGATCTAGATGGTCCTTGGCCGCTATTTTCAACAATCAAGGATCATACGGTCACAGCGCCGGCCTGGGCGTGGGCGTTGTGGAACGGCAGGGGTTTCCTGTGCTCGACCGAGTATTGAGGAGGTGGAAAAGGGAAAAAGTCATGAACTGGGAACTAAATGCGTTGAAATTATTGGCAAAAAATCAGACTGTTCCAGGAGTCGCTTTACGAGATGCAATTACAGAAATTGAAAGACTCCAGAGTTACTTAAAGGTCATTGAAAACGAGGCACCAAATAGGAACGCTGATTGGTGCAGAAGAATTGCCAAAGAAGGATTAGTGGGAAACCAGGTGAAAAATGCTTCGAAAGAATCTTGATGATCTTGAAACAAACGGGCTTGTGGGTGACTGGTCTTTTCTTGAAAACAAAGACGGTCTGCATATTTTCCTTCGCCATCCGCGAAAAGAACAAGAAATTTTTGGGGATGAAGCACGTGGTGAAATAGTGCATCTGCCTATCAGAATTGGTGAGAGTATTGCATCGGTTTGCTGGGGATGGAACGGAAACCGAGAGGCACCGACTATCACTCCGTCCATCCTAATTTTTGGCGGTGACGGATGGTTCTGCTCTGTTGATAATGTTAGCGGTCATGACTCCATTGATATTAACGATGAGCCAATCAAGAATAAAAATATTTATTTGATGAGCTATAACGGCGTTCCGTCTATGCTAACCATTGTAATTCCAAGGAGCAATATTGACCGCTTTTCTCACGAATGTTCGTATCACTTTGAAGGCACAAATGGCGCAAGAGAAATTTTATGCAATGAAAGTGAGTTTTGGATTAAGGTGGGAAAGGCTTTGGTTAATTTTTTTGGTGGAAAAATTGAGTTTGATGATCCTAGAGAAGAAGATATCAAGGTAAAGAAACCACGTAGATCAAATTCTCCAGAAGATAACAAACCTTGGCAAGATTTTCAACAAGCAATGTTTGATTTACAACCTTTGAAAAAATAATAACATAAAATTAGTCTTTTATGCAAAAGGAGAACACCATGGATTTTTACTATGTCGAATTAGATGATTATCAAGATAAAGATTACCATATTATTTCATATGGAGGTATGGTAGGGACTGGCGATCATTTGAATGAGATGCTTGATACTAATGGAATTATAAAAGAAATATCTCAAGAAGAATATGCAATGATAATGTCTTGCCATGGAAATATATCTAAAGGCATCAGAGCATTACATGAACCACAAAAGAAAATTGATAATTTTATAAAAACTGAGAAGGGAAAATAAAATATGCCTAAGCATCCAGAAATTAACGTTGAACTAGCAGGTCAGGACGGTAATGCCTTTTCAATCTTGGGTAGGGTAGCTCACGCTATGCGTAGGGCTGGTCTTAGCGATGAAGAAATTGCACAATTTCATGACGAAGCAACAAGCGGTGATTATGATAACCTATTGATAACCGTTATGGAATGGGTGAACACAGATAGTGAAGATGATGAAGAAGACGAAGAAGATTGGTATGATGACGAAGAAGATGAAGAAGAACAGGACGAAGTAGAAAGTTAACATAAAATCAGTATTTTATATGAGGATGCTATGAAGAAAATTAGAAAAGCATATTGTAAATATTGTGGTTGCAACGTTCATTTGTTCAAAATGAATGGGTGGCGGTTTGTTCCCCATGGGGATTCTCTAGGTGTTTGTGCAAACGCCGGATATAAAGTTGAAAATAAAAACATTATTCTGAAATAATAAGGAGAAAATAAATTGGATAACCTTGAATTGCGTAAAGATAGCGATAACAAATGGTTTGTTTTTGATAACAAAAATAATAGGGTAGTTACAGGTCATATTCCCAATAAGGAAGTTGCATTGGAGTGGCTAAAGAAATTAGAGAACGTTCCTGATCATGTTTCCAAAAGAGAAAAAAGAGAACGCAATCCATTGTCTCGTAATGCTCAGATTCGCGCTGATCGCGCCGATAAAATGGGGATTACTATTGAAGAATATAACTTGAGGGCTGGAAACTCTCACTAAAGGATCATACGATGATAAAAACAATTGATATATCTCGTCCTATCAAAACTACGGTTTGGCTGATATTGTTGGGGCAAATCATAGATGCGCTCACTACTGCCGTTGGGTTGTCTATTGGTGGTGAAGAAATGAATCCCCTGGTTTACCAGTTAGGGTGGGGATGGGTTATAACAATAAAGGTTCTTGTCGTTCTGTTTTCTATGTTCGCGGTTCAATATATTTTTAGCAAAAAGTGGATGGAATGGGCAATTGTTATTTCATCATGCATGATTGTACCATGGAACTTGCTCAATCTCGCATTATTGATTGTAGGCTAGGTAATTGCCCTTGTAGCTCAATTGGATGAGTGCTCGCCCTCTAAGCGAAGGGATATAGGTTCAAGCCCTATCAGGGGCACTATTGCAAAAAAAATAAAAATAAAAAGGAGATATAAAATGTCTAAATTTCAGAAAATTTTGGTTGTGCTGTTGGTTATTGTTGGTCTTGCTGGAATTGGTGTCGGGACAAATATGTACATTCAATCCAGACTTGATACGACAACCGTAACAAAAGTTTTTGCTGATATTAATGGCGATGGTAAACTTGATCTAATTGTCAGAGCGGATGTTATTTTCAACGCCAGTGATCAAGAAAATTTATCAGTAAGCCAGTTGAGCAAACCATAACAGAACCTATTGCTCAGATACAAGAACAGGATAGTTCAACTGGCAAACAAATACTAGTCCGCATGTCGCACTATAATCCTGCGCTTGGTGGCGTGAACTGCGCAAATTTCGTAAACGGCGAATGTATCAGTCACTTAGCGGGCGGTGGAAGATGGCAAGATTACATGAATAAGAATGTAATTGCCTGTCCTCAAGAGTTAAACTTTGGCACTAAAATAATAATTGACGAAAAGACGTATGAATGTCGTGATCGTGGTGGCGCAATTGTTTATGACGGTAATGCATATTGGGTCGATGTCCTAACAGACGTGCCGGAATATCGTTATGGGGAGGTTGTCAAAGCCTTATTAGTTGAACCATGAGAGGAATATATGTTCTTTCTATTGTTAGCGGTTGCTAGTTTGATTCTGTTTTTTAGAAAATAATCGAGAATAAAATGATGATTTTAAGTATGGAGGTATAATGGCTAAATGTGCGCGATGTGGTAGAAAAATAACAAGTCAAGAATCAATTTATCGTGGTCTTGGGGGGGAATGTTTTCGTAAAAGTATTATTTCTAAACCAGTTAAGAACTGGAGACGTGCCGTTCAAAATTCTGCCAATTTGCAAAATGGAATCGAAATTAGAGTTGGCAATCAATTGTATTCGGCAGATGATATAAAGAACGGAAAAATATCTAAAAAATGGCTTATTAAGAACAAGTTTATTGTGGGGGATAACGATGTGAGTAATGAAATGCTGGATGAAATATTTATAAATCCAGACCAATTCTTTAATGGAGGGAATAATGCCGAAGAAACAAAGTCAGGACATGAATGAGGGGGATGTAAAGAAAATGTTACGTGAATACGGGGTGAAAAGTGAAGACGAATTACTTGAAAAATTAGACGAAACATGGAATAAATCATTTTGTACCAGGTGCGGAAAAGAATTAGATTTGACAACATGTATGTATGAAGATGGCGATCCAGTTTGTTTTGGTCGGTGCAGAGGATAATAATGCCTATTTATGAGTATGAATGCCAAAAATGCAAGACAAAATTTGAAATGAGTGGTACATTTGAAATGTTGATTTCCCTGAAGCCCCAATGCCCAAATTGTAAGGGGAATAAGGTGAAGAAATTGATTTCGATTCCTTTTGTCCATTATAACGGAAAAGGTTTTTACAATACAGACAAGGATGGATAATGAAATGTTTTTATTGCGAAAAGGAAATTGATACACTTGCTGGTGAAAAGGCAATGATGGTCGCCATTGATCGACCAATGATAAATTTATTTTTTCACATGGATACTTGTTATAGAGAAATAAAAAATAGGGAATGGGATTATTTGAAAGAGAATTCTGAAAGAATTTGGCAACAAGAGATCAATCCTATAAAGAAAGATAAGGCGACAAAGAGGAAATAAAGATGAAAAGAACAGTCCGTCTTGAATTCGATTCTTGCGTTGAATGCCCATATTTTGAAATATATGATGGATATTCCGAACATCAATATGTGTGTGAGAAATATAGTTTTGTTACTCCGCTTCTTTCTGGATCGCCGGAAGATGAAGAAATTTTTTCCTCCACATTAAGTAATTGGTTTGAAAACTTATGCCATTTAGATAAAGTAGAACAAATCTACCCTTGACACAATTGAATCAATGTGATATTGTTAATAACAGGAGGATAACTATGGATGACGAGTTTACGCGAAGATGTGATGTTAGAATAGAAAATTTAGAGCCAGTCAAAAAGAGATGCCATATGGAAAAAGATATGATTGGATATTATCAAACTATTGGCGAGATAAACGGAATTACTTATGCAAGAGATACGTACATGGCACTAATGGAATTGAAATATCAAATTGTCATTTCCGGCATAAAATGAACCTTTTAAGTAAGGGAGAAAAAAATAATGAACTTTGAAAATATGGTAAAGATGTTTCAAGTTTCAGATTATATATTTGCCGTTTTTAGTGGTGGAACACACGATGGCCAAAGAATTAAGCTTGATTCTATTAAGGCGACGATTTGGTTCTCAAAACCACTAGAAGTCTATTCCTTTAGCTATCTTTGCTACGATAATACTTGGGCGTTTAAATTGATCGAAAATGAAAAAGGAGGAGACCATGGATAAGATTTTGAACGAAGTCAAAGAAATGCGCAAAGAATTTCTGGATAACTTATTGCTTGATCAACTTCATAGCAAATCTTATATTGATGAGAAATGCACGAAATGTGCTTTTCATAGTGAGATTTTCCATAACAATCGTGTGATCCATCTTTGTAATGATGTATGGTCTGGAGACTGGCATGTTGGGAAGCACATTTTTTATTCTGAAACAAAGGATATTTGTATAGAATGCGATGGGTTTAAGGACAAAAATGGATAAAATTGAACTAGCAAAGTCGTTTGCTTATATATATCATAGAGATCAAAAATATGGTGAAGAACCTTATTACAATCACTTATGGCGAGTTTTTGATGCTGTAAAGAAGGCTGGTTATGGAGAAGATTATCAAATTGTAGCTTTGCTTCATGATTCTGTTGAAGACACTAGTATGAGTTATGAGACAATTGAGAGAAATTTTGGCGTTGAAATAGCAGGTGATATTGCATCTATTACCCATATAGAGCGCGAAAAATACTTTGATTATATTCGAGAATCCGTGATGCATAACGAGGTTGCCAAAGTAGTTAAGTTCTTTGACTTGATGGACAATCTTGAGCATGGTTTCTTGAATGAAAAATACGCCTCTTTAATTCCGAGATATAAAAAAGCGTTACAGATTATGACTTTGGGAGATGTGAAATGGGAAGACAAATAGCAAAACAACCTAATGGTTTATATGCGGTATGGTCTAGTATTGCTGACGATTTTATTGTTGAGGACGCAACAGAAGAAGAGATTCGCAATTGGTGGATAAAAGATGCTATTGAGGATGCAACTGAAAGGGCTAATAGAAGTTTAAACGATTCGTTTATGAGAATTGAGAAAAATGGTACAGATAATTGGGGAGATGACTACAAATATCTGTCAGAAATTCGTGATGAAGTTCATGGAGAACATAACAATTGCGACGCTTGCGATTTAGATTATCCTATTTGTAATAATTGTTTAGGCGCTTAAGGAGATTTTATGTCGTCATTGATTGTAAAGATTTGTAAAGTTGAAAACGTTACCAAACATCCGAATGCTGATAGGCTGTCAATAGCTACTGTGGGCGGTTGGAATTGTATTGTTGGTCTTGATCAATACAAGACTGGAGATAAGGTTGTTTTTATTCCTCCCGATTGTGTTATTCCAAATAACCTAATTGAGAAATATAATCTTGAATATTTAAAACACAATGGTCGTACCGGAACGGTAAAGCTTCGCGGTTACATTTCTCAAGGTTTGATTTTGGATGTTCCAGAAGGCAGTTGGAAAGTGGGAGATGACGTTGCTAATGCCATGGGCATTACAAAATATGAACAGCCAGAGCCCAAATTCTCAATTGGCGGCGCAAGACAATCAACCAAGAGGAAACTAAATCCGTTGTTTGATAAATACACTGATATCGAGAACATTAACAACTTCAATGACGTGTTTAAAGATGGTGATCTGGTGGTTGTAACCGAAAAAATCCATGGATGCAATGGCAGATGGTCTTTGTTACCAATTGCATATAGTAACAAATTACCGTTGATTGAAAAGATTAAGTTTGTATGGAATAAATATATCCTAAAAAAGAAATTTGAATTTGTATATGGTAGCCATAACGTTCAGTTGACTAGTGATTCAAGAACTAAAAACTTTTATGGCGATGATGTTTGGGGAAAAATTGCGAAGAAATATGATCTGGCAAATAAAATTTCAGAAAACACTATCGTTTATGGCGAAGTTTATGGAGAGGGAATTCAAGATTTGACTTATGGTTTGAAGGGCATTGACTTTGCAATATTTGATATCAAACGTGATGGGATATATTTGAATTGGGAAGAGGTTGTAAATTATTGTATTCAGCATGGTCTGCCTAATGTTCCTATGATTTCCTGTAATGTGAAATTTGATAAAAACAAATTGAAAGATTGGACTGACGGAAAATCGTTTGTTTATAAGGAACAGTTTCGTGAGGGGTGTGTCATTAAACCGATGATTGAAGAAAATGATCCTAGAATTGGCAGAAAGATTTTGAAGAGTGTGAGCACAGAATATCTTACTCGCAAGGGTGGAACAGAATTTCAATAAAATGGTTATTTTATGAGAAAAGGAGTTTGAATGGGTAGTTATTGCGAAGTTAGACAGATTTATAGCGGAACAGCATTTATCAATGTGCAAGAAAATATTGATGGAAGGGTTATGGTTTGGGGGAGCACATATACAAATAAAACTGTTTTAGTTTTTAATGGGATTAATTTTTCGCTGTATCAATTTGAGAATGAGGAATTTTTTAAAGAGTGGTTGGAAAATAACAGATACAATAGTAATGAAATATTTTTGTTACAGTATGATAACGAATTACGAAAAAATGTTATCGTAAAAATTGATTAAAATAGTTCTTTTAATCAGACGGAGAATTTATGAAAAAATATTATATATTTAGATGGAAGATAAATAAAATTATTCATGTTATTAAAATGATAATTAGCCCCGAATATAGAAAGCAACAAAGGTCGTATATTATTCATCTTGAAGAATCAAGAAAAGAAATTGAAGAATTATTAAAATAACTTTATGCTTAAAACAATTATTCTATGTAAGTTTTTGGTGACAAATGAGAATAAAAAACAATAAAATGATAAAAAGAAAGACGACAATAAGAATAGATCAAACTTGTTCTGTTTGTCTAGGCGCTATTATAAGGGGTTCAGACGTTTGGGTAATAAGTAATTTGCGTGGCAAAAATAGAAAATATTATCACATTGAATGCGGAGACAACATAAATGAGTTTTGAACAATACAATAATACAATTATTCAAGGAAATGTTTTAGAAGTATTAAGGTCTTTACCATCAAATTTTATAAATATGATTATCACCAGTCCTCCATATTGGGGATTGCGAGATTATGGTCTGCCAGATGCAATTTGGGGCGGAAATCCTGATTGCAATCATAATTGGATTGAAAATGTGAGGCATCCTGCTGGCGGAATGGGGAGTAAGGGTGCTAATGTTGGCGCTAATAGGAACGATTTTGCCAACATGAGAGATCATGACGTGATCAGTAACACTTGTGTAAAATGTGGCGCATGGAAAGGACAATTGGGGCAAGAACCAGACTTTCACGATTACATAAAGCATTTGGTTGAAATTTTCAATGAAGCTGGTAGAACCATGGTAGATGATGGCTCCCTATGGGTAAATTTGGGTGATAGTTATGCTGGAAGTAATCAAGGTTCTGGCACAGAAAAAATAAGCGATAAACAAAAAAGTAATCGTGGCACAAATTATATGAATACCTTAAATCACAAAAGTATTTTATCCAAAATTGATGTTCGTTCTAAATCTCTCGTTGGCATTCCAGATCGTTTCAAAGTTGCTATGATTGATTCTGGATGGATTTGCCGTAACGAAATTATATGGCACAAGCCAAATCAAATGCCATCGTCCGTCAAAGATCGTTTTACTGTTGATTTTGAGAAATTTTATTTTTTCACTAAGAATGAAAAATATTATTTCGAACAACAGCTAGAAGAGAGCGAATGGGCGAAGATAGATAAACGGGCCGAAACTGGAGCAACTCTTGGTCAAAAAGGTTCTCAGGGAGGGTATGCACAAAACGAATCTGGAAAATACAGAAAAGACAAGATGCGGAATATGCGTTGTGTGTGGAGCATAAACACCAAACCGCTTAAAGAGGCTCATTTTGCCGTTTATCCAGAGGGATTGATTGAAACTCCAATTAAAGCTTGTTGCCCTAAAAATGGCATTGTTTTAGACCCATTTTTCGGTTCTGGAACATCTGGATTGTCATCTAAGAAATTGGGCAGAAATTATATCGGAATTGATCTCAATCCTGATTATATTGAAATTGCAAGAAATAGAATAGATAAAGTCACATAAAATTCGAGTTTTAAGCAGATTTAAGGAGAAAATATGAAAATAGAAAAGAATTTTGTTACATTTTTAAGCCCAGGGACATTTTTTAGCGAAGAAACAGTTAAAGAAATTGATTCTTGGGACGTAAATAAGGCGGTAGAAATGTCTAAAAATATTGTAGAACGTTATGATGCAACGCCTTATGCGTTTTATTTTACGACTCGTGCTAGAGATGATTATGATCTTGATAGTAAACAGATTGATGAAAGCGTTATATATTATCTGGGCGGTGAAATTCGTAGTTTGAAAGACGTTGAATTAGAGCTTAATCCAGACAATAATATTCTTATTGAAAATATGAGAAACAATGGTTACAAAAGAGTAATTACCAATTCTGGAAAGTGGAAGAGTGTGCATCCACTTAAGGACGGCGATATTGTTTTACAGTATTAAAATTTACATAAAATCTTAGTTTTAAGCATAACACATAGAATTTCAATTTTAAGTAAAGGTGGTTTTCATGACTATCAAAAATGATAAAATTATTATTAGAAAAATTACGACTAGGGAAAACCAGTTCTGTAATTGGTGTGGAATGGAGATTCCAGAATACACAAAAGTCATTCTTGCTAGTGATAACAAGGGGAATAACAGAAAATATTATCACATTGAGTGTATAGAAGAAGAGATCAAAACAATCGAGTTCTATCATAAAAATCCTTGACAGAATGATGGATGTGTGGTAAGATTATAGACATTGGAGGGAGATATTATGTTCAAGATTCCTGGAGATTTCAAACCTAGTTTGTTACTGAAAATACTTTGGTATGTGAGCGATATGTTGCTGGTGATTATTGTTACTCTTTTCACACTATTTATGTTTGAATTGATTTTTGGAGTATAATTATGAAATACACATCTAAACAATGTAAATATTGCAAAAACGTTTCAAAACTTGATAAAAATGGTAACGTTTACTATGCTGGTGGCATAATGCATAATTCCTGTTGGTATTGTGGAACGTCTTTTGGAAGTCAACATTGTTTAAAGTTGCTTAAAAATTAGATTTTATGTAAAAGGAGGAAATATGGGTGAATTTAAAGGAACAAAAATAGGTGAATGTGCCGGAAGTTTTGAAACTTTGGTTATGCGTCCTTCATTTCATCAAGATGACATCTTTGATCAGGTAATTTATGTTGCTGAATCTGAAGATACGGTATCCGTGGCAAGTTTGCAATATTATGACAGGAAGAACAATACCGGAAGTCAATATTCACATTTTTGGTTCACTCCAGAAGAGATTGATATTTTGGTAAAAGCTCTTCTTGAAGCAAAGGAAAAGGTTGTCAACGCATTGTCAATACAAAGTGAAAATATTGTCAATACAAAATAAAAGATTGCGAGGACAATAATGATTGCAAGAATAAAATCTTGGATGTATGATCAGATGTGGAAATTGATTAAATTTATAACAGAATGTATTTCTGAAGAATTACAATAAAAGACTTGTTTTAAGGAGAATATGATGAATTTTATTGAAAAAATTAGGAATGCCATTGGGGATGACATGGAAGTTGTCAGATTTGCCTTTTGGAATAAGGAAATGGCAGTTTATTTGTGGGAAAAAGAAATTCCAATTTCTGTATTCCCATTTCAAGAATCAAGCTATGACAATATTGTTCTTGATGTGGAGGGATATGAATGGAAATTGACTACATTCCAAGTTGAAAAAATTGGTGAGGTTATGAATATCTTGAGAGAAAGCATAACCGAAATTAGAGAATTGACAAAAGATTTATAACAAAACTAAGAAAGAAAATATGAGAGGAGAAAAACAATGGTTAGGAATTTGAGCATTACATGGGAAGACAAAAACAAGTGGATTGATATTGATGGTCGTAAAGGATTCAATATCCTTTATAGTAGCGTACCAACGGGTTATGGTATGCAATGCAATTATGATGAAGCTGACGATTCTAAGGAGTATAAAATGGTGCTAGATGTTCTCAAAAATATTAGGGATAATGTTTCCAAATTAATCGAACTCAACGAAACTCCATTTGAAAAAGACACCGAAGGTTTGACTTACGAATAAAAATTACTTAAAATTGATCTTTTAAGCATAAATGTTACATTCGCGCTTATCCAGACGAAAATATAAGCGCAGAAGGAACAGAGGAATGAAAATTCAATATTGCTTTCTATCATGGCTCGATTCTATTTTGAGTGGATGGATACCCGTCAAACGAAGGCTACCGCGACATAAACATAAATCAGTAACGCTTGGCATACTTTGCTTCTGCTTACTTGATGGCTATTATCCAGCCGTGTGTTTATTTTCTTCGGCAGATAAAAAGTGGTTCAGGGAAAATAGTCATGAAGATATTACAGAAAATGTAACTCACTGGAAGTCCTCTGTTACCCCTCCAATATTTTTCACTGAATGGATAATAAACAAGAGGAGGAACAACAATGAGTAAACCAGAATCTTATCATCTTAATAATGGATGTTGGAACTGTAGGTTTAAAAGCAGAACTTCAATTGTATATGACACATTTTGCATATTCGGAAATGAATATGCAAAATTCTACGATTTGGACGACATAGAAGATGATGATGAATGGGAGAAAAAAAGAAGATTAAATTCTGAATATACCAAAAGGTGTACGGCTAAACCATATGGGCATTGTGATGAGTGGAAAATTTAAGGAGAATGAATAATGAGTTTTATACAAAAATTAATTGATGATACTAATAAAGGTGATTGGGATTTTTATTGGAAGTATAACGAAGGATCGGACACTTTTACTTTGAATAAACCCAAACATTATTTGACTGGATTGAATTTTACAACCGCCAATAAAAGCAAATCTGTTATTTTTCCTAATGGGTCAGAATTGTTTACTGAGCAATTGGGCAATCTTGAAACCGCCGTTAGATCGTCTTTATTGAGTACGATGAATCAAAGCATTGAAATGTATTTGGCAAATAAAGAGTTGACTCCAGATCAAGAAGCAATTTTGGCTGAACAAGAAAGCAAAAAGAATGCGGTGGAACCCAAAGCAAAAGTAGAAAAATAATATGCTAAAAGTGTATACGTCTCAATATAAATATGATGGCGAAAATCGCCTTGACATTACGGTAAAGACTGGTTTGCAGATGTTTGCGCCCACATGGGATATGGTAAATGGAGTAAAAAGAGAAGAATCATATTCTCATGAGAAATATACCAAAGAATATTATGAAAAAATGCGCACGTCTTATAAAACGCATAGGCTGGAGTGGGATTGGCTTTTGAAACAGGATAGAGTGGTTCTTGTGTGTTTTTGTAAAGCCGGAGATTTTTGCCATAGATTACTTTTGGCTGATATATTAGTAAAATTGGGCGCAAAATATATAGGAGAAATTCCTTAAAAGGAACTTTATGTATAAAGAAGTCATAGTTTATTTAAAAGATGGCACTAAAGACCTTATTGATCCGGTAAACAGCAAAGAAGATGTAAAATATTATGATGATGTAATCATTATTAGTAACGGATATAATGATTATGAATATGACAAAAGCAAAGTTGATAAAATTGAAATTATAGATATTGTTTAGGGAGAAACTATGCAAGACAGAGAAGTAAAACATCCAAGCGAAATGACTAGAGAAGAATTGCTAGATTTAGTATGGCAAATGAGTTCTTCGGCTTTAGATTTGGCACAGCATCTTGAAAGTACGGAATGGTTAAAGGTTCAGTACAGGAAAAAATGCTATGAACGCGCTATTCAAATGGCTTGGCAAATTTGTAATGCATGGGAGTACGAGCGTAAAGAGGGCAATATGCAAATCGCATATTTCGGCGGAAACGGATTGGAAGTTATTAACGGAGATGTTTCTCAATTAGTAGATGGAACGTTGCCGACTTCTGCGCCTGATGAAGATAAAGAATTAGATTACAATGATTTTGAACAGTTATATATGGCATTAGATGGTTGGATTCCTTCTGAACAAGAGATAAAAGAACTTGATAATCATTTCAAATATTTCAGAGAATTAACAGAAGATAAAGTGGGAAAAGATCACGTTGATGTAAAGGTTAAAACTTTGAATAGAATGGCGTATAAATCTGAATTTATACACGACTTGGCCAAGGCGAGTAGAAAATTGTTAGACATGATCGACAAAGACGCATGGATACCAAAAACATTGGATTAAGAGGAGATTTATTTTGATTAACGTTTGGGTTTTTATTATAGCATGTGTTATTTTTATTGGTATTTTAATCAGAGAATTTTTACACGACAAAGATATGGAAGACAAATATAAAGCCTTGCAAGAGGCTAACGAAGGTTTGATAATGGTTTTAGGATATTATTCCATGCGCTTTGGACAAATTACAACTGAAGACCTTACAAATATGGTAGGGATTGAGGCAGAAAAGTTGAGGTTAAAAAAATGAATGGTGTAGACAAAATAAATACGTTCAAAAAAGAATTAGAATTTGTTAAAAATCCGCAAATCAAGTTGTTTGCAGAAAAGGCAATTGAAAGTTTGCCAGACTACTTTTTTACGATTCCTGCATCAAGTACGGGTAAATATCATCCGTCTTATGCGCTTGGCGACGGAGGCCTTGTTAGGCACACAATTGCAGCCGTAAGGATCGCTATCGAATTATTCAGAACTGGATTATGGAAATTCACCGACGATCATAAAGATTTGATTTTGGTTGGACTTATTCTTCACGATGGATTCAAGTCTGGTAGCCCTCAAGAAAAGTATAGCAAAACAGATCATCCCAAAATCGTTTCATATGAAATTTCTCACAACGAATCATTGAAAGGTTTGATTCCGCAAGAACAGATGGATTATTTGTTGAGTAACATAGCAACGCACATGGGACGTTGGGTTTTTGACTATAAAACCAAAGAAAAAGTTTTGGAAGAACCGAAAACTCCATCACAAATATTTACTCATCTTGCAGATTATCTTGCCAGTCGTAAGCAATTAGAATTCAATTTTGACGTAGAAATTTCAAAAGAGGACGAGCCAAAGGCATAACGTGACTATTAAGTGGAAAATATTCTTATTTTTTAGCGACATATCTAGATGGATTTACCGTTTGATATGGAAAATATGTCATATAAGGTTGTATAAAAATCCAGAGAAATATATACCAAAGGATATGCCATATTGTTATGAATACACTGGAGAAATGATTACCAGATCAGTACCGTGGGGATTAGATCAATGGGGAAGAAAAAGATTTATTGATGCTTCTTTTACAGAAACTAAGCCTTGCATTTTTCACAAAAATTTATGGAATTTAGATTTATGTATGTTTAATGGAAGTGATTGTTGCATGGATTCTTGTAAAACTTGCGGAATAAATGACTATTTAGATTAATTTTCATAAGGAGATAAAATGAGTGCTGATACCGGAATTTATATTGCTAAATTTCCAGAAGGTTATAGAGTAACCGAAGTCGTTCAATGTATTGAAAATGTTTATTATTATAATCCTGGCACAAAAAGACGTAAAAAAGAATTGGAAGCATATTTTGGCAATAGTGAAGTTTATCCGACGCGAGAACTTGCGTCTAGTAAGGCTTGGAAAATCTATGATGAGTACAATCGTGAAGAAGAAGATTCTGGGATGGGATGCCCAATCGAATATGGCATTAGCTATATTGGTGAATATGAAAGTTTTGAATAAAACTGGCATTTTAAGCAAATTTGGAGGATAATGAATTATAACGAAATTATAAATACACATTATACAATTTTGGAATCTTTACCTGAAGAAGAAATTTATAATGTTGTTACAACTTTGATTGAACATTATCGTGAATACGGATTTCCTTATTTTGAAATAGATAAAAATAAAATTAAAAAAGAATACAAATCGTTATCGAAATCTGATTCTTCAAAAATAGAATTGCCAAACAATGAATTGCAACAAGGAATGTTGGGATTGGCTACTTGTAACATGTTTCATCCAGAAATGTACTCTACGCATTGTAAAAGCGCCAAATCTCCTATGGACGTATTTTTAGATGATAAGTTGTTTAGGGTTGCACTTATAAAAAGAATAAAATATAATGATCGTAATATCAATCCTTCATGTGTACGCAGAACCCTAACAGCTTTTGGTGCTCAAGCGGTTTCCAATTTCCGCCCATCTATTGCGAAATGGGTATATCAAAAATATTGTCTTTCAGGCGGTAAAGTTTTAGACCCATGCATGGGTTATGGAGGAAGATTGATGGGCGCATTTTGTTCTCATGTAAGCTCTTACACGGGGGTTGATCCTAACCAAGATGCGTTCAATGGTAACAAAAATCTTTATCAAAGTTTGGTTGACTCTGCTGAAAATAACGTTTATCCAAAAATGAATTTTTATAATTTGCCATTTGAAGATTTTGAAGAAGTTGAAAAATATAATTTAGTTTTTACTTCGCCTCCATATTTTAATATTGAAAAATATTCTAATGAAGAAACTCAATCTTATTTACGTTACCCGTTATATTCAGAATGGCGAGATAAATTTTTAAAGATTTTAATCAGTAAATCTTTTGAATACTTAGAGAATGGTGGCTATCTAGTTTTGAATGTTGGAAAGCCCGTTGATGAAGACACAAAAGAAATCGGATCGAGCATTTTTGGAAGGCATCCAGAAGTTTATCACATGAGATTGAGTAAGCTTCTTGGTCAAGGAAATAAATCGGATGTAAGTCATAAAACGGAGCCAATATTTGTGTGGCAAAAACTTACATAAAAATTACATTTTAAGTAAAAAATAAGGAGAAAAAATGTTAAATATTACTTATGATTCAAATAGACCCATTGAAGAAGGGCAATATTATGTTGAACTTGCTTATTTTGTTGATGGCGGATATGGGGCGTCACATTTAAACAATTTGGGATATTGGTGCGATAAAGAACATTTAAAAGAGGCAATTGTAAAACCAGCACTAAAAGCTGTCAGCAATGACATTTTGGATAAAATTTTAGATTAAAAATCTAATAAAAGAACGCTTTTATGTAAATTTTGAAGAGGAGGAATTATTGAAGGGTGAAATTGTATTTTTGGAATATCAACAAGCAGTTGATTTTTTGTTACCCAGACATTATTCTGGTCGAACACCTTCAATTAGCCATGCGTTTGGTTGGCGCGTAAATAATGAATTAGTGGCAGTGTGTACTTTTGGGAAGCCCGCAAGCCCCCAATTGTGTTACGGTATTTGTGGTAAAGAATATCAGGATAAGGTATATGAATTAAATAGATTATGTAGGGTTGATGAATTAGAATTGCCATTGAGCAGTTTTGTGGCGGGGTGTTTGCGAAGATTGAGTGTTTATAATTACATTATTGTAAGTTATTCTGATACAGAAATGAATCACCATGGATATATTTATCAAGCATGTAATTTTTTATACACAGGAGCAACCAAAGAAAGAACAGATAAATATACCGAAGGCAACAAACATAGTAGACATTACAACAACGATGATCAAAATGGATTAAGAAAAATTAGAAGTTCAAAACATAGATATGTATTTTTTGCCACAAGAAATAAAAAAATTAAGAAAGAATATATGGAACATTTAAATTATCCTATATTGCCATATCCTAAAGGTGATAATGATAATTATATTCTTGGAGAATATTTGGAGCCAAGGATCATAAAATCAACATGAAATATCAATTTTAAGTGAGGAAATGCTATGGAAAAACCAGATTTTTATCTAGAAATACTAGAATTAACAAATGAATATGCTTATGCGATTATGGGCGGATTATCGTTTGGTTGGCATTGTGTCGCCAAAATGAAAGAAAATAAGGTTGAAGATGCGGAATGGGTTCAGGCACAACTATTGGGACTAATTAAAGATTGTGAAGGATTAAAAGTAAATTTTAAGTAAGGAGATAAAATGGGAATGTTTGATACGGTATGGATTAATTGCCCTAGATGTGGCGAACAATATGAAGCTCAATCTAAGGGTGGGGGATGCACGTTAAAGGATTATAACATTTGGGATGCCCCACAAGATGTTTTATCTGGAGTAAATGATACGTATCCGTTTGTTTGTTCTAAGTGTCATTCATCTTTTAGGGTTATATTGCATCCCACCATTGAATTGGTAAACGAATAAGAGGATATTATTATGACAGACAGAGAGAAAATAAAAAAGGCTTTATCAAAAGCAGTTAAGGCTCTTTATTTTGATGATAATAGTGATTATGGGGCTTTTCTTTGGGATATTGTTGGAATATTGGGTGGTGATGAAGCCTCTGATTTGTTAGGAGAAGATGATGAAAAGGCTTTTGAGAAATATTGTAAAGAATAAATCTGCTTAAAAGGTAAATTTTATTGATAAAAGGAGATATATCATGGGGATTATTTTTGATGATGATTCTGATGAAATTATGAGCTTTGAAGAATATTGTATGGAAGTATTGGATATCCCATACTATAACTTTCTCAACAAAGAAGAATGGGAAAGTTGCTATGAAAAGTACGAAAAATATTTAGAAAGAAATGTGGGAAAAGATGCAGATTGAACGTGCGTATGATTTTGACGACATCCTAATTGTTCCAAGACACTCGAACGTAAACTCCAGAAGTGAAGTTGATATTTCTGTTGATGTATTAGGAAAATTCAAGCTGGAGTTTCCCGTTATTGCTAGTCCTATGCGCGGTATTGTAAACGCTGATTTTTGTATAAAATTAGCAGAACTTGGATCAATTGGAATATTGCACAGGTTTTATGATTCACAGTTTGAATGGCAAACTGAAGCTGAAAAGATATCTGAAGCAAAACTATTTGGTTTGTCTGTTGGATTGCATGATATTAATTATTTAGATTTTTTGAAATATAAACCAAACATACTTTTGATAGATGTTGCGAACGGATATACGCAATCTTTATTAGATTTCTGCAAACAGGTAAAAAGAAACATAGATAAAATAAGTCCAGATACTTTATTAATGTCTGGAAATATTGCTACAAAAATCGGAGCAGATAATCTTTATGATGCCGGAGTTGATTTAGTTCGTTGTGGTATAGGTGGAGGCGGATTATGTTCTACCAGGAACGTCACTGGCATAGGGATTCCTCAATTGACGGCAATTGGTGATTGTTCGGAATCTAAGGCTTTTATAGTCGCTGATGGGGGCATTAGAAACAGTGGGGATGCGATAAAAGCTTTTGCTTTTGGTGGAGATGTTATTATGATAGGTAGCTTATTTGGTCAGATATATGAAAGTCCTTCGCAAGATACCATATTTGGTATGTCTTCAAAAAAGCTCCAAGATATGCGATATACTCAAACTAAATCTGTCGAGGGCATTGAAAGGGCGGTTGCAAAAACAATGTCGTTGCAACAATTCGTAGATGAATTTTCTTGGGGATTGAAATCTGCGTGTACATATCTTGATGCTAAAAATTTGAAAGAAGTAAAAACCAACGCAAATTTTGTTTTGGCCGGAAGTGGATCAATCAAAAAGTTAGATTGATGTTGACAAAATTAGACTTATGTGGTAATATTAAAAAAGGGAAAATATGGAACATTTTCAATGTGAATGTGGTAACGATGATTGCGATTTAGAAATCTCTGATCAAGATTACGCTAGTGCATTTAAGTTTTATTTAAATGAGGATGAAAAACTAATTATATTGAATTCCAAATGCAAACATTGGAAAGAATATAAATTTATCTTGGGCGGAAGAAATTTCATTTTGGTTAAGAAAAATTAGGAGGCAAAGGTGGATAATAACCCCATAGATCAACAGCGATATGCTACATATTATTGTAGGGATTGCCCATTCCTAAAGGTTCTTTACCAATTGGAAGAAGAACAATATCAATTTGGTTGTGATAATCAAGAAACTTGTAAATATATAGAAAAGGAATAGAATGAGAAGCTATATTGCCCCAATGGTATTTAGCCAGTCGGACTTTGTTGAACTGCTCAAGAGTGATCTTGGCGAGTTCATGAAAAACTTAGAATCTAACCGCATAGCCTTGAAAGAAATTTCAGGTTATTATTATGACAATTCTAAGTACAGATTTGCCAATATTTATGGTGAAGAATTTGAATTTCATATTAGTGAAGCAAGCACATGGAACAATAAAACCAGAGGTTATGACAAATTAGGAATATTCTCAATAGTAATTTGGGACTATATCGGATTGAATGAAATATTTAAAGGCACAATTCCACAAGATGATCGACAAGAGTTCATAAACGAAATGATGGAAGCTTCTACAAAATGGTCTCATGGCGAAAAAAGATGTAATGGTTGTGGGAAATGGATAAATTACAAAGAAAATATTTCGCATAGATATTTTGCAGGAGTTTATTGCCTAGATTGTTGGAATAGCAAATGGAAGGCAATTGAGGCAAAGGAAAACTATGACTAACTGGACAGAAAGATTATCAGTTTTAGATGAAATCAATTATTGCCCTGTGTGTGGAAAAAAGCTTATAAAAGAAAGATATCGCCATAGTTATTCTGTCAAGGATGGATCGGAAGTTTATCGCACAGATGTAACATGTCCAAACAATAATTGGTTGCGCACACATTATCATGACATTTATGATGATGATGGCAATTCCTGCATATATTGGTCGATTGATTGACATAAAAGTAAAATTTTAAGCAAAATGGAGAAAACATTGAAGGTAAATGAAATTTATTTGGGAGACAATTTAGAATTACTTAAGCAATTGGAAGATAATAGCATTGATAGTTGCGTTTCTGATTTTCCTTATAATCTTGGTTTTATGGGTAAAAAGTGGGATACGATTGGGAATTATTACCAGTGGTGCAATGATAGGGCGATTGAACTATTTCGTGTATTGAAGCCTGGTGCATTTTGCCTTATTTTTTCTGGAACTCGTACTCAGCATAGAATGGTATGTGGTTTTGAAGATGCCGGATTTGAAATAAAAGATCAGATTGATTGGATTTATTCACAGGGGTTTCCAAAGAATTATAATATCAGTAAGGGTTTCGATAAGAAGGCTGGAGCTAAAAGAGAAATCATTGGAAGAAGCAATAGGGCTATTGGTAAAAATCCAGTTGCAACAAGTTTTGCGGGAACGTCTACCTTTTCAGAAACGGCAGATGGCAGAGAAAATAGTAAATGGATTACTGCTCCAGCAACAGACCTAGCTAAACAATGGGATGGTTGGGGAACAGCGCTCAAACCTACACATGAGCCAATCATGATGGCGCAGAAACCCATAGAAAAGAATTATTGCTATAATGTACAAAAATGGGGTGTAGGTGGCTTGTACATTGATGGTAGCAGAATTGAACTGAATGGTGAGGTTGTTCCCATCAATAAGTTGGAAAAGTGGTCTGGTTTTGGAGAAGAGAATAGACCAGATTATGAAGCAACAGTCAATACAAAGGGAAGATACCCTGCCAATACTATATTCGATGAAGATGCGGGAGAAATGTTAAATGAACAAAGTGGGAAAAGGCATAGCAGTGGAATATATAATAATCAAAGCGATTCTCACGCAAACATGTATGGAATGAATGCCAATCGTGCTAATATTCAATATTCTGATTCTGGTGGCGCATCTAGGTTTTTCTATTGTGCAAAAGCTTCGCAGAAGGATCGTACAGAAAATGGTCAAATTGAAAATAGTCATCCTACGGTGAAACCAACGTTGCTTATGACGCACCTAATTAAACTTGTAACACCTCCAAATGGTATTAACATTGACATTTGTGAGGGAACTGGAACTTCAATGAAAGCTTGTTTATGGCTAAAAAAGGATGGTTACGAAGTCAATCATATTGGTTTTGAAAGCGATCCAGATAGTTATGAAACGGCTTTGAAAAGAAAAGAATTAAATACCATAAAATAACAGTTTTAAGTAGGTTTATAATAGGTGGCAACAGAAAAGGTAAAGGTTATGGTGATGGAAATCAATTATAAAATAGATTATGAAAAATGCCTAAAGAATAATTTTAGGAATGACGTAGCAAAGGCGGTAAGATTTTGTCTAAATCAAGGAGAAGAGTTTAAATATTCTGTTGACGATTTTGGCGGTTTTATCTTATATCCCCATGCTTTGAATCCGTTCTTGAAAGTCATGGAAACTCTAAAAGAATCAAAGAACATTGTAATTTTACCAAGCTTTAACAATGATTCTAATGAAGAATTGAATGCTCCGGCGTATTTGATATTGAAGATTGGCGGAGATGGATTTGTAACAAATATTGTTACAACAAATATGTAATTAAAAAATAGGTTGCCACCTATTCTAAATTTATAGGAGAATAATGACAAAAACTGAATATTGGAAGGTTATGGCAAAGAACTCTCTTGATGATCCGTTTTGGGGAACGTCAGACAGAATCCAAAATGAACGACTTGCTTACGACTTGTATTTTGAATTTTTAGATAGATTCAAATATTTAAAAATGATTCACTATATATCCGCAGAAGATGTTGTTATAGCAAATTATAATATGGAGGGAAATGAAGCGAATTAAATCAATTTCAAAGTTTTCAAAAGAACTTACTGAATCTATTAATAAACTTGACGAAAATAAATTAGATGAATTGATCAAAGATAGTGCAGAAACCGCAAACTCAGATGATTGGTGGGTGGAAAAGCGGATTGCGGAGATAGTTTGGGAAATCGCCATGAATGAGAAGAACATTAGAGAGGATGCAATTGCGTATTCATGAACGGTTTGATTACATAAAAGAGAGATTCTATTAGGTTTTTAAGGAGAAACAATGAAACATTTTGAAGAAGAAGGGCTGTATGCTGAAGTTAAGGATGACAAATTAATTATTTCAATTCCATTAGATGTTCTTGAAGCATCTCAAAAATTTAGAGATAATGTAACTTATAATATTATTGATAAAGACGCTATGGGTGCTTATTTTGCAGATGAAATTTGTTGGCATGCAGATAGTGTTGGCGATGAAGAAGTTGGAGCTAGTGTTCTTACAAACCTGATTGATGAAATATTTGATTATGCTTATGAATATGGTGAGACCTGGTTGGAGAATCCAGATTATGATGAGAATGGCGAAAGTTATGAGTGAATAATGAAAAATATTAATGAAGAATTTGGAAAAGAATTTTCAAAATTAATGAAAGATGGTAATGATTCTTGGCACGACTTATGTAAACAGGTTAAATTTTTGAATGACCTTCCAGAATTGCTTGATCTAGAAGTCTGCAAACAATTAGAAAACGCACACTTAGATATATATAAATCCGCTATTGAAGTAGCGGAGGTTGCATTGCAATCTAGTCGTTTATATCGAGATTTATGTATTATAAACGAATCTTTTACCGAAGACTCTGAAGATTCTAAATGACAACAGCATTTCCAACAGAGTCAAAATGTCCAGATTGTGGGCATTAGAAATTGAGGAAAAATGAAAAAATATGAAATAATAGCCATTGTCAATAGCGAATATAAAATTTGTTTTAATATAGAATGTGATAATATTGAATATTATGAAAATACGCTTATTACTGATGGAGCGAAAATAATATTTAATAACAAAGAAAAGTTGGATGGTAATGTTGCAGTAGAAATTGAAAAAATTTATGCCACAGGCGAAAAAGAAATTAATTATAATATTACGGCAAAAGATTTTTTTGTAGTTTCGAAACATGGGAAGGCCTAATAAAATCCGACTTTCATGTAAAAATTAAGGAGATAAAATGGAAAAACCAATTATGATAGAATCGCCAGATTTATTATCATTACGAAAAATATGTCAAGAATATATAGATAATATTGCCAACAATGAATATATTGATGATGATTTTGGACACTATGTTCTTGAATGCGCCTTAGAAGCATTTTTTGGAAAAGATGTTTGGAAATTCGTAAATCATAAAGAATAATAGTTTATTAAATTATAGAAAGCGAGATAAAATGAATGAATCAGAGGCGTTGTTACGAAGCGCTTATCAAATCGCCAGTAGAAATGGTGAAGATACTAATTGGGAGGCGTTCAAGAATAGTCTAGAAAAAGAATTATTAGAAAGCAAGGGTGTAAAATATCCATGCGAGGACGAACAATTAGTATTAAGGGCAACATGCACCGCTAGGATTTATAAAATTTCTCCTAGTGAATAACATAAAATGAAGTTTTTAAGCATAGAATCATTCTTTCAAACAGGATTATACGAGATGTCTATGACAATAAGAGAGAATATTAATATTGGATCAACCTTTATGAAAAGTGGCAAGAAATACGTTGTCACTGGAATATGGTATGAAATGGGGGGGGATGTTCCATGGCGGTAGAATATGTAAAAGCCAATGATGACTACGGATGTGCGTTTCCATTTAAGTTCGCAAGAGTTGTTTATAATGAAGATATTGAAAAATTAGAAATTATAAAATATTGACAAAATATTGATTGTATGGTAATATCAATATATATGGTGAATGTGGCGAAATTGGCAAACGCGCCGCTCTGTGGATGCGGATATTGAGAGTTCAAGTCTCTTCATTCACCCTTGACAAAATGAATTATGTATGGTATGATTATAGTATAAATAAGAAGGTAATCAAAGGAGAATAATATGTTCAAAGAAATGCAAGAATATTTTGACACATTAGAAATTGATAAATCACGCCATACAGTAAGAAGTTATCGTACGTCATTGAATGTTTTTGTTCGTTATTTTGACATTCAATCTGCTAATGATATTAATAAAATTACAGAGTCAAATATTCAAAGCTATTTGAATATGCTTGCTTCAAAATCAACTGCTAAAAATTCCAATACCGCAAAAGCAAGTGCTAATGCAAACTTTCGTGTAGTTAAAGCATTTTTGAATTGGATGAAAACCAAGGGCTATATAGAGTCTTCTCCGGTTGGAACGGTTCATAGATATAAAGAAGCCAAGCACATTGGCACGATTTTCAGCAAAGATGAACGCGATAGAATCATTATGTCAACAAAGAAACGCCCAAGCTTGCAAATGATGATGACACTGATGTTTTATACAGGACTTAGAGCAGAAGAATCAATAAATGTCAAGGTAAACGACATTCAAAATGGAGTATTGAAAGTTCATGGCAAGGGTAATAAGGAACGCGAATTGGCTCTTACGCCATTTGTTATCGGCGTGATCAACAATTATTTGAAGAATAGAATGCGCGATTCAGAATATCTTATCACGTCAATGCGTGGTGGGCACCAAATAACCACTACTTCGGTTTTGGAAAGAGTCAAAGTGGCTTGTAAAATGGCTGAAATTGACGAAGATAAAATCAACAACATCGGTGCGCATTCAGTTAGACGTAGCTTTGCTTGTTTTCTTTTGATGGATGGGTGGTCAACATTTGCAATCCAGAAGGCTTTGGGGCACGAATCCCCAATGACTACTGATCGTTATGTAGAACCAGCAAAATCGCTAACCGCAACTAAAGCGCTTTTAGGTCAATCCGCACCATCATGGTATAAGGAGAATTAATATGCGCATCAAATACATTGCACATGAAATTGTTACAGAAGTTCGGAATTTGCCATACAACATCAAAAATGTCTTTGGATGGTCAAGGGTATTATGGAACAATTTTGATTGGGATCATAATTATATGCTTGTAATTTTAGAATATAAGTTAAAGAAAATGAAAAAATATTTCGAAACTGCTAATTGGCTTGAAAAGGCGGAAAACGATAAAACGGCAAACGAAATTTCGGTTAGTTTAGATGCTTGTTCTAAACTTCTTGATGAAGAGTACAAGAATGAAATCTACGGAAAATTCTATGAAAAATATCCTATTTCTACTTTTGAAGAGTGGATTGACGAGCAGGGAAGAACTGTCCATGGAATGAAATCTATGGTTGGAGAAGAGAGAAGGGAGTTTACAAAAGCATACAAATTAGCTGATAAAACAGATAAAGAGTTGAGGCATCAATTATTTGATAATATGAGAGATAATTTTGAGGGCTGGTGGGATTGAAATGAGAAAATATACAATTATTGATCCCGATCCTATGTTGCAAAACAACCTAATGGCGTTTGGATTCGAATGTGACAAAGGTTGGCATCCAATGATCGTGGAACTAATGGATAAAATTCAGGACATTGTAGACGCTAATCCAGAATATTCCGATTTACGAGTAGTTCAGGTTAAAGAAAAATTCGCCGGACTTCGTGTATATATGAATTATGATCCAAAGGAGATTGATGATTTAATTGATGAATACGAAAAAAGATCATACATCACATGTGAAGTTTGTGGTATGGAAGGAAAAGAAAGAGAAGACCGTCATTGGCACAAGACATTATGCGACAAGCATTATGAAGAGTGGATAAAATAATTTAAATAAAATAGAGATTTTAAGGGAAAACAGTCATGATAAATTTGACGAGTAAATGGTTTATTGTGAAAAAAGAATATACTTATAGTGTTCCGCCTCTTTGCTATCAAACGAAAAAGGAAGCTCTAAATAATTTTGCAAATCTTAATAGCGAAGATTATGCAATTGTCAATTTAACCGATTTGAATGTATTGATCGAAAAAAATAATTATCGGTTATTTTACTAATCAGAATAAAATAACAATTTTAAGTGAGGAAAAATGAGTAAACAGAATTTGGAAGACTTACTTCTTTATGCGGATTTTGCAGACAAAAATACTAATGGTGTTTTTGGTATATCTTCAAAATGGCTTCGAGAAATCGTTGAAGAGATTAGGGGATTGCGAAAAGAATCTGAACTTGATTATAGTGATATGCGTTCATTCCAAGCGAAATATATTGAATCTGATCAGCAAAAAAGAAGTCTTGAAAGTGCTCTGACCAAAATTGCATTTCTAAAAAATGAATGGGACGATCCACAAGATTTTATCAATGATTTACAAAATATTGCAAAAGAATCTTTGATAAAATGAGAATTTTAAGCAAGAGGAGAATATATGTATTGTTTAATACAAGATGATGATGGGCATTGGTATGTTATTCCGGCAGAAAAAAGGCTAGAAACATATGATTATTTTGTAAGAGTGTATAAATATTGGGAAAATATGCCAGAAGACGAAGAAGAACCAATTGAACCAGAATGGTTAGATAGAATTAACACTGGCGTTTCTTACGTATGCTTCCCATCATATCAAATTGGAATCGGATAATTTCACATAGAATTTATGTTTTAAGCAGATTTTAAGGAGGTACATATAAAAATATTATTAGTTGATGTTGATAGCAAGATTCCAAATTTGGCATTAATGAAAATATCGACATATCATAAAAGCTTTAATAACCAAGTTGATATTGTAAAATTGGGATTTGACGGTTATCCAACGCATAAAAAAGAAAAAATAGTTGACGGAACTGGATACGATAGAATTTATGCCTCTTGTATTTTTACAGTCAATAAAGATTGGTTCAAGGTTATAAATTGCAACAATGTAAAGATAGGCGGAACTGGCATTGATTTGTCATATAACTTACCAGATTACGTTGATAAGTTAGAAGAAGACTATTCCATATATCCAGAAAACAATGATTCATATGGTTTTATTACAAGGGGATGCATTAGAAATTGTTACTTTTGTTTTGTTCCAAAAAAAGAAGGGAAACTTTATAAATATAGAGATTGGAAAGAAATTGTAAGGCATAAAAATACCTATTTTCTCGACAACAATTTTCTTGCTTATAATGGGCATAAAAAAAATTCTCCAAGAACTGATTGACAACAAAATCCATTTTCAATTTAATCAAGGGCTGGACATTCGTTTAATTGATGATGAGAATGCAGAGTTATTTTCAAAAACAAAATATATTGGAGAATTCATTTTCGCATTTGACGATATAAAATATGAAAAAATGGTAGACAAAGGATTATCTATATTCAAAAAATATAATCCTAGAGATTGGAATACAAAATTTTTTGTTTATAGTCACCCTGATATGCCAATTCATGATATTATTTATAGAATTGAATGGCTAAGAAACCACAAATCTTTGCCATATATTATGCGAGATAAAGCTTGTTGGGAAGACAAAAACAATGAATTCTATATAGATTTGGCGGCATATTGCAATCAACCAAACATCTTTAAGAAAATGAATTGGCAAGAATTTTTGAATAAAAGACATACAAAACAAGATCGTATCAATTATAGCCTAAATTTATGGAAGGAAAACGTTTGATGAAAATATTTTTGATTTGTCCGGTAAGAAATGCAACAGAAAACCAAAAGAAAAGAATGATAGAATATATTGAAGAACTTGAATCCGAAGGCAACAAAGTCCACTATCCGGCAAGAGACACAAAGCAGGAAGATTCAACTGGCGGTTGGAACATCTGTACTACAAACAAAAACGCAATCTTGGAATCAGATGAAGTTCATATCTTTTGGGACGATAAGAGCACAGGTAGCCTATTTGATCTAGGAGTTGCATTTGGTGCACACAAGAGGCTTGTGGTGGTCAATCCAGAGGCAATAGATACATCTAACACAAAATCTTTCCATAACGTCATTAATTATTGGAATAATTTGAACTCGCTTAAAAACTAGATTTTAAGTAAAATGGAGATAGATATTGCAGCAAACAACTGGTCGTTTATATAAAATGCCGTTGCCAAAATTGAACTCAGATATGATAAATGAATTAATCAACATTTCCCAAAAATTGTGCCATACGGATATATCTTTGGGCGACATTGAAGGGGCGGATGAAGACGGTTATTATAAAGATTTATTTTTGTGCTTTTACATTTAAAGGAGAAATGAAATGATTTCTGAAAAAGTAAATCAGATTGATGTAAAATGCGCCTGTGGCTGTAGTACATTAGAGATTACGCAGTGGTATGAGAAAGACAAGGCGCAAGAAGTGTGGATTTCTAATAAAATGCGATCTATAAATGCATATTATCATCCTGGTTTTTATCGGTTTTTAGAACGAATTAAACTTATTTGGGCGATTATTCGCGGAAAAGAATATTATTTCTATGAATTGGATTTGAACAAGAAACAACAAATCGTTGATTTCAAAAATGCAGTAGCCAAATTAGACGAAAATATTGAAGAATATAATAGAGGATTTTAATTAATATGAAGCATAGCAGTCGTGGTTTTAGCAAGAAGAAGTTGTTCCCAAATGCAGTTCGTATTACGAACGTGGAGGGGAAAAGGGTGTGGTCTTTTGACGGAAAGGAATACGTTTCCTTGCGATCAATTCTCAATATGGTAATTGAAGAAGTTGACAAGACTAAAAAGAAACAAAAGGATGGTAATAAAACATTACAAAAACCTTGACAAAAAAGCAATTATGTGGTAAAGTTAAGAAGTCTTGACACGGTGAACAATCATGGGAAGAGGGTGGTGGGGTCGTGGTAGGGAACGCCGGACGACTAACTACTAGCAATTCAGCACAAGACATGTCGGAAATAAATGTGCGAATACCGACAATTGACATAAAAAGTATATTTTAAGCAGAAAGGATTATATGAGGTACGATTTCAATTCAAAGGCTATTGATGATCATATTCAGAATCAGTTTGATAACATTATGCATGAGGCGATAATGAAAAATGTTGGCACATATTGGTTTGCTGATTATTGGGCGAACAGTAAACTCAAAAGCTATAAACCTAAGCAAATTATTTTCCAGCCCGATCTAAAAACGACGGTTGTAATTTGGGAAGACGATTCTAAGACTGTTGTTAAATGTTCGGCAGAAGAGCAGTTTGTCCCAGAGATTGGATTTGCTATGGCACTGGTTAAAAAGATTTTTCCAAATCGTAGCGAATTCTTGCGTATGATTGATGGCGCATATGTACAACCAGTAAGGAATAAAAAGACATCTAACAAAAGCGTTCATGTTGTTGCAGATGATAGTGCCTCCGCCAAAGAACTTGGAGATGCAATTTTAGATTGCATTCGTAAAGTTAGTTATTTGTAACCCTTGACATATTGGTTATTGTGTGGTAATATTATATTTAATAGTACGCACCGCGCGATAGGGAAAGCCTAGCGGACTAGGGTTGAGGTTGGACAGATCATCCATAATTCCTTTTAGTTGATATACAACTAGCGTCATTATAAAGTGGTGCGCGGTATATCCATAGGGGAGAATTAATTTTCTCCCCAAGCATCCATCTAAATGGACTTATAGCTCAATGGTTAGAGCGTCCGTCTTATACGCGGCAGGTTTGGTTGTTCGAGTCAACCTAAGTCCACAATAACAATAAGGATAATGATTTGACAAATATCGTGGCGTTCTCCGATCTGCATGGTCAATATAGCAAAAAATTAACAAGATGGTTCAATGAACATCCGGCAGATATTTTATTGTTTGCCGGAGATTTACAACTAAATGGCTATGATGATGGGTCATTCTTTTTGCAATGGCTGAATAGTTTACCTTACAAACATAGGGTTATGATTTTTGGGAACCACGATGGCAACTATGATTATACAATGGAAGAAGCTAAAAAATACACATCTATTCATATTCTAAATAATGAAAGTATCATTGTTGATGGAATAAAAATTTGGGGATCACCATATTCAGTTCAATTTGGAGAATGGTGGTTTATGAAACCGGATAATGAATTATATGATATATATAAAAATATTCCCGATGATACTGATATAGTAATGACGCATACTCCTGCATTTGGCGTATTAGATAAAACTATTGATGGAATAAATGCCGGAAGTATACAATTACGTTTTCGGATTGACGAATTGAACAATCTTAAATATCATGTGGCGGCGCATATTCACGAAGGTTACGGAATGGAAAAGGGAACTGCCACGTTTATTAATTGTAGCATTCTTGATGAAAAATATAGATTAGTAAATGATCCTGTGATGTTTGAAATTTGACATGAAATTGTATTTTTATGTAAGTTTATTGGGCGGCGTGGCGCGACACGTAGTGGCGGAGTTCCGATCAAACCACCGTGCTTCTCAGGTTGGAATCCTGACCCAATCAAATTGCTCCGATAGTTTAAGGGAAGAACCTACTTTTACTAGTAGAGATGGGCGTTCGGTTGCGCTCTCGGAGCAAATTGAATAAAATCATACTTTTAAGTAAAAATCAAGGACATAAATGAATACGGTTGTATATGAATGTGGTTGCAGTATTTCATACAGTATGTACGGAGATAAAGAGGTGCTTGAGGCTCATATGTGCGATCAGCATTCAAGAAAATATCCGAATATATTAGAAATAATTGCCAAGGTGATTAGAGAAATTCATGCTTAAATTTATTATTTTAAACAAAAAAAATAAAAAAGGAGAAATATGTTAACAGTAAAAGTAAATATGGATAGTTTTTATTTTATGGAGGAAACTCCCTTTGTCCAGGTATTTGACAAATATGGAATGAATCCGTATATATCATATCAGTCTTCGCGTTCAAAGTATTTCAGAGAAGTAAAAGATGGCGAAATAACCATTATGAATTCCAACGGGATTAAAATTGACGAAATTGATTTAAGAAAAGATAGCGATGGCATTCCCAAAGAAACGCCAGCTAAGGATGCATAAAAAAATGAAATTAGTTGACATATCAGAATACAAAGATGACGGAATAATTTGGGATAATATCGCTGGTTATCCTATCCCATATATTTTTGTAAAACCCCAAGATATAGCTGACCCAATTGATGAGCGATTGATTACGATTTCTAAATTGCGAATTGAAATAGAAAATTTAAAAGACGAACTAAGGCGAAGAAGGAGAAAATGGTGAACGCATCAGAATTAGCAGAAAAAATGTTACTATGGGAAAGGAACAGAAGGTCGCTTGATGAACTGGAAAAAGAAATTCAAGAAGAAGTTTTAAAACTTCAAAAAACACAAGTTGTTGGCGGATGTAGAGTAACATTCTCTGGCGGAAGAAATACCTATGATTATGAGACCGCCGGAAAAACAGCGCCTAAAGAAATTATTGAAAAGCATTCTACTGTTGTTGAAACAACTGATTGGAAGAGCGTTGTAGAACTAGCGAAGGTCGATCCCGATATTATTGAAGAATGCACAGTCAAAACAACCAATGTTGATTACAAAGAGGTTTGCAAGGAATCTAAAATTGCTCCGATTATCTTATCAACAACCCCTCCGTCCGCATCAGTTAAATTGGAAAAATAGTATAGAATGCACATTTTAAGTTAAGGATTAACATGATTATTAAAGTATTAGAAGAACATGGATATCCAAGCGCAGCCCTAGGATTTTCTTTATCATACAATAGCGGACTTGAAAGAGCAATGGAACTTTTGCCTAAATTTGCCTTTGGTAAATCTGGAGAAACAAAATTCCTTGAATCAATATATGTTTGGCTGGATGTAACTGCGCCGATTTTCATGTGGTCTGAAATGGATACATATCGTATCTCCACGAAACAGTCGGAAAGCACTATGCACACATTGACGAAACGTGTGTTGACACATGAAGACTTTGAATGTCCAATATCAGATAACCTCTTGGAAGAGTTAAATCACGCAATCCATATGTACAAAACATGTCCAGCCAGCGAAACATTTGCAGAAGAAAAAAGAAAAATATTTCTTTTGATAAAAAATAATCTTCCATCTGGATTTCTTCAGAGAAGAATTTGGGTTATAAATTATCGAACTCTTCAAAATATTTATAATCAGCGTCATGATCATAAACTTCCACAATGGCGTTATTTTTGCGAACAAATACTTGTTCAGGTAGAACATCCAGAATTTATACAGGAAAATTATGTGGCTTAGTTGGATCGCATCTGGACTCACACTGTTAGGAAACATTATTCTTATAGGCAATAAAAGTTGGAAATCATTCGTGATCTTTGCAATCGGTAATGCTATGTTTTCATATTACTGGTTTATAAGGGAAGAATGGGCAACTTTTGTTTTAGTGTTGGTGTTTCTTGCCCAAAATGTTTGGGGTTTGATCAAATGGAGAAATGAGTCTAAAAGGAGAGGAGCAATCAAAATATAGAAATTATATAGGTTATTATTGTTGAAATTTGTAGTTGAATATTATATTTTGAAATTATAAAGGAGAAACAAAGTATGGCTGAATTTTTAAAAGCAACAAAGGGCAAGAAACCTGTTCGATTAGTTCTAGGAGGCCCGTCTGGTTCAGGAAAAACATATACCGCATTAACGTTTGCAAAATACTTACAATCCATTACTGGTAAACCTACCGCGGCAATTGACACAGAACATTATCGTATGAGCTTGTATGCTGACAAATTTGATTTCGATGTAAACAATTGGGAGCCACCTTTTGATCCGCGAGAATTGATTAAAACTATTCATGACGTAGAAAAGGCGGGATATGGTCAATTAATTGTAGACAGCAGTACACACTTCTATAATTCTACTGGTGGCTTATTGGAGATTGTTCAGGATGCCGCGAAACAAAAATATGGTGGCAATCAATACGCAGGATGGGCTGTAGGGACTCCAATTCAGGACGCTTTGATTGACGCAATTATTCGATCCCCTATTCATATGATCTTTTGTACTCGCGCAAAACAGGCATATGTTGAATCGGAAAAAAATGGAAGAAAAACATATGAAAAGGCAGGAATGGAGCTTCAGCAAAGAGACGGTTGGGAATTTGATTTTGATTTCAGTTTGATTATGGATATGGACAATAATGCGAACGTTGCAAAAGGCATGGGGTATGTTCCAACCGGAGCGTACATCAAGAAACCAGACGAAAAAGCTATTGAGAAAATTATGAAATCAATCAGCGAAAACACAACTGAAGAAGTGGCTATTCCTCCAGTGAAGTTTGTTGCGCCAAAACCAGAAGAGGTTTTGAAAGCAACTAAGACGAGCGTTGTTGAAAAATGTGTTTCTTTGGGCGGAAGCAAAAATGAAGCATTAATGGAAATTGTAAAATCATTTGAGCCATCTGGAAACCCAAACAAAATCAAGGACATCAATGTTCTTAATGAATTATTGGTTAAGTTATCAGAACTGGAAAAGAAAGGAATTGAATAATGTCATTAAATATTAGTGATACACAAAGGGTTTCAGTTTGGACTATCGAAGATCGTGAAAAGTTCGCTCTTGTTCAAATGTCTAGCTCTCGTAAAGATAAACAATCTGGAGAATACAAGAACACAAGTTGGGCATATGTTCGTTTTGTCGGAACGGCGTATAGCAAAATTGCAACCGATGGTCTTGTACATGGGGATCGCATTGTTCTGAAGGGCGCAACCATTTCACAAGAACCATACTTGGTCGATGGGGTAAAAACATATCCGAAATATCCGCAAATCGTCGTTTTTAATTGGGAACATTATGTGCCCGATGGAACACAAGCGCCAAGCGGTATTGATGCGCCTCCACAAATTGAGGAAGAAGACGAAGGGCTTCCGTTTTAACATAAAATAATGCTTTTAAGTGAAACAATAGGGGAAGAGAAATCTTCCCCTATAAAAAATATTATGAAGAAGGGAACATGAATGCTTATTGAAAAAGAGCTTATTCTTGCCTCAAAAGAAAAACTTGGCGAAGATGCAGCAAGGATTATTGCAAAGGATTTAAACCTACAACAATGGGATGACGAAAATTTAAAAGCGTTATGTTGTTTTCATCAAGAAGATAGTCCAAGTATGATCTGGTCACACAAAGATAATGCCTTTAAGTGCTTCGGTTGTGGAAGGCGACTCGGCATTATAGATCATTACATGCAATTCTACGGATTGACATATGTTGGCGCTGTAAAGAAATTGTTTGAAGTCACAGGACAAAAATATTCGTTCGGTGAACATGGGGTAAAAACACAAAGGGATTACGTCTATCCCGTTTATGAAAAGTCAGAAGATAGAAGTGCCGTTGAAAAGTATTGCAAAACCAGAAAGATATCAAAAGAAACACTTGACTATGCAGACGTTCAGCAAGATAAAAATGGCAACGTAGTTTTCAACTTTTATGACGTAAATGATGTATTAACTCTTGTAAAATACAGACCTTCTAGACCAGTAACAAAAAAAGAAAATAAAAGCTGGTGTCAAGTCGGAGCAGACACCTCTCCGATTCTTTTTAACATGAACAGAATTGACTTTACCAATGGCGCACTTTTAATTTGTGAGGGAGAGTTTGACGCCCTATCAGCAATCGAATCTGGATATAAGAATGTTGTAAGCGTTCCTCTTGGCGCAAACAATTATGGGTGGATCGAAACAAATTGGGAATGGCTCGAACTGTTCGACAGGATCATTGTATGGTCTGATTCGGATGAAGCCGGACTTAAAATGCGTAAAGAAGCTTGCTCCAGATTGGGGGTTTGGAGAACTCTTTATGTTGATCCCCCCACAAAAATAACGCTGGATGATGGAGTCGAAAAGAAAGTCAAGGACATCAATGAGGTCTTATTTTATTGCGGAAAACAAAAGGTTCTTGATCTGATAAATGAAGCCAAAGAGTTGCCAATTGAAGGCGTAAAGGATTTGGCTTCTGTTGAAGATTTTGATATAGAAAAAGCGCCAGGCTTATATTCTGGACTCAAACCTATTGACGATGTTGTCTATAAATTTCTATTTGGAAATACTATTGTGGTTACTGGCAAAAGAGGTGCGGGAAAATCAACCTTATTGAACCAGTGTTTTATATGTGAACCATTGCAACAAAATTATGACGTATTTATTTTCAGTGGTGAAATGGGTGCTCCAGTTTTAAAAAGTTGGGTAGAGCTTACCATGGCTGGATGCGAAAAAGTTAAGATGAAAGGTGAGTTTATTCATATTATAGACCCAATCGCCAAAAGTCAAATAAAAGAATGGTACACAGGAAGAACGTGGATTTATGATCATCCAAGCAATAAAATAGAAGATGTACTAGAAAAGGCAATAAGCGTAACCAGAAAATATGGCGCAAAAGTGTGGTTGTTAGACAACCTATCAACAATTGATCTCGGAGCCAACGACAACAATATGTTGGAAAAACAAAGAGGGCTTATCGTAGAAGTCAACAGACTTGCCAAGTTATATGACGTTCTTGTGGTGCTGGTTGTACACCCAAGAAAGCTACCTGCTGGTCAGGAGATAGAAGGAGACGACGTTGCTGGCAGCGGTTCTCTTGGAAACTTGGCGCAATATATGATGTCCGTAAAAAGATTTTCTGACAAAGAAAAGGCTGGAGAAAGAGATGGCAGGGGAAACTTAAAAAAAGGTAAAGAGCCATTTCAAGAGGATGTTGAGGTAAATATTCTTAAGAATAGATTTACTGGAAGAATAAAGGCAGTTAAATTATTCTTCAACTATAAATCATATAGGTTCTTTTCGAATGGCGCAGAATTGTTTAAGAGATATAAATGGAATAAAGATACGTCCCCTATGCCAAAAATAGAAGATGAGGACGAAAGGTTTGCAATGCCGGAAGCTTTTAATGAATAGGAGTAAATATGGACGAATTTTATAAGATGGTTACTGACAACATGGTGTACTCTTTTTCGTCCGTAAGCAGCTTCAAAACATGTCCTCTCATGTTCAAGTTTACGTACATTGATTCTGAAGATCGTAGTAAAAATTGGTATGCGGATTTTGGATTGTTGATGCATGAAGTCCTTGAAAGATATTTCAAAGGAGAATTGGACATTATGGAATTGTCTACCTTCTATGAAGAGAACTATTCTAAATTTGTCACTTCTCCTCCTCCGCCCTATCCGGCAGGAATTGCTGTAAGATATTATGAGGACGGTCTGGAATTTTTAAACAACTTTGATTTCAATAAAGACAACTATGATATCATAAGCATAGAAGATAAGATAGAAACAACATTTAATGACATAAAACTTGTAGTCAAGCCAGACTTGGTTATGCGAGAAAAATCTACGGGAAATGTGATACTGTTTGATTACAAAACATCTAATCCGTTCAAAGATAATAGACCCGACAAAAAGAAAATAAAAGACTACGTTAATCAAACATACTTATATTCTTATTTTATAAATCATACCAAGGATATAAAGATAAGCAAAATAAAACTATGGTTTGTAAGGATCAATAAGTGGTATGAATTCGATTACAATGAAGAAGAAGCCGGAAACGTTGTAAACTGGTTCTATGATGGAATCTTAAATATAAGATTTGAAGAAAACTTTGATCATTGTGATGTAGAAAAAAACAAGTTCTTTTGTAGTCAATTATGTTCGTGTAAAAACTATTGTGATTATTGGATAAAATAATGTATTACTTTAATGATTTGACTGGTCAACGCTTTGGAAAATTATTGGTCATAGAAAGATGTGAGAATAAGCAATATAAAAATGAAAGAAGCGCCACTCAATGGACTTGCATTTGTGACTGCAATATTGAAAAATTTATTAAAATTACATCCAATGAATTCAGAAGAGGAAGGACAGATTGTGGATGCGAAAAGAAAATGCAAAGGAAGTGCTATTATGTTCATGGAATGTATAAATCTAGATTGTATAGAATTTTTTATTTGATGCTTCAAAGATGTAACAATAAAAAAACAAAATCTTATAAAGATTATGGAGAAAGAGGAATTAAGGTATGCGATGAATGGTCTAAAAAAGATGGCTTTATGGAGTTTTATAATTGGTCTATAGGTAATGGATATTCAGAAAATTTAACGATTGACAGAGTTGACAATGACATGGGATATTCTCCAAATAATTGTAGATGGATTACGAAAGGAGAACAACAGCTAAACAAAAGAAACTCAATCACTATTGAATATAAAGGTATGAAAAAAACCATAAAAGAATGGGCAAAAATATACGACCTAAATGTAAATGCTCTATATAGAAGATACGTATACATTGGATTAATGGGAAGCGATTTATTTTTACCATCTAGAAATAAAACTAATAAATCGTGCCCTTGACAAAGTAAACAAATTGTGGTAAAATTGTGCTATCCAAAGTTAGATAGCACAATTTAATATTAGGAGAAATTAGATGAATAATTATACAATATATCACCTGCATTCAGACTTTTCATTATTAGACTCGGCTACAAAATATGACGATTATATTTACAAGGCTAAAGAATCTGGAATGCTTTCTATTGGATTCTCTGAACATTCTTCGGTTTTTAATTGGATCAAAAAGAAACAAAAATGTGACGAAAATGAAATCAAATATATCCATGGTCAAGAATTTTATATAACCCTTAGCCTAGAAGAAAGGGTAAGGGATAATTGGCATTGTATCCTTATTGCAAAAAATTTAGATGGCATTAAGGAACTCAACAGGTTATCCAGCATCGGGTATAATCGAGACGGTCATTACTATTATGATCCTAGAATATCGCTACAAGAACTCATAACAACGAGTAATAACATCATAGTTACCTCTGCCTGTTTGGGAGGAATCTTAAACTCTGGCAACGAAAATGTCGAAAAGGTATTTTTGGATTTCATGATCGACAATAAGGATAGATGCTTCTTAGAGGTTCAACATCACAATAATGAAGAACAATTCGCCTATAATAAAAAGCTGTTAGATTTAAGCAATCATTATGGTCTGAGACTTATTGCCGGAACTGATACACACAGCCTTGATAAAAAGCATGAAAAGCTTCGCACAATTCTACAAAAATCCAAGAACATAAATTTCCCCAACGAAGAAAGTTGGGATTTGGTATTCAAAACATATGACGAGCTTGTAGAATCTTACGCCGTTCAAAATTCATTACCAAAAAATGTTTATATGGAAGCCATCGAAAATACTAATGTAATGGCAGATATGGTAGAACATTTTGATCTAAGTCTTGAATATAAGTATCCAAAAATATATGAGAATTCAGATGAGATATTTAAAGAAAAAGTTTATGAAGGATTGAAGAACAAGGGTCTTGGCGATAATAAAGATTACATAAAGAGAATTGAATACGAAACAAAAGCAATTGCAAAAAATGGTGCAATTGATTATTTGCTACTTCAAGAAAAAATTACGTCGTGGTGTAGAAATAACGATATTATGCCAGGATATTCTAGAGGTTCTGTTTCTGGATGTTTATGCGCATATCTTCTCGGAATCACGGATATTGATTCTCTCAAGTTTAACATGAACTTTGAAAGATTTATGAATGCAGAAAGAGTCAGTCTTAGCGATATTGATATTGACTATCCGCCCGACAAAAGAGAACAAGTAAAAGAATATATTTTCAACAATCTAGGATTAAATTGCTGTGATATTGTTGCATTTAATACGGTTGCAGAAAAAGGTTCAATTAGAGATGTTGGAAGAGCATTAGAAATTCCCCTTTCAGAGATCAATGAAATTTCAAAGAATGTAGGATCGTGGGGCGGAGAAGAAGATAAGAGAAAATATCCAGAACTTTTTGAGCTTTCCGGTCAATTAGAGGGAGTGATTACTTCATCTGGAGTTCATCCGTGTGGCGTGGTAACATCAACGCTTGATCTTGAAGAAGAGCTTGGTACATTTACAACGTCTACCGACATTAGAAGAATATCACAAGTTGATATGAAAGGTATCGACAGCGTGAATTTTGTCAAGCTCGACATTCTCGGACTAGACAACATTCAGATTATAAATGACACATGTAGGCTTGCTGGAATTGAAAGATTAAATCCAGACAATGTTAACTTTGAAGATGAAAAGGTATGGGATGACATTATGGGCAACAGCATTGGCGTTTTCCAATGGGAATCTGATTTCGCCCACCAGACTTATAAGAAACTGTTCAGTAAAGAAACGTTAAAAAAGATAGAAGAGAAGACAGGCAAGATTGATCGTTTGGCTCTTCTATCCATGGCAAATGGCGCAATCCGTCCTGCTGGAGAGTCCTACAGAGATGCCATGTGCGAAGGAGAGTTCAAAGATAATGGGCACGAAGCATTGAACGAAATGCTTAAATCAACCATGGGTTACTTAGTATATCAGGAAGACATCTTAAGATTTCTTCATGAATTCTGCGGTTATTCCATGGGAAAGGCGGACGTTGTTCGCCGTGGTTTCGCCAAAAAAGTAGGAACAGAAAAGTTTATTCCACATATTAAGTCCGGCTTTATTAAGACGATGAAGGAAAAATACGGTACACCAGAGGAAGAATCTGAAGAAATCGTTGAATCATTCCTTACGGTTATTGAAGACGCAAGCCTATATTTGTTCAGCCTAAACCACTCTTATCCGTATAGCATGATTGGATATGTATGCGCATACTTGAGATATTATTATAAGCTAGAATTTGTTACAACTATGTTGAATATCAATAAAGACAACATAGAGAAGAGCGCAACGATAATTGATTATGCGAAAGAGAACAAAATATTAATCAAGTCTCCTAAGTTCAGATTTTCTAGGTCTTCTTACTTTTTTGATAGAGAAACCAATTCAATATACAAGGATTTGTCGTCCATAAAATATCTGAATAGCGAATGCGGAGAACAGCTTTATGAAGCAGGGAAATTAAAATTCGAAAGCTTTGTTGACCTTCTTGTGTATATAGAAGAGAATTTGAAGGTAAATTCAAGGCAATTGGAAACGTTAATCAAAATAAAATTCTTTGACGAATTCGGTGGGAATAAAAAACTTCTAGATGTTTACAAGGAATTCTCATCTGGAAAAAATAAATATACGAATAAGTTAAAGGAAGAGACCAAAGCTAAAAGACTAGAGCACATCAAAGAGTTTGAAAAAGAAACGCCAAATGAATTCATGAATGTTCTGGATCAAATATACTTTGAACAAGACTCCCTTGGTTACATACAAGCAACTTATGATGGCATAGATAAAAGATTGATTTTCGTAGGGTCTCTGGACACAAAATATGCCCCAAGAATAGAGGCATACTGTTTGGCTAATGGCAAAATATCATCTTTGAAACTGTACAGGAAAACATATGATTCCAATCCATTTGGCGGAGGCGAAATACTTTTTTGCAAATCTTTTGAGAAAAAGAGACCAATAAAATTTGTAGATGGGAAATATGTAGAAGATGCAAATGGAGAATTCCAATGGTGGCTTACCAACTATGACATAATTTCTCCAGAAAAATTTAACAAGATATTGAAGGGAGAGAAATGAAGGTTATTGACACAGAATTGCCAGAGGTAAAAATCCTTGAGCCAGAACCATTTATTGATCACAGAGGATTTTTTATGAAAATTTTCAACGAAAAGTTTTTTGAAGAATATATCGCTCCGCTCAAATTTGTTGAAGAAGATCATTCTGGTTCATATCACAATGTTCTTCGTGGATTGCATTATCAGATAAACAATCCACAAGGAAAATTGATAACCATTACAAGCGGAGAAATATTTGATGTTGCAGTAGACCTCCGAAAATCGTCTCCAAATTTTAAAAAATGGGTAAGTGTAGTTCTGTCTGATAAAAACAAAAGAGAAATTTGGATTCCACCTGGTTTTGCTCATGGATTTTATACATTAACACCATGGGCAGAGATTGTATATAGAACAACGGAATTTTATACGCCACAAAACGATAGAACGTTGTTGTGGAATGATCCAGAGGTAAACGTAAAGTGGCCCTTAATAAAAGACATTTTACCAGTATTATCCACAAAAGATGGCAATGGGAAGTTACTCAAAGACGCAGATTGTTTTGATTAGGAGACATAACATATGACAAAAGTAATTCTATTGGCTGGAGGGAAAGGTTCTAGATTGAATGATCCAGCCCCGAAGCCATTAGTAAAAATTGGCGGAATACCACTGATCCAACACGTAATGAACACCTATAATTACTTTGGATATAATGAATTTATTTTACTTACGGGTTATAGACATGAAGAATTTGAAAAATATTTCTACAATATCAATTTGCAATATTCCGTAAAACTTTTAGACACAGGCGAAAACACTGACACCGGAGAAAGAATTAGAAAGGCAAGAAGGTTTGTTGATGGCGAAATTTTTTGTTTGAGCTATGGAGATGGGTTAAGTGATGTTCATTTATCAGAAGTAGAACATGCATTTCGTTTGAATCGTATTAACGCAGATTTATTGATTACAACAGTTCATCCTCCAGAAAGATATGGTCTTATATCCCTTGAGAATAAGAATGATAGAGTTTCTAGGGTAATAGAATTTGACGAAAAACCAAAAAGAACAGATTGGATAAATGGCGGATTTATGGTTTGTGGTAGCAATATATTTAATTATATTGAAGAGGGCGACGTTTTTGAACAACATAGTATACCTAGAATTGTCAAGGCACAAAGACTTTTTGCATATAAACATGACGGAAGTTGGGGAAGCGTGGACACACAAAAAGATTTGAACACCCTTACAAGTTTATGGAATGAAGGTAAAGCATTTTGGAGGTCGAATGAGTAGAGTTCTGGTTACAGGTGCATTCGGATTCGTTGGTCAATGGTTGGTAAAAGAATTACTAAAACAAGGAAACGAAGTAACTGTTGTGGCTCACGAAAACACGATGCCATTTCATGGTTGGGTTTCAAGAGATGTCAATGTGGAAAAAGGAGACATTAGGAGCTATAGCTTCTTGAAGAGAACCTTCGACCAGAGCAAGCCCGATCTTGTTTTTCATTTGGCAGCACAAGCACTCGTAGAAGAAGCCCTAAAATCTCCATACGTTACAATGAAAACAAATGTAGGAGGAACAACTAATCTTTTGGAATGTGCAAGAAATTATGGAAAATCAGATAGAATTGTAGTAGCCTCCAGCGATAAGGCATATGGAAATGAAAAATCTCCATATGATGAAAATACATCGTTGAACGGAAGATTCCCGTATGATTGCTCAAAATCTTGCACCGATTTGATATCTCAATCTTACAGAGATACCTATGGTATGCCAATTTCAATCATGCGTTGTGGGAATATCTTTGGTGGAGGGGATTTCAATTGGAGCAGAGTTTTTCCAGAATCAATAAAATCGTGTTATGATCATAGGGCAATGATTATCCGTAGTGATGGAAAATCTATGTTAAGAGACTACATCTATATAGAAGATGTTATTTCTGCATATCTATTTATATCTGGTCTTGATCATAATGAGGTTGCCAATGTTTCATACGGCAAAGCAAGAAGTGTGCTAGACATTTTACATACTGTTCAAGAAGAAACTGGTGTTTATTATGATCCACAAATAAAGAATACCGCAAAATGCGAAATCAACGTTCAATGTCTCAACGGAGACCACATCAAATCTTTGGGATGGAGTCCACAATATAATTTCGATGGAGGAGTAAAAGAAACCGTAGAGTGGTATTACGGTTACTTCGAGTCAATATGATAAAAAATACTTTACCAGATTTAATACCAGGTCGAGATTATTTGCCAGCGTCTAAAAAGTTAATTACTAGAGAAGATATGTTGACCGTGATGGATTCCGTTATGGATATGAATTTTACAGAAGGAAGGTACAATTCATATTTTCAAGAATTATTGGCGAAAGTTTGCAACAGGAAATATGCGGTTACTTGCAATTCAGGTTCTTCTGCAAACTGGTTAGCAATTACGTCACTAAGAAAAGTTTATAGTTATATAAAAGACGGAGATGAGATTATAACTGTTGCGTGTGCATTTCCCACAACAGTAAATCCTATTTTGCAGAATAATTTAGTTCCCGTTTTTGTAGATATGGATTATGAATCCCTTAATATTGACGTTGATTTGATTGAAAGCGCAATAACCAATAAAACAAGGGCAATAATGATTGCGCATACGCTTGGCAATCCAGTTGATATTCGCGTAATTGAGTCTATTTGCGCGAAATACAATTTACATCTTATATTTGATTGCTGTGATTCCTTGGGTGGATTTTATGATGGTAAACCCATCGGAAGCTTCGGAGAAATGGCAACATTCAGTTTTTATCCTGCCCACCAAATAACGGCAGGGGAGGCTGGAGCGGTAGTCACAAATGATCCTAAGCTGAACTTAATGCTCAATAGCCTAAAGTCATGGGGAAAAAATTGCTTTTGCCAAACCGGAGAAGATAATGCATGTGGTCATAGATTTGATAAACAATATGGCGATCTTCCATTAGGATACGATCACAAATATGTTTATTCAGAAATTGGCATGAACCTAAAGATAACCGACATGCAAGCTGCTCTTGGATTTAGTCAATTAAAAAAACTTGAAGATTTCAAAGTTGCCAGACAAAGTAATTATAATGTTCTCGCAGAAAAAATGAAAGAATTAGATTTATTTTTTGTTCAAACTAAAACACTTGAGAAGTCAGACCCGTCATGGTTTGGCTATCCTTTGATTTTCAGATCAGACAATAATGCGACAAATAAGTTAATAAATTATCTAGAGAAATATTGTAGAATCGGTACAAGAAGATTGTTTGCTGGAAATCTATTGAGGCATCCGGCTTATAAAAAACTTCCACAAGACGCTTATCGAGTTGTTGGCGAACTTAAAAATACAGATAGAATTATGAACAACGTATTTTGGGTCGGAGTTCATCCAAGCTTGAACAAAGACTGTATGGATTATATATTTACCTCTATTTACAATTTCTATATCTTAGGATACAATGGGCGAGAATAACGTACTGGTATTGGGCGATGGTCTTTTAGGCTCTGAACTAATCAGACAAACGGGTTGGAATTATTTGAGCAGAAGAAAGGACGGGATAAATTTTAACAATCTGGAAACATACTTCAAGTTTACGTATGGATATGATACAATTATAAATTGCATAGCCTATACGGAAGTAAATTCGAATGAGAAAAAAGAACACATTCTTACCAATTTCAAATCTGTAGTAACCCTAGCGAATTATTGTAATCAAGTAGACAAAAAATTAGTTCATATAAGTACAGATTACGTCTATTCAAATTCAAAACCTGATGCGTCTGAAGAAGATATTCCATCAAATTGTACTAACTGGTATACATATAGCAAAATCCTAAGTGATGGTTATATAGAGGCATTCTCGCAAAAATACCTACTGATCAGAACGTCTTTCAAGCCACGCCCATACCCACATCCAAAAGCAACAATTCAAGTTGGTAACTTCGGGTATGTGGATGAAATAGCATCTCTTATCATAAAGCTTGTGAGAGGAAACGCCAATGGAGTATTCAATGTAGGTCTTGAAAAATCGACTATGTTTGACTTTGCATCCAGAACAAGAGAAGTAACGATGCATGAAAAAAATCCTGTAGAATCTATGCCAGTAGATATTAGCATGAACATTACAAAGATGAAGGAGTTTTTAGATGAAGATTAGTATCGCAATCCCTTGTTATGAAATGCATGGAGTTGGGGCGGAATGTTTGGAATTTTCCTTTTCTAAAATAAAAGATCAGACATTCAAAGATTATCAGGTTGTGGTATCAGACAGTTCAAATGACGATAAAATACAAATTTTATGTGGAAAATGGAAAGATGAATTTGATTTAAAGTATGTCAAAAGTACAGAATGTGCCGGAAGCCCCACGTCCAACTTCAACAAGGTCATAAAGAATTGTGATGGAGAATGGATAAAGCTATTATGTCTTGATGACTTTTTTCTTTATAAAAGTTCATTGCAACGCATTGCAGATGCAATAGACGAAAATTATAGTTGGATTGTAACCGGATATGATCATACTTATGACAGGGTAAACTTTGAAAGATTTCATTTTCCTCAAATAAATCCTCAGATTTATATCACGAATACGATTGGAAGTCCTAGTTGCGCAGTCATAAAGAACATAGAAGGACTGCCTGAATTTGATAACAATCTCATCTATGCTTTCGATTGCGAATTCTATTATAATATGATAAAAAAATATGGTAATCCAAAACTTTTATTTGATCCAACCGTAGCAACATTACTTAGTAAAGACAGCTTAACTTCAACAGATGCAACACAAGAATTGATAAACAAAGAAAATGAGTATATTCTCAGGAAGCATGGATTTGCCACATGAAAAAACAATTGCCAGACGTTACACTCATTGCCTATACATCAAGTGACTTAGAATCGACCATTTTATCTCTATCTTATTGCGCAAGGGACTTTGATTTTGGGGCAATAAAAATTATATCCCACGAAGAGCCAGCCCATACATACAAGGGGATCACTTATGAAAAGGGGGATAAAATAAATGGCATAAACGATTTCAACAGATATATGTTTTTAGAACTTGGAAAGCATGTAGAAACTAGTCATTGCTTATACATACAACACCATGCATTTATCATAAACCCCGAATTGTGGAATGACAATTGGTTGCAATATGATTATATCGGCGCTCCGTGGGAAGTCATTCCGAATATATATATTGCAAACAATGGAGAAACGGTAAGAGTTGGCAATGGTGGATTTTCTCTTCGTAGCAAAAAATTGTTAGACCTACCAAAGAAAATGGGATGGGATTTACGTCAAGAGCAAGGTTGGTACAATGAAGATGGCAATATATGTTGCTATTATAGAAAAGAAATGCTTGAAAATGGAATAAAATACGCACCCATTGAAATAGCATCCGTATTTTCGTTTGAAAATTTTGTTCCAGAAAACATTGGGCTAGATTATTTTGGATTTCATAGGAACTTTCCTCCATCACAAAGGGCACATGAATAAAACTTTTGGATGGGCGACACCACCCAATGATGTCATGCAACAATATATCAACAAATGTAAATTGTTTTGTATTGATGACAACGAATTCAATAAATTTCGCAGAGACAAAGATTATACAAAAATATTAGAGGGAGGAGAATTTGAAACAGGAAGAATTAGCCTAGAATATATAAAAATAAATCATAGCGACAAACTAAAATTGATCTCAGAAAAATTGATAGAATTTAAAGAAAACGATGTTTACGGCTCTCCCATTATACATAACTTTGAAATTTTTGGAAATATTTGCCCAAGTACAATAAAATATGTAAACAACGCCTTAGACATTGATGCATTGATAGGCGATAATAATGTAAGGAACATATTAGAAGTCGGAGGCGGATATGGTGGTCTATGTAAGGTTTTGAGTTCCCTGATTGACTTTGAGAAATATATTATGATTGACCTTCCAGACGCAGTAAGTTTATGCAAAAAATATTTAGATCATTTTGATAATATAAAAAATAAAATTGAATATATATCTTGTGACGATCTGGATAAAATAGGTAATATTATAGATGTAGACTTATTTATTAGTGACTCATCATTGGCTGAATGCGATATAGAAACACAAAATTTTTACGTTGATAACTTATTAAAGAAATCAAAATTAGCCTATTTGGTGTACAATACTATGCATTGCGGATTTACAAACCAATATTGCAATATAATAGATTCAATAAACAAAGATTTTAAAATATCAGAATATAGAATCAATGGAAACATAATGCTATCAATGGAAAAAATATATGAATAAATTGAAAACGTTTTTTGTGGTATCAGAATATTGGAATAACATATCATGGATATATGATTACACAGACAACTATATAATTTATGATAAGAGTAATAGTATACAAAATGACGATAAGGTTATAAAACTTGAAGACGTTGGATACAACATATATGATTACTGTCACTTTATCGTAAATAACTATGATAGTCTTCCCGATTTAACGGCTTTTCTTGAGGGCAATCCATTCGATCATTGCAAGAAAGAGGAGTTTGATAAACTGATTCGAAGTAATTCTTTCGCCCCAATAGAATATTATGGAAAATATCCTGCCAATGTTTTTGAGCAAAGAGACGAAAACGGCGGATTTATGGAGATAAATAATAGTTGGTATATTCAGGCTCACATAAAATCTTTCGGATCAAGAGTAAACAGGTTCTTTTCCGATTACAATGATTTCCTTGATGAAATGTTTGATAATCCAGAGCATCCAAGATGGATAAGATTTGCGCCTGGCGGTCAATATGTAGTTCCCAAAAATAACATTCTTTATTATAGCAAAGATTTTTATAGCAAGATAATGAAGTTCGTTGACTATTGTGATTTGCCATCAGAAGCCCATATAATTGAAAGAGCATTATATTATATATTCACAAACAAATGGAGGGAAAGAAAATGATATCTATTGACCTTACGGGCAATATGGGAGATCACTTAATTCGTTATACAATTTGCCGTAGCGTTGCTGAAAAAAATGGTTACAAATTTGGCATAAATCCTATCTCCAGCCACGATTATTATGGTGGTAAACCGCAAATGACATTCTTCAAAGGAATTGATTACGGAGAACCAAATAATACTCCATATGGTCAGTTGCCTCCAGAAACAGATAATGTATGGACAGAAAAAAGAGAACTATATCCAGATCACACTTATCATCCATTTCAACCAGACATATTCGACGTCAGCCCAAATACAAAACTAGTAATTTTTTGTGGTCAAGATGCGCATTATCTTGAAAAAGAAAGGGTAAAAAAGTGGCTTGAAGTTAAAGATGATGTAGCTCTTGAGTCGCAACAAATACTAAATGACAACAATGTCGAATTAGATGATAATCTGTGCATCATTAGTTGTAGAGGCGGAGAATATAAGGGAATCCCAGGTTTGTTTCTGACAAAAAATTATTGGGATAATGCCATAAATTTTATGTTGAAAAGAAATCCAAAAATGAAATTTATGGCTCTTACTGAAGACCCCGAATTCTACAAAACATATTTTGATTTTCCGGTGAATCATTTCAGTACGAGTTGTGACTATTATGCTATTCACAATTGCAAGAACATAATCATAGCGAACAGTGGATTTAACATATTTCCATTGTGGACAAGCAACCAGAATCCTTATATAATTGCCCCCAAATATTGGTCAATTCACAATTATGGTAATACATGGGCAAACAGCGACATGGAATCTTGGGGATTTAACTTTATGGATAGAGAGGGCAATGTAAATGAAGCGTAAGATTTATTGTTGTTTCTGCTTCTTCAATGAACTAGAATTATTGAAATTAAAGTTGGAAGAACTATGGGATACAGTTGATTATTTTGTAATTTCTGAATCAGACGTTACGCATAGTGGAATCTCAAAACCACCACACTTTTTTGAAAACAAAGATAAGTTTGATAAATTCAAAGATAAAATTATTTATCAAGCAGTCAGAGACACACCAAATGATTTTATCAATCTAAAAACCGATCCTAAAAAAGACGACGCAACCAATCTTGTAATACAAAGGGTCATTGATGGAGACTGGTGGGATCACTCAGTTCAAAGTTACGGAAGAGATACCTTCCAAAAGGAAAGCCTGATCAGACCTCTAATATCATCAAATTGCCAAGACGATGATTTGGTTATATTGGGCGATTTGGACGAGATACCGAAAGCCAGTGTTATCAAACAAATTGCAGAAGATTACGACGATGATGAAGTATTTCATCTTCAACATAAGTTTTGCTGGTATTACCTAAACATTGAAAAAACCAATGAAGTGTGGTATGGAAGCATTGTAACATCTTTCAAGAGGTTCAAAGAGCAAAGCTTTTGCGAAATGCGAACACGCAAGGCTGGAAATTTTGTAGATAACGCTGGTTGGCATTTTACCTATATGAATGGGGCGGATGCAATAAAAACAAAAATAGAAAGCTTCGGAGAGCAATCTCTAAACCTTCCACAAGTAAAAGATGGAATTACTGAGAACGTCGAAAACTGCCTGATAAATGGGCACGACCTATATAATAGACCAGCAAGATTCAAGGTTGTTCCAATTGAATACGATACCATGCCAAAGTATTTGGTCGATCATCAAGACGAATTTAGACATATGATTTGGTGAGATATGAAATTAGACAACATTTTTGAGATGAGTTATTGTATAAACCTTGACAAAAGGAAAGATCGTTGGGAAGCATGTGATAAAGAATTCTATAAGTTGAACTTCTATCCAGAAAGATTCAGCGCAATAGAAAATACCAACCCAGTTCTAGGATGTTATCTGTCTCATTTAGAAATATTAAAAAGAGCCAGAGACGCAAACAAAAGCGTATTGATATTCGAAGACGACGTTGAGATAATCAATTTTGAAGAAAAGCTAATTGAAAAGGCTCTGGACGAATTATATTATATGGATTGGTGGATGCTTTACCTAGGCGCAAATTTGATGCGACCATGTTATGAAGTGACAGATCACTTGGCACAACTTACTCATGCACAAAGCACACACGCATATGGAGTTAATAAAAAGTATTTGCCACAAATTATAAATTTCATCGAAAACAACCACACATTCATCGACGTTATTTATGCCGAAGGGATCGTGCCTCAAACTCCATGTTTCATTACAATTCCTATGATGGCAATACAAAGAACTGATTTCTCAGATATAGAAAATCGAGAAATGAATTATGATCTTCCAATCCAGAGATACAAACGGCAACTAGTCAGAAAAAAGAAGGAATTTAAATATGATAACAATTCTGTTTAGCAAAGATCGCGCTATGCAATGCGATTTGGCTATAAACTCATTGAAAGAAAATTGCATTGGAGAACATAAGGTTCACGTCCTCTATGCTTGTTCTAATAAAAGACATGAAGAATCTTATAAAACTTTGATGAACGAGCATCCGCAAATATTCTTTCATAAAGAAAATAACTTCAAGTTGGATTTGTTAGAATTGGTAAAAGATCAAGATTATGTAATGTTTTTAGTCGATGACAATATATTTACCAATAACTTTAATGTATACCACATCTTACGTTTGCTAAACGCTCATCCAGAGTCAATCGGATTCAGCCTAAGACTAGGGGTAAATACCACATATTGCTACTCGTTAGATCAGGAACAAGAAATCCCTCCGTGTGTGAAGTTGGCTGACAATATTTTGATGTTCGGATGGGGCGAAGCAAAAGCTGATTTCAATTATCCCTTGGAGTTGTCAAGCAGCATCTACAAAGTCAAAAATATATTACCAATATTAAATAATACAGATTATAGTAATCCTAATGGCTTGGAATGGAATATGGCGTGTAGTTCTCCAATGTTCAAATCTACTAAACCCATGCTTATGTGCTACGAACAAAGTGTAGCCTTTTGCAACCCAATTAACAAAACACAAAGAGTCAACAACAATAGAAGCGGAACCAATATTCAATATTCAATAGATTCACTCTTGACAAATTTTGAAAAGCGTGGTAAGATTATATATTCCCCATTCAAAGGTTTTATTTCTAATGCTTGTCATCAAGAAGTTGATATTATCATAAATTATAAGGAGAGATAATGGAAGACGATAATAAAGCTAGTTTTATTGTGGTGGTTCAAAACGATGAATTGACTATTGATACCGTAATGAAAGATATTCTTGAAGATTTCATGCCTGATGACGAATTGATTGTTGTACTAAATAATAGCACAGATTCAAGCGAGTCAAAAATTGATAAATATTTGCCAAAACTTCCTAATACTTATACAAAAATTATTCATGCAGATTCAAGAGAAGATAGGGCGTTCGATATTAAAGAGGCTTTGGATGTTGGCAAAGAAAATTCAAGTAATGATTTGAATTTCATTATTTATGGAACGGAATATAACCCCGTAGAGTGGACAAAGGATGACAATAATTGAACAATTAACGGATAAAGATTTAAAAAGATTTTGGTCTAAAGTTGATAAAAGAGGAGAAAACGATTGTTGGGAATGGAGGGGGTGCAAAACAGCAAAAGGAGCTGGAATATTTTGTGCATCAATTAATAATATCAATAAAAGCATTACTGCTCATCATGTTTCCTATTATATTGTAAGTGGAATAGATGCATTTGATAAGCCAATGGAAAAATATTGCAACACAATAGGATGTTGCAACCCGAATCATTATGGGATAAAAATTAAAAAAACCATAAAAGATTTTAAAATAGATGAAAAATTTATGCAAAGGTTTTGGAAAAAAGTAAGAGTCGGCAACCACAATGGTTGCTGGGAGTGGATGGCATCAAAGGACTATAAGGGCTACGGACAATTTAGTGTAAATGGGAAAAGTATTCGATCTCATAGAATTTCATATATGATAAAAAATGGAATTGGTAGCATTCCATCTGGAATGTCTGTTTGTCATAGTTGTGATAATAGATTATGTTGTAATCCAAAGCATTTGTTTCTAGGAACATATGAAGATAATAACCATGACAGACATAAAAAGGGAAGAGACGGTTCTGCAAAAGGGGAAGCTCATGGTGCTGCAAAGTTAAATAATGAAAAAGTTTTGGAAATAAGGTATTTATTACAATTGTCTTCTTTATCAAGAACAGAAATTGCAAAATTATATAGTGTAAGTAAATCTACGATAAATAGAATATCAACTGGAGAAGGATGGAAAAATATAACCATATGAGTAGAAATAATAATAAAAGATATGCAAAAAATTCTAATCCTCTTATTTCCGTCCTAATTCCTTGTTACGGAAGAAAAGAATGGATTCCCCTTACAATTGAATCTTTGCTAAACCAGACTTATGCTAATTGGGAGGGAATATTCGTACAAGACGGAGGCGAAGATATTGATGATGTTCTCGCCAAATATCCAGATAAAAGATTCAAATTGATCAAACACGAAAAAAACAAAGGGCTTCCGGCGGCAAGAAATACCGCATTAAGAAACTGCAATGGTGAATATATTTCCCTTCTCGATAGTGACGACATTTATATGCCATTAGCATTAGAATTTAGATTGTCTATGCTAAAAAAATATAATGTTGAATGCGTTTATACCAGAGCGTTACAAAACATATTTGAAACTAAATTTAATGAATCTGGTCAAAAATATTATCAACTAGTTCATCAACAATTATACTGGAACCAAGAATTTGATAGAGATAGGTTGTTGGCCGTTAATTTATGCCCTTGCAATTGTACTCTTATCTCTCGCAAAGCATGGGAAGATTCTGAATATTGGTTCGATGAAGAATTAAAGACGGGAGAAGATTTTGATTTTTGGATAGCAATATCTAGAAAATATGATTTTAAAAGTTTAAGATTACTAGATTGTGAAGATTCATATCGCACCGAATCTGGTGGTCAAATGACAAGTAATAGAAATTTTTCAGCAGACTTGCCAAGAATTTTTAAACGATGGAGGAATACGGCAACTAATTTGCCTCTCGTCATTGAAATGCAAAATAGTATCTTGAAACAGTCGGGAATCAATCCAGAAGATTACGACCTATGACGCCCCTTATATGGTTTTATGGAGGAGTATTGTCTTTAATAATTAGCGCAATCATTGCATCAAAACATCAAAGAAAGTGAGGTAGGATTTATTGAAAGTTTTATACGTATATGCGGATCAACCCCATGAGCTTAATTGTTCGGTTTTCAACTGTTTCAACCCAACAGATGCAATAAATAAAACGGGAGTTCACACAGCAAGTTATATACACGTAGATCAGTTCGTTAAAAATGAACCAGAAACACAAAAACTTTGTTCTGAAGCCGACATTATTATTATAGAAAGAAATTTTTTCCAAGATGTTTCAACTATGGAGGTTTTTTGGTGGGTTAGAGGAAAAATTTTAGCTGGTATTTGGGATGACGGATATAGCGTAATGCATCAAAGAAATCCGGCATATCCATTTTGGAATAATGGCGAAATAAAATATGTTTTAAAAGACGATCCAAAGGTAGAGCACGTTGGTTATATGTCTCCAAAGCCATTGACCCAAATGAAATATTCTCTCCATTTTTTAAAGGGTGCTCAAGTGGTTTCGGACGCTCTAGTAGAAGACTGGTCGCCTTTTGTAGATTGTTACAAGATCAACAATCACATTGTTATTGACCGTTATACCAACGTAACAGAGCCATTATATCCTCATGATGGAATTTGGATAGGCTGGACGGGTTCTTTGTCACATAGAGATTCATTTGAATCGTCCGGTTTGCTTCGTGCTTATCGTAAAATTTGCAAGAATTTTCCCAATGTAAAAGTTTTGATTACTGGCGACAAAAGAATATATGATGAATTGGATGTTCCTAACACAAGAAAAATGTTTAGCGGATATGTACCAGCAGAGCAATATCCATCATTGATTAAAAGTCTCGATATTTGTACAATTCCATTAGCCGGAGAATATGATAAGAGGCGTAGCCAAATCAAACCATTAGAATGCCTAGCACTCAAAGTTCCATTTGTAGCAACCAACTTTCCGAACTACAATCATCTTGCTCCATATGGAGTATTCACAGAAAATGGTTGGGAAAATTGGGAAAACGCTATTGCAGAATCGTTAGAAAAACTTCCAGACCTTCGAGAAAAAGCAGTTGAAGTTGGGTATCCATTCGCACTAACGCAAGATATTGATCTACACGTGCAAGAAAGAATTGACCTGTATCAGATGTTGATAGACAAACCGTATAGATATTAGGAAAAATATGAAAAATATTATTATAGCCGTAGATTGCGATGACGTGTGCATTAACTTGATAGACCGTTGGCTGTACGAATACAATAGTGACTTTGAAGACAACCTAACGAGAAATGACATAACCGATTGGGATGTACAAAAATTTGTCAAACCCGAATGTGGCACAAAAATATACAGATATATCGAAGATAAAACGATGTATGATTATTGCCAACCAGTTGCGGATTCATTAGAAGGCGTAAATCTTTTACGAACCATGGGTAGAGTTATTTTTGTTACTCACCCCACAATTGGAACTGCCGGAAGAAAATATGTCTGGCTGAAAGAAAACGGATATATTGATTCAATGGAAGATTATGTAGAAGCAAAAGATAAAAGTCTAATCAATTTTGACTTCCTGATTGACGACAATTATCACAACATTTGCCGTTACAAAAATAGTTTCTTATTCAACCAACCATGGAATGAAAAATATTTCTATGCGCAACGCATAAAAAACTGGAGAGAATACATCGACGCAAGGAAGTCCAAATGAAGATAGTTACCATTTCGGGTGAAGCAAGGCATGGCAAGGATTCTACCGCAAATATTCTGAAATCCATGTTAGAATCTTTAGATAGAAAAGTATTGATTATTCATATGGCAGACTATTTAAAATATATATGCCAAAAATATTATGAATGGGATGGAAAAAAAGATGAGTCGGGAAGAAAATTGCTTCAATATGTTGGAACTGATAAAATAAGAAAAAAGATTCCTGATTTTTGGGTGGACACAGTTATAAGACTTCTAGAAGCTTTTGGAAATGATTTTGATTATGTCCTAATACCAGACACAAGATTTAAAAACGAGATAAACAAGCTTAGAGATTTTGGATTTGCAACATTAGCGGTCAAAGTAGTAAGGTTAAATTTTGAAAACGATCTTACTCTAGAGCAACGCAATCATCCAAGCGAAAGAGCATTAGACGATTTTAAGTTTGATTACACCATTGAGTCTGAATCTGGAATGGCAAATCTAGCGGTTGAAGTAAATAAATTTTTCAGCAAATACATAAACGTGTGGTAAAGAAAGGAAAAATAATGGTAAAAGGTTTAACTGACTTTAAGCTAAGTGAAAATTTTATAGAAAAATATAAAACCAAACAACCGCCATTTGGTTACAATGGTTTAGGCGAACTAGTATATATGCGCACTTATTCGAGAATTAAGGATGATGGCAAAAACGAACTATGGTGGGAAACTATTCGTCGCGTAGTAGAAGGTATTTATAATATTCAAAAAGAACATATTGATCATGGAAATCTGGGCTGGAATGCTATGAAAGCTCAAAAAAGCGCTCAAGAGATGTATGATCTCATTTTTAACATCAAGTTTCTTCCTAGCGGAAGGGCTTTATGGGCATTAGGAAGTAAGGTAATTACAGAAAAAAGACTGGCAGAAGCATTATATAACTGTTCGTTCATTTCAACTGAAAGCATAAAAGATGATCCGTCCTTATCCTTTAGGTATGCAATGGACATGTTAATGTGCGGTGTTGGAGTTGGATTTGATGTAAGAGGCGCGGGGACAATTACAATCAAAAAACGATCTGAAAAAATGGAAGAATATCTTATTCCAGATAGCAGAGAAGGATGGGTAGAATCTGTTGGAAAAGTAATTCTATCATTTTTTGGTCATCCTACCCCAATTTTAGATTATTCTCTTATAAGACCAGAAGGTTCTCCAATTAAAACTTTTGGTGGAATTTCTGCCGGAGAAAAACCATTAAAAGAATTGCATAATTCTATTATTAATATTTTATCTTTATGCGAAAATAAAGAAATAACACAAAGAAACATTGCCGATATCTTCAATTTAATAGGCAAGGCTGTTGTAGCCGGAAATGTTCGTAGAAGCGCAGAAGTTGCTCTTGGGTTTGAGAATGATGAATTTTTAAATCTGAAAAATTATACCATAAATCCAGAAAGAGAATCTTTTGGTTGGTCGTCTAATAATTCTGTTATGGCGGAAATTGGTTCTGATTATAGTAAAATTGCAGAAAGAATTAGAGATAACGCGGAACCAGGAATCGTCTGGATTGAAAATTTACGTCAATTTGGTCGTATGCGAGAATTAGAAGCAGATAATAAAGATTTTAGAATTATGGGAGGAAATCCATGTTTAGAAATTGGATTGGAATCATCTGAATTATGCAATCTAACTGAGGTGTTTCCAAATAGGAACAATACCAAAGAAGAATTTTTAAGAACATTAAAATATGCATATTTATTTGCAAAATCCGTCACACTAATTGAAACGTCTTGGGTCGAGACAAATCGAGTTATGATGCGCAATCGCAGATTGGGGGTTTCTGTTACTGGAATATCACAATTTATCGCAGACCATGGAATAAGCGAACTAAAAGATTGGCTAAAAACAGGATATGACACACTCAAAAATTACGACAATATTTACAGTGAATGGTTTGCCATTCCTAGGTCTATAAAATTAAGTACTGTAAAACCATCTGGAACTCTTAGTCTTCTTGGTGGTGCAACTCCAGGAGTACATTACCCAGAAAGCAAATATTATATTCGTAGAGTAAGACTTGCAAACAATTCATCTTTATTATCAGTTTTAGAGAAATCGGGATATAAAACAGAACCAGCGTTTGGACAAGAAGATTCAACTATTGTTGTAGAGTTCCCAATTTTTGTAGGAGAAAAAGTTCGAACGCAAGAAGATGTTTCTATGTGGGAACAATTAGCACAGGCTGCATTTATGCAAAAATATTGGTCTGATAATGCAGTTTCTATTACAGTTACTTTTGATCCAGAAACAGAAGGAAAAGACTTAGAACGAGCGTTAGATTTTTACCAATATCAGTTAAAGGGCGTAAGTTTTTTGCCAAGAATAAAAGAGGGAGCATATAAACAAATGCCTTATGAAAAAATTGATAAAGAAACCTATGAAAATATGATAAGTAAATTAACGCCATTAGATTTTGGCTCTATGACCAACTCATCCGAAGCAGAAATAGAAAAATATTGCACCAATGATACGTGTTCATTATGAAAAATAATAAAATTTCAGACAATGAATTAATTGATTTTTATATAAATAAAAACTATTCTATTTTAAAAATATCTAAAATAACAAAAATTTATACAGAATGGATTTCTAAAAGGTTAAAAATACTTGATATAAAAATAAGAAACGGAAATGATACAAGTTATTATGAAAATAGAAAAAAAATATTTTACCCATGCGTTATATGTGGAAACCCAAAAACTATAGAATATCACAAATCTGGAAATTTTTATTGTTCAAGACACATTTCACAACTGGATGAATATGGAAAAATATTACCTAGAACAAAATTTGATAAAAATGAAATACATATTCTTGGAAAATATGTTTCAATGGATTTATATAATTCTAAAAATAATAAAGTTGGAGAAAGTTTATTTGATCTAGAGGACTTAGAAGTTTTAATAAAATATAAATGGCAAAAAGATAAACAAGGCTATGTTGTTACATTAATAAAAGATGACGAAACGGGAGATAAGCACAGATTGACAATGCATAGATTTTTATTAAATCCACAAAAATATGAGATTATTGATCATATAAATTGTGACAAATCAGACAACAGAAAAGAAAATCTTAGAATTGTTGACAAAAGTAAAAATGAAATGAATAAACCTTTGAGGAATGATAATTCTTGTGGTTATAGAGGAGTTTATTGGAATAAAAACAAAAATTTATGGATTGCAGAAATGAACTTGAATGGTAAAAAGATTTTAAATAAAGGATTCAAAAATAAAGAGGATGCGATTTTATGCAGAGAAGAATCTGAGGTAAAATATTTTGGAGAATATAGATACAATGATGCAAATAAAAATTAAATATTTATCAGATAAAATTGAAAAAATTAAAAAATCTGACATTGGAGACTGGATTGACCTTCGTGCTTCTGAAAATATAGAAATGAAATCAGGAGAATATAAATTGATCCCATTGGGATTGGCAATGAAATTGCCAGATGGTTATGAGGGGTATATTGTTCCTAGAAGTTCAACCTTAAAGAATTTTGGTATTATTCAAGGAAATCATTTTGGCATAGTTGATAATTCTTATTGCGGAAATGATGACGAATGGAAAATGTCAGCATACGCCGTTAGAGATACTAAAATAAACATAAATGATCGCATTTGCCAATTTAGAATACAAAAGAAGCAACCAGAAATAGAATTCTTAGAAGTAGACGACTTAGATAATAAATCTCGCGGAGGCTTTGGTTCTACTGGTATATCCTAAAAATGGTAAAAAAAAGACTATACCGTTGGGTATAGTCTTTTTATTTTCGTTCTATTTTATATCCAACTCTGGATGGGCATCACGGATAGCACGTAACGAAGCTTTCTCCGCATCAGAAAAAATAGGTTTTTGTTCTGGAGGTGCAAGCTTCAACATATAATTCGTAGAATTTACCACCCACCTCTGAATATTTGGATCAATTCTCCACATCTTATTGACCAAATCTACAGCATAAACACTTACTATATTTTCAACCGATAAATCCATTTTAATATCAATGCCAAGTTCATTTCTAGTGTCAACTGGTTTAATGCAAACAGCTCTAAACATCTCTGGAAGTGCAGGAACTACAGGAGGAGGCGGTGGGGGCGGAACAATCTTTTCCATATAACTAGGCGAACTTACGACCCATCTCTGGATATCAAGCGGAGCAATCCTCCACATTCCATCCGATCTTTCCTCATATACGTTTACATAGTCTCCAACCCTTAAATCCATTTTAATGTCAACGCCAATTTCGTTTCTGGTATCGACTGGCTGAATACATTTTGCCAAGAATAGAGCATCAGGGTCTTTTTCTGGAACAACATTTGTAACTTCTCCACCGCTATACAAATCCCACTCATCAACAGTCCCCAAGAACACATTTAGATCAAGTCCTTTTGTTTCAAATCCAAGAATCAATCCTTCGGGAATACCGTCATTATTTATATCGCCATCACTAGCATATTGCCAAATAATAACCTTTCCCCTCCATCCAGCAGCTTTTACAGCGTCTACAATGTTCTGGTAAGTAATTAATTTGTTATACCATGCAATCCATAAAGTCCTGTCTTTTGCCCAATCATCAAATGAACTGAGTAAACTTGGAGAAGTATATATTTCAGTATATTTACCAGAAAGAACATCATACGTTTCACAATATGATTTCATAATTGTATTAAAGCTTGCCCTATGTGAAGAAATCAAACCTCCATAAGTGCTGGCTTCGCAATCTAGGGCGATAGGCATTGAGCTTGGATCAGATTTCAACAAATTCCAGCATGTTTCTGCTTGAATTTCTCCCCATTCGGCATCAGTCGTTGTCGTATATCGGTTAGAATAATAATCCCCATACCAATACGTCTTGCGTTTGAATTTTCCTTTTGATTCATTCCAGAACCATTTGAATGCCCGATCTTCGACCAGACCATATCCAACACGTACTATAAAACCTTGTATGCCTATCGCTTGCAGCATATCTAATTCTGGTTTATATGCCGTATCTGGATTGTCTTGGTATTGCGAAACATCCACCAATCGTACCGGATAATCTCTAAACGTTGTCATTGCCTCTCCTATTATTTTTTTGTTTTGATATCTTATCGCAATCCACCATACCCATATTTACAGATGACATCGGCGTTAGATTTTCTCTTCGCATTTGTTCAATAAGGGTCTTATTATATTGTTCCGAATTGTTCAATTTGCATTCGAGAATTGAAATCGTTCTGCTCTGTTCCTCTATTTTTATGTCTTGCAAATCCAATCTCTCACTTTGAGTTGTGATTGTATTTGCTTGTTTACGAATTATTTCTTCCTGGACATCTACTTTATCTTCTAATGCGTTCAACCTTTTATTTACCTCTATGGTTTCTAACGCGGTTTCAGTAGCGAGGCCTTTATATAACTTGGCAATATCCGCCTCTTTACTTTCATTGCTCAAGTCTGCACCTTTCAATTCTTTAGGAAACATTTTTTTGGAGCGAATAATCGCATATACAGATGCAACAAGCGATACTAAACCTACTCCAAAAATGCCAACTACCCAATATATTAAACCTTGAATTTGCGTAATGTCCATTTTTCATTGCCTCCATCTTTTAACGAAGTTAATCTTGCTCTGGCGCTAGAGGCAAAAGCCCCGCCCATTAGGATCATTAATGGTCTCATAATAAGCAATCCATAAGGGCTTACATCGACAGGATTGCCAATAATATGTTCTACGATTAAGAAAATGTACGATATTGTAGCTAATCCACAAACAATTGCAGAAAAGGCTTTTATCCAAGAGTACATTTGTCTTTTAGATAATAACAAAAATTCAATATTCCAATATGTGGCAAAACTAAAAATAATAGCCCCACATATCATCATTATGAATCCAAATATAGTAAGAAAGTCATTCAAAGCGTCAAAACTCATATAATATCCTCCTACCGATAATAAATATATGTTTTAGAAAATTTTTTCACGGTTCCTCCATTTTACAAAATTGCATAATACATATAGGTGGTACAATTTTTTATACCACCATATATACTGTTAAAATCTGCTTAAAAGTATAATTTTATGTAAATTATATTTTCCACCAATTTGAGTTGTCAGAAATCACTCTTACACTTTGCAATCCAGTCAAATCAACTTGAGAAGCGCTATCTATCAAACCAGCAGCAGTTATGACGCTTACGGTCATACTTCCACTATTTTTAACGATATATGGCAGCCCAAGTTTTCCTACCGGAGTTGGCAACGTGATTAAAGAACTTCCCGTTACTAGGCAAACATAATCGGTGTTCAATAATGAATAATCACTTGTTTTTGAAACAATAGGAACTGGAGCCGCAACATACGATGCACTTCCAGAAGTTACATGCCCATATACATCTACGTTCACCTTGACATATGAACCAGCAGTAACACCAGATGCATTATGTTTTATTTGTGATCCAGTTGTGGTAGACATTATTCCAGAACCAGCGATTCCAGCAAGAATAGTCGTGTTCGTATAGCTTCCGGTTGTTGAATCATAGGAATATAATGCTTTTCCAACTACACCAGTTGCGGTTATCGGCATAGCAACTATGCTTCCAGATATTGCATGTCCATAAACGTCAAATAATATTTTGTTATATGAGCCAGTTGTTATACCAGATACATTATGCTTTACACTAGAACCCGTTGTATCTGACATGACTCCAGAACCAGAAATCTCAAATAATACGCTGCTTCCAGATATGCCACTATCTTGAAGTGTTCCGCTACCACTAATTGATATCCAATTTCCAGATATTCCAGAAATGCTTATCTGATCTGCGGTAGTAGTTCCCATCAAGACATAATATGTTCCATTATAAACAAATAGAGCATATCTTCCAGATTTCAAATCCCCCGATTCCATATCTACCAAATTTCCAAGAAAATCTATTTTCTTTAAAGTTATTATGCCAAGACTATTTATGTTCAAAGTAACTGCACCCGTATTGACCGCATTTAACTTTAAAGTTATCATAGAATTTGTTAAATATGAACTTATTCCAGATACGGTAGCTTCATAATAATTTTCAGTAATTACACTAGCATTTACATTGACAAGCAAATTGCTTTGTATGCTAAGTATTGATCCGCTAACTGTTCCGGCAAAATTATCAATGAGAACCATGTTTGAAGAATTTCCTGCCACTGCTAATCTGAAAGTTTGAAAAGTTGTAGCAGAACCAGACGCGGTATCATAAGTAGTTAGACCTAAATTTGTTGTTGTGGTCACACTAATTTTCTCCTTTCAGAATTTATACAGTAACGGTATCCATTTCGGATAGTAATATGCCGTCTAAATCGCTTAATAAACTTCCGTCAAAATAGCTTACCATATAATATTGTTCGCAAGTAATTGTAGGAACTAAAGATATGCTTGGAAGTGTAACGTTCGAATTTCCCAATGTCAAATTTTGATTCATCGTTGCCATCATTGCATTAGGAAGGGCAACATCAACCGCGCCCATTCCTTGCAACATTTTAATTACAATATTCATCACGGGTGCTTTTATTGAAACCGGAATAGCCAGTGATTGTATCAATTTTATCAAAGATGACGTAAACCCTAAAGATACCTTTTTTATATCTATATTTGATACTAAATTGAATCTTAATACGGCTTGACTAAACCCAATCTCAAATTTATTGTGAATATTGATAAACCATGATATAGCGGGTTCAATTTCGCCAGAAATCACGCCAAAACTATGAGAATTTCTAATATAAGAATTAAAGGAATGGGAATTGTTGATAAACGAAGTAAACATTCTACTATTTCGAATATAAGAATTGAACGAATGTTTAGCTGGCATAATTACCTCCCATTAATTTGTCATTGAAAACGATATTGCGCTTGCAGAAAATGAAACAGTTGTGGCATCCTGTACGATTTTTGGAGATAACAATGTTTGATAGAACCAAACATTTCCAGTAGCAGATGCGGAAGTATCCGCCAAAAATACATCGGAAATGGTTCCCCAAGATGCTGTGCTTACCGGAAACGTAATATCAACATTATTATAAAGAGAACCACTAGAAGAATAGGTAAAGTTAGATTTGTTATTTGCCAATCCAACTCTAGCATATCCTTTACCTCCCGTTGGTTCTGTTGCATTAGAACCGCTACTAGAAATAGTTGTTGTACTTAAACCAATATAATAATTGGCTGGAGGCGAAAATGACACACCTCCAAACATATTATTAAGTACTGATCCAGATGCATAATAAGTTATGGACATCGGTTTGCCTCCTTATGAAATTTGAGAAAATATTTGAATAATCCCTTGTGATGGCCTGGCAACACTAGAGCCAGTTGTTATCACGGGTTGATGTATGAACTTTCCAGATAGAGTTGCCGTATCAGTAGGCGCAAGTATCACTTGCATTCTGTTATTTGGAACGCCAGGAACAGTTGCGTTTTTTGTTAATATGGCACTTCCACTTCCATATCTCGCCATCTCCCAAGTACAAGTACTGCCACCCAAGTCCATCGCCGTACTTCCGCTAGTATATATATCAAACGTAAATTCTTGTTCTGTTCCGGCAATAAATGAGACTTGTTCCAAGTCACAAGCCGTAACCAAAGAAAAGGACATTGTTACCCTCCTTCCTTGACAGGCGTTTCTTGAGCCTGTTTTTGTTCGTTTAATTGTTGAATGACCTGTTGCAACGTATATATTGAGTTATAAAGCAACTGAAGATTTGGCATCCCCTTCACTTCTAATTGATTCAACGTATTGTAGGTGTCAACAAGTTTTTTAAATGTTTCAAAATCTAAATTGTACATAATTCTCCATTTTAATTTTCTTCACCAGAAATTTTTTTAAGATCGGCAATAGGAACGCCACTTACTTTCTTGATATTTTCGAAAAGAACTCCACCAATAGATTTTATTCTACCAGCAACACCAGAAATTATCCCCATATATACATATCCATTTTTTTGTCCTGCAATTGCTATGTTTCCAGTATTATTTATGCCAATAGATTGCCATGTGCCAGAAGTTTCTAAACTCCAAGATGCTCCAGAATTAAAGGAAGAATATATGCCATCCGCATATTCTATTGATAGCGCAATTGCTCCAGCGCCAGAGCACGAAACGCCTTCCCAATCATTATATTCTGTTCCAACACTCCAAGACGAACAAGAATCGTGAGAATAGTATACATATCCCCCTTCTTTTGAGGCATATACCTTTGTTCCGGTTGTATCGCAACCAACTCCAGTCCAACTATAATTATCTTCTAAATCTCCACCAGGAGCAGTCTGCGTCCATGAAATGCCATAGTTAATGGAAAAATACAACCCTCCCCACCCTCCTCCTATCATAAAACGTCCATCTGCACTACATGCTAAATTATCAGTAAATCCCAATCCTTCGCTTGCCAAAGACCAACTTATGCCATAATCAGACGATAAGTACAAATTATCGTAACTATATTCCCCTACTATTATATATCTTCCGTCTGAACTCATAGCCGATCCGTACCAATCACCATCATAAGGAGAACCAGTGGGAAATATTTCATTCCAAGTAGAACCCGAAGTATGCGATAAATATATTCTTCCACCATTTTCTCCCGCCAACATGTAACTTCCATCGCTACTGACACATACCGTAGACCATCCTTGAATGCTTGGGTTTGTGCTTGGTGAAATTTCCGCCCACGGGCTTCCGCTAATGGGATTATTTACATAAACGTATCCGTTATTATAATCTCCGGCTAATTTAATTGTTCCAGAAGAATCAATTGCAACTTCATACTTTGATTTTTTTTGAAATCCAATATATGGATAAATATTGCCCCAAGTTTCTCCTTGATCTAAAGATTTGAATATTGGATTACTTCCTCCAACCACCGCATAGACAATAGATGATGAGCTTCCGCTAAAAAATGGCGGATATGTTAAATTTCCTATCGTAAATGTTTTGGAACTCCATGAGTCGCCTGAATTTAAAGATTTATAAGTTCCCTTCGTCCCACATGCAACAAATGCACAACTTGCATCCATACTCATACTTCCAAAACCAAGAACGTTACCTCCTGGGCTTGCTATTATGATTATTTTGCTCCAGTTGGCTCCGCCATCATGCGTTGTAAAACATCCAAAAGCGTAAGAAGGGGCTCCAGATAAACTTCCAAAAACAACCATGTTGGAAAAGGTATCATCATTCGCCATCGTATATGCCAAATAAAAATTAGTATATGGTTCATCCAATACAAGATTCCATGTATAACCATAATCAATTGAAACTTGTATTTGCTGGTAAGTAACTCCAGACACATAAACGTTCCTTGTAAGTACGGACATCTTGCTTCCATCCGAGCTTATAGATGTTACCATTATTATGCACGTGCTATAACTTGCGTGCTGAACATAGGCATTCCAAGTTAATCCATAATCCCTAGATACAAATACACATCTCTCATTTCCTCCGCCACTTGCTGCGTCTGCCCTAACTATAATATACCTTCCATCAGAGCTACAATGAATTTGATTATAAGATTCATAAAGACCTAAGTTATGTCCTGCTGGTTGCACAGCAGTATATTCTTTGGTGTCTCTATCATAAATCATAACCCAATTTAGATAGACTCCATTACCAGAACACAGATATATGTTTCCACTATTAGATGGGGCTGCTACTTGTGGAGTGCCATATTCGGGAGGTGTCGTAAGCTGTTCCCAAGTTAATCCGGCATCGTAACTTGCATAAATAAGGCTTTCAGCAGAAGAAGCCACACAAATTGTCAGACCGTCTTGGCTTATCGAAACTACTCCCCAACCATCACCATAATTTGAATCAATATCATATTTCGCCAAATCTTGCTTTGTCCATGTAATTGCCATTATAGCATCTCCACCTGTACCAAACTAGGATTAAAGAAAATTTTATTGCTTGCAATTGCAACTCCTAAAATTTGAGCCACAACATTAGTTCCAGTTGGAACACTTTGTGTCATGCTTCCTCCAGTTCCTAGATATATAAGTCCGCCAACCGCCCAAGACCACGAACTACTTGTGGCAATTCCGTATAATAAGAAGTGATTATTTCCCGCATACATGACAAGGCAATTAGAGGATGCTATTGCCGTATTGCTGGCAGGATAAACCACTCCAGACGAAGCCACTCTTCCAACCGCTCCGAAGGAAAACGCTCCCGATGAGGAAAAATTATATTCAACTCCGCTTACATCCCCAGCAGCCGGATTAGATAAAATCCACGCATTTCCAAGCATTCCGGCAGAAGAGCCTGACACAGTAGTACCCGTTAAAATGCCATTGGTAAATTTCAACGCTCCAGAACCAATTGGGAATGTTCCACTCGCACCCTTTTCTCCAGCAGAATAAACATAACCATTAAGATTGATCTTTGTAGAACCATAGGTTGCCGTATTGCCAATGGTTACTTGATTTTGGTGATAAAGAAGAGCAGAATTTCTACTAATGGTAAGGGTACCAGACATTCCAGCTACAGATAGGCTAAATGCGCTATCTACACCAATCGTTGAAACTCCAGTTGCACTTTCGTACATTCTCGAATGCGCCCAATAAATATTGCTTCCAACTAGATTGATCCCCCTGATTGTTCCAGCATTTATAGTGTCTGCATTGATATTTTTTAAGTGGCTTCCATCAAGCAAGCCGAGAAGATTGTCCGCATAGAAGTTTCCACTAAAAACAGCAGTATCGCCATCTATCCACAATCTCCCCAATTGAACTTTTCCATCGCTTCTGATGTAATTGCCATGGTCGTCAAATAATCCATTTGGATTTATATGCCATCCACCAATGTCTCCAGAAGAAGCGTTGATCTGACCAGAAAATGTTCCAGATGCACCAGATATGTTTCCGGCAAAAATCAAATTACCGTTCGTATCAATGTAAAGCTGATTGGCAAAACTTCCAGAAGAAGCTCTTTTTTGGATGACTATACCCACATTTGGGTCTAAAATTATCTTGCTATTCCCGTCGCTCTTCGTCAAAGTAAAGCTTGCATCATACAGCGTTGCACCAGCACCATCAACAATAAAAGTATTGTTTTGGTTGCTGATAAGAAGTTGATTGCTGGCAATCAAGTTACCAACGATTACTTCTGCAACCAGTCCATAATATGATCCGCTACTCGTACTGATCTGACCAAGAGCCAGTCTAGATGTTTCAAATCCATCATCAGAAAACGCCAGAACACCATTGTTCATCCATAGTTGGTTAGGGCTGAATGAATTTGTTCCGGTGGACTGTCTTACTCGAATGCCGTTCTGGTTGATCAAAATATTTTGTCCAGAGCCACTAACAATATTGTTAGTAGCGGCGTCCAATGCAGAAGTGATAAAAGATGAAACAACATCTTTGTAGTTATTTCCCCAACTCGACCATTGCTCAGAATTGAAGCTGGTAGAAATAGCTGATTGAGCCATCTGATCAAACAAATCAGAAAGTATATAACTGCTATTATCTAACCGCAATCTGTTTCCAAATATCAATGAAAAATCCGTTGGATCGTCATAGTTTAGGTCAAATCCTAACAAAACCGGATAGGATAACGTGCCATCTCCTAGTTCAAGCGTAACCACAGCCCCAAGAACAAGTTGATCAATAAACGGCTTGAAAACTTCGGTAAATATAAAGTTAGCAGATTCAACCGTAAATTCATATCTCGGTTGTGATATTTTTGCAAGAACATCTACAGCTTGATCATAAAGAGATTGCGCCTGAGCCTGTATTTCTACTACGCTCATGATGTCTGTTTGGATAAAGTTTTCATTATTGTAAGTTGATCCTATAACAAACGGAGACAACTCAATTAATTGAACTTGCGTAAAATTCGTAGTAAATGATAAATCCGTATTTATCGCGGTCAATTGCGCGGTTACTGAAACAATTGTTGCTTCTAATGCTGTAATTTCAACATTTTTTGCATCAATCAATCCTTGCTGTGCCTCCAATTGAATATTTATATCTGAGAAACTCAATCCCTGTTGGATACGTACCGACTTCACACCCTCCAAAGAATCAAAAGTCGTTTGCAGTTCAACGAGTTCAGCTTCTTTCGTAATCAAATATGCATTATCATTTTGTAAATCTGTAAGTAAAGAAGCGTAAGAAGCTTGGCTTGCAACCACCTTATTTTCCCAAATTGTAATTGCATCTACAAGACCTTGAGACATCCAATTGGTGGATTTAAAATGTGAAAAATTATATATTGTATTCGTGCCCAAAGGATTGACTTGATTTATGCTTAAATTTCCGCCACCATATACCGTCAAAGCGGTGATAAGCTCGTCCGTTTTTTCCTTGATCTTGATGTTCTCAATAAGGTTATCGTAGCTCAAATAGATATCGGTGTTTGTCGTAGCGCCTTCTGTCGTATAAGCCGATATTGTTTTATTTATAGTGTCAAAATCGAAAACACATTGGTAGGTCGTTTCAACTGTCTGCATCAAGAAATTGTAGATAGTAGAGTCGCTCTCATCAAAAGTTCTATATAACATCAATAAGGGCGCATCTATATGACCAACAGACCACCCAGGCAAATATGTTAATATCGTTCCTATTAGCGTTGTCGAAGGGTTGAATAAATCATAAAACTTATAAGTACCTTTAAATCCAGTTATCTTCTTTGTTACCAATTCTACTTCTAATGATTCCGCAGTAATTGTCTTTGTTTCGGCAATTCCGTTACCTTCTCTTTCAGGTTCGGTTATCATGAAGTATCCCAAACCTTCCAAATAAATTAGGCGTCGATATTCTAGGTAGTCATAATATTCTACTTTTTCACCATCTATATATGCGTCTGCAACGAAAGAAATTGATCCCAAACTGTTATATCTTGGCATAAACTTTCTATCACGTATACGCCCAAGCGAATACAGTTGTGTCTTGTCTGGATTACAAAGAATAAAGCTAGGAGGTTCATATAACCCAAAACTATCAAAATCTTGATTCATAAAACCTCCTTTTATCCGCCTATTTTTCTAGCAAATTGATATGTCATCTTAAATGAATATAATCCACCAGCCAAAGTTAGCGAATTCAAACCAGGCAAAAGCCTGAACCATTTTTTATTAAATGCTCCCAATCGGTTTCCTCCATCAGAAACAATTGATTGAGTATAGTTGTTTACAGTTACCGTCTCACCAGAAGTAAGAGGCGTGGTTGCAGAGCCAGAAAATATGAAGGCTCGTTCACCATCTGTATGATTTGTCAATGAAATGCTGTTGCCTATATTATTTGTCTTAAATTCTATTGTAGGATACAGATAATCAGAATCGTCCGAGTTGTTATCAAAAGTAAAGTTTAAATTTTGAATTACGCCATCTGAAAATGTGTAAGACAACGATTTTTCTTCTGTAAATCCATAAGGAGCGTCACATTGAGCATGTAACGTCACCCCTCTTTGTATGTTGCCCACATATTTGTTTTCAGCAGAAATGAACATAACATTGAAATATACATCTCCAATATCATCTTGGCATATTCTTAATGGCAAATATGTATTTCTTCCCAATAACCATTTTGATATAAACGATCTATCAACACCAGTAATGGAGTCGATACCTCCTATAGTTAAATCAAAAGTCAAGGGGGTATTCATGCTTTTGCCATAAAAATATGGTTTTTGCTTTCGATACAACCATGTTTGGTAAACAGTCGATTCACTTCCAGCAGGAGAATCTTCTGCTCCTCCAGTTTGTTCAAAGTTTAATATTCTAAGGTTATAAGATTCACTTGTAACATTATCGAATATAAAATAATCTCCATAAAACATGTATTTACCTCCTTTCAGATTGCATTACAACATCGTGGCGAGAAAAGTTTCTCTCGCCACGATATCCAAAGTTATTATAAACTATACGAATTCGCATTCTTCTGATTTCCCCTCAACTTCATCGCCTTGTAAACCGTTGTCAATATTACCTCTTTCAATTCTGGCAATACTGTTTTATCAAGGTTTCCAGCAACATTGAAGTTCATCTCTACGTTAGGAATGCTGTTGCTTCCTGCAAAGTTGGCAATCAAATTTGGCAAAGTTGTGTTTACAAACATTTTCATTTGTCCTTCATTTGCGACAACTTCTCCCTTTAGCAATTTCGCATATTGCTCAGCCTCTTTTATTTTTGGCAATCCACCAACAATACCGCCAGAATGATGAGTCTGAACGGCATTCATCAGATCGTATCTGTCAATCTTTGAAGTGGTTGCGGCAGTAGACGATATCCCAGAAGATAGCGCATCCATCTTGTCATATTTTGATGCAGGTGCATCCACTCCACCATAATTAGAAGGAAGAGGCGAAGAAACTGCTTTTGGAACATAGCTACCCCCACCACCACCATATGAAGAGGCAACCGCATTTTGTGCGTCTCTCATCTTCCATAGTTTGGCTATGGTTGCGTCTACACCATCCCCATATTGACGATTCCATTCCAATAAAGCCTGATAGAAACTTTCGCTTCCAGCAGACAATAAAGCCATGGCATCTTGTGTAACTTGACCAGTATGAGCAAGATATTCATCAATTGCTTTTGTCTTGGCGTCTATCATTTCTTTGTATCTATTGTATTCTTCATCCAAGGCATCAGTTTGGGTTTCTAACGAATGATCAGCTTGAGTTTTGTCAATATCTTCAACCGCTTTTGCACGATCAGCCTCAAGTTCCAGTCTGCGACGTTTACCCTCTTCGCTATTATCGAATTGAAGTTGAAGTAATTCATTTTCGATATCGCTCAGAGTTTTATTCTTACTTGCAAGTTCATCCTGATAATCGGCTTCATCATGCGCGAGTTGTAATGATTTCTTACGTGCATCTATTATTTTCTTATAACCGTCAAGTTGATCTTTAAGAGAATCTTTCTCATCTTCTTTTTGTTGTCTAATCATTTTTATGGTTAGCTCAAGAAGATCATTGTACGCCTGTTGAGCATCACTAAGTTTATTGGTTGAACCAGCAGCACTAGACGTGGCACTTGCCATGGCGTTAGTCCAATATGTGCCATCTTTCATTTGACCCAAATAGGTCTGCATTACTTTTATTCCGGCATCATTGGTTTTTAACTGAGCTTGCGAATTGGTCAATATTGCTTTTGACGCTGCTATTTGATTATTAGCGCTATTTATCGCGGCAATTGCAGCCTGACCATAAGCACCTTCTAGAAATCTTAAGGCCTGAATTTTAGCATTGGTTGTGCTGATAACCGTATTTGCAGAAGAAATATTTGCTTGAGCTTCTTGAATAGTTGCGTTCAACGTAGTCGAAACTTGTTGTGCCTTAGCAATAGCCTCTTCCATTCTTGCTATTGTAAGCTGTTTCAATACATCTGTATTTAATCTTATCTGACCATTTTCAATGGATAATGCTTCCGTATATTTATCTGGAAACATTGCTTTAAGTTGTTCAACCTGTTGCATTGATACTTCGCCAGATTTTTCATAAGCCGTCATCAAACCGACTACTTCATCAGCAAGAGATGAAATTTCCGCTTTAGCATCATTTGCTGCTTTTGATAATGCTTCTAAATCTCCAATAGCCGCTTTGTCACCAGCTTTTGGAGCAGGAATATCAGACATCGCTTGTAGTATGTGTTGTTGACCCTCATATTCAATTTTCAAGTTCTGAGCAGCAGCGACCTGATCAGCCATTTTGTTGTACTCTTCCGTAAGAGTCTCAACCATTTGCTTTGCGCCAGCGCCAGTTTTAGTCTGGTATTCAGATATCTTCTCTGCCAGATCAACCATACGTTCTTGTGGAGTCAAATCCTCTTTTCCGGCATATCCGCCAGTAGAAGACATCGTAGCATAACCCGTCTTTTGTGACAAATATCCAGACGCTTGTTGATATCTTATTTTATTTTGTTCTATAAAGATGGTGGCTTGAGCTTCCGCTTGTTTCTTTATCCATTCTACATTTGTAGCAATGGCATCACTGTTACCAGATATAGCATCAGTATAAAGATTTATTCCATCTTTAGATGCACCATATTTTGTTACCAAAATAGATTGTATATCAAGCAATCTTAAAGTATCTTCTGCCGATTTTTCTTGCTTGGACGCCAATGTTTCATATTCGTCCGCAAGACTCTTTAATTCTGATTGATTGGAAGCTGTTATTTCTTGACTTTTCTTAAAAGAATCATATAAGTCCATCATTGATTCTTTAAATTTTCCAATCTTAATAATTCCAATTATAAGCGTGGCTATAATAATACTTATTCCAGCCGTTGCTACTCCCATAGCTAATGACATTCCGGCGGCGGCTGTTCCAGCCGTTACCTCGGCAGCAGTAACAAGACCCAAAGATGTAGAAAGACCAAACAGAGAGGATGCGTAGGATGCTATATTTGCGATTAATACCGGAATAGAATTTATAAGTCCTTGAATCGAGATTGCTAATGATTGAGCATTAATAGTAATCATAAGTCCAATAATAACTTCAAGGACAGGAACTAAACCACCCATTTTGTTTATTAAATCTAAAATACTTGTTCCAAAATTTACAATGCCCTTAAGATCTCCAGACATTATAGTTTTAGTCCACATTTCTTGCCATGTCGCTTTAAATTCATTTACAGCAGATTCAATACTCTGCATGTAAATTTTATATCTATCTGATGCTAAACCAGCGCTATTTGTTGCAATATCTTGAGCCTTACCAACTTGCTCCCACCCATCAAAAAGCGCCGACAGCATATTAATTTGGCGAACCCAAAAACTGTTGCTTTCATTTATCTTAAAGATAAATTACTGACCACATTAAAAATGTGGCGATTAGGGATTTCTTCCTAATTCTACGATTTGTTTTACTTCCGCTAGTAGTCGTAGAGCAGACTGTATATTAATCTTAATATTATATTAAGACTTGCAACTTAAGAATTATAGTTACCTATAAATCCTGGCAGTCGTTAGAGATACTTATTAATAAAATATTCGAAAACATCTGGAAGTTTTCTCATATCCTTTCTTACTAATTCTATCATTTTTAAATTATTATCTTGACATATACTTTGCTTAATTTTAACATTTCCAACATATTCTCTCACATCTGGATATCCCCAATATTCGACGACATATTCATTATCCAAAAACCAATCCATTCTCTTTAAGCCGCATCTAGTATCATCACACACTTTTTTGTAATGTTTTTCTTTATTATATGGTATATTATGTTCTATAAAAAAATTAGTAATCACTAATTCGGAATGAGAATAACAAACATCATTATTTTTAGAATAATATAATTTAGCACTTCCAAAAAGAGAAATATTGATTTCTAAACCAGCAAGATCACATGCCTTTCTATATCCTCCAAAATACCTTTCATAAGATTTATCAGAAGGAAGTCCATAAAAAACAAGTTCATCTATAGAAGGCGTTCTATTGAGTCTTTGTCCCAGGTTAGATAAATCTTGTATCATTTTATCTGGAACAAAAGTTTTATTATTTTGCAAATCGTTTTTCTTTAAATTAAGCTTTGACCCCATTAAATTGATAGAGGCGGTATTTCTATTGGGAAAAAATACGTCGCTCAAATATTTATTGGGATAATATGGATATTTTTCTTTCAATATCCTTAACTCTTCTTCCGACCAATAATGATCTGTACATTCTAATCCTAGCTTAGTCGCCCTATGTTGTAAGGAATACTTTGTCAAATTAGGAATTCTAAAAAATATTTCTTCCCAATTAGAATTGGAATAGTATTTTTTAACAATTTCATCATATTCATCTGTCCATATAACCCTTTTATGCAATCCTAAACCAGATGCTTTTCCTTGAATACTAGATTTATTTGTAGTCCCCAATACATTAAATAAAAAATCAAAATCTTTTTCCACATAATATTTTTTTAATATTTCTATTTTTTCATCTGTCCATTTAAAATTTCCTATTCCTAAAGATTTGGCAACTTCATAAACAGTCCAGACAGACTTGTTTATATGTATGGCAATTTCTTTTGTAGGAATTTTTAAATAATTATTTTTTACAAATTCAACATCTTCTTCTGATATCACTTATTTATTCCTCAACCTTTTTTTATTTCCAGATTTTTATTGCTTTTTTATTAATAAGTCTTTCTTCGGTCTCACCCTTGCGATGGGCTTTAACCGATATAGTTGCATTCTAGTAATATTTTAGTATACCACAATATTGCAATTTCGTCAAGTGGTAAAACCTGTGCGTTACCCGTATGTTACCATACGTTCTGGCATTCTTTGTTTACCAGCAATCGCACCAACAATTTGTTGCTGAGCCACCGTATTTCCGGCAGCCCCAAGTTCTTTATATTTTACGGCAACATCTTGTAATACCGCAGACATATCTCTGAAAGTATCGTTGTCTTCTCTTAATTTTATTCCATTTGATAATAATACCTTCTCAACATTATTGAGCGACTCACCTTCGGCATCAATGTCGCTGCCCGCTTTGACCTGTTCCATTCTGGCAAAAATTGTTTTTCATATTTGTTACTCTTATTTGTGGATTAATACAAATAAGGAGGTCACTTCTTCTCTAAGGTGTCTTTACACCTGAGCAACCTTCACGCATTTTATTTTAGGCTATAGTGCGTGATCAGACTGTTCCACATCCATCATAAATGGATTTCTCTTGTTCCAGTCGTTAACGGTGAAATATAATTATAATTCTGCATGAGGAATTAAAATATTGTCATTTAATTTTAATTCTCCATTATTTATTTCATAATTCATAGAATGATAATTATCAAGAATCCCATTATTCTTAATATATTCTAGAATTAATTTTTTGCATATTTCAAAACTATTATTAATATCATATTCCCACAAATATAATATCTTATAATTTTTGCTTAATATGTATTCCCTCTTTCTTTTTTCTTTCAAAACGCCGTCACATCTATCTTTTCCTTTGGGAGAAGAATAAAAGCGAATATCAGAATGCCAATATGTACCATTAATTTCTATAACTAAATTTGTATTTTTAAAATGAATATCCGCCCAATATCTTCCTATTCTGTGTTCATTTTCAACTAAAAATTTTTCATTTTCTGAAAAATCAAATACTTTTCTGTGAGGCGAAGTCATTGATGTCATGACATCTCTCATCATACATTTTCTGCAACAATACTTAACGGAATTTGATTTTATTTCATATGGTTTTCTAATTATTTCTTTTCCGCAAACTTTACAATTTATAATTCTTTCAATGTCCGAAATATTGTGATTATAACTAGGAGAATTCTTTCCCGATCTTGTTTCACTTTGCCATAAACTTTGACATGCCATCGAACAAAATCTTAAAGTTTCGCCCTTTTTACAAACAAATTCTTCTCCACAATGTTCACAATTCCTAATATCGTTTGCTTGATTTTCTCTAAAAGAAGATTCGCATTCGACACAACAAAAATATGTTTCTTGCTTTAAATGTCTCAATCTGTCAATTTCTTCTCCACAATTTGAACATAATACTTTTTTGGTGGGAGAATGTTCTGTGTTATACTTTACCTTGCATTCCTTGCAACAAAAGAAATTTCTCTTATGAATTTGCTCAAATTCTTTACCGCATTTTTTGCAATTATACTTTATTCCTATACCAACCTTATTCTTATAAAAACCCATACATTCTAAACTACAAAAATGGTTTTCATTTTTGCTAGGCTTATCAGAAGAAATTCTGATAAATTCTTTTCCACAATTATTACATGTAAGATTATATTCGTGTTTTATTGGATTTTTTATAAAATAATTTTTTCTACAATCATTACAACAAAAAATTTTAAGTTGATTGTTAGTTATAAATTCTTTTTCACAATTTTTACAATTCTTTGTATATTCTGTCTTTTTATTTTCTAGAAAATAATACGACTTACAATTTGAAGAGCAATATATTTTATTTTTATTAGTCGTCTTGAATTCTTTTTTGCAATATTTACATTTTTTTATAATTTCTTCCATTATAATTCCTTTTTGTTTTTTATAATTATATTTCTTCCGCTTCGTTGCCCCGCCTATGGGGTTTTCGAAACATCCTCCTTATGGGAAAGAGGAATCATTAAAGAGAATTTACATTGTGGATTATTGATTATACCACAATGCCCCAAATTTGTCAATATTAAATGAAATATTCATTATTATAGACAAATGTAATTTAATAGGGCTTGTCCAATAGTTTCACCAGATTGCCTAGTAGTGGCTGAAATCACCGTAATATACGATGCCAAATCTTTGTAACTTACACCAGCAAGTTTTGCCATACTAGCAGATTTCTGCATTGCGGAGGCGATTTCAGACGTGCTGGTGGCGAAAGAATTATCGAGGCCGATCAACGTATCCACAACTTGAATCGAATCTTTTGCACTAATATTATAAGCATTTGTTACCGCGATTAATTTATCCGTAGCATCTGCCGCTTCCAAGTTACCTAATTTACTCATCATGGTACTTGATCTTAGAAGTTCCATGGTGTCAGCCGCATTCTTGCCCTGCCGAATCCATTCTCCAGCCCCCTCAGCTACGGCGAGCGTATCGACTCCCAATTCACGCGCCATAGAATTAAATTCAGTTACCATTCCATTCAATTGTTCGGCGGTTTGACCAGTCACCATACCAATATTAGTCATAGCCTTATTTAAATCTTCAACGTACTGTATGCCTTCTCTTACTTGTTGCAATGTACCAATGATAAGAGATGTAGCAATCATCCACTCTAAAACTTTTTTAGCGTCTTTCATTAAGGTCGTGCTAAAATTATCTACACTAGTGGTTGTGCTCCTAAAAGATTCGTTCACCGCAGAAACTTGATTTTTAAGTTGCCCTATGGCAACTCTAGCTTCTCCCGTAGCTTTTCTACTTCCATCAAGGTTGGTTATAAGTCCTTGAACATGTTCGCCCATCTTAACTATTTCTGGATTTTTGAATGCATCAGCATTCTTTATTTTTATTCCATCCAGTTGATTTTGTAGCGTTCCCATAGTGGTTTTTAATTGATCTCCACCACTAATGGTTGCTCTTATATTAACAGTTTTGTTTTTTACCGCATTGTTAATTTGCGCTTGTACGCCGGACGTATCTATAAGCGCTTTAATAATTACACTATAACTGCTTGAACCATCAGTCATATTACGTTACCTCCTATTCATAGGAATTATCCTCTTATTACTCGTATTCCAATTTTGCCAAATTCTTCAGACATATATTTGTCAAACAGTTTTTCCATTCCACCATCATCAAACATTTGTTTAATAAATATGTCCCAATATGGCTTTCTGGCTTTTGTCATCCATCCCGACTCGCCATCTATGTTCAAAATATCGGCAAGTTGTTCTCTCGCATCTCCACTATATGGATTCCCATGGAGATAAGTCGTAGGATCGTAATCCATCCCCATCCAATCATAATAAATCCTTGTAACCACTTGGTTCATGTTATTTTCTATGTCCGTAAGTTTGAATGCTTCTAAAAATTGAAATGTTGGCATGCCACTACCGTTATAATAGTATGCGTTAGGCAAACCGCCGAACTGATAAGTATATTCCATAATATCGTTTGCCAATATTTCTATCATATCCAAACTTGCCTTTTTTATAACATTGGAGGCAATTGGCAAAAGCATCGCTCTAAGTTGAGCGTCATTTCTTGCTGGCATACATTACCTCCTTTAATAAATAAATAAAATTTCTGTTCTAGGATTTTCTTTGGAATAATTACCTTTTATAGTCAAAGATTCCACATGATTAAAATCATCATCAATCAGAAGTCCAGAAACAGTAAACGAATCGAATAAATTTTTTGGGGTATAATTGTCAGCGTCGTGTCTTCTTTTACTGTCAAAAAAATATTCAATTACAATTTTACACTTGGATAATTTTCTATTCTCGAATCCATAATATTTCACAAGCCAATTTCCAAAATCTTTCCACGCCTGTTTTTGTGTGTTCATTTTAAATCTAGGCATGATCATCCATGTATTTAGGCTAGGAGGAATGGGTTTATTAATATTCCTTATTCTTCTTCTTGGATATTCTTTAAAATACCAATCATAATATTTATCTATAACGTCATTATCAATTATAATTTTTATCTTATTTTTCACTTAAAATTCCTCTTTTATGTAAAAAAAAAGAGACACGCCATTTAGACGTGTCTCTTTCAATTGCTTCATTACAAATTAATCCCTTTTAAGAGATTGCAAGCTTTTACCAGCTTTGAGTGCCGCTACATTAGTAACGGTATCATCCACAGTGTAAGCTGCAATTAAAAATCCGGCAAGTCCTTCAATCGTAGAAATTACAAGAGTCTGAACGCCAGGGTCAATAGGCACGTAATGTCCAAAGACGAGGGTCATAGATGCAACCAGTTGGGCAACTACAAAAGTCCAGAACCGACGAGATTTCAAGATACTCATTTTTTATTACTCCTTTTTATATAATTATGATTATTATAATCCAGATTCGAATTTATCTGGTCTATCGTGCTTATTGGCTATTTTTTTCTGATAGCCACAATCCTCACACTCTTCATATATGGCAGAATAACTCACTCCATCATCTTTCTGAATCCTGTTTACTAATTCCAGCAAACCATAACAATCAGGACACTTGCGTCTCAATTTTTTTATAATCTTCTTCTTGTTATCCATAATTCTATTCTGTACTTTTGGATGCCCTTTTTTTTCTAGGTTTTTTTACGATGGAAGTGGAACCAGGAAATTTTTCTTCTGTTTCTTTAACTACAGAACTAAGTTTTCCAACGAGATTATTAATCCCATCCTGAGATAAATCAAGTTCTCCTATTTTATTAAGAAACCCTAAAACACCATTGGTAATTTCGTCCAGCGATTTTCCTAAACCGCTTTCTAATGTCCGAATCTCAATTTCTCTTTGCAATATTTTATCTAAACCAATCATAAATTCTTCATAGTTTTTTATTCTGGCTCTTATCTCATCCCAAAGACCGCTAGAGATAATCGAATCAAAATTTTTCTCATTGACATTAACGTTGGTACATTCTTGAAGAATTCCCATAATTACCGACCAATACGCACTATAATAACCTTCGACGACTCCTTCAGAATCTATAAGAGAAAGATTAACAAAATCCTTCCCAATCTCCAACATAGACGCCTGTGGAATATATTGCATTACCTCTATATCATTTTTTTGAAATCCAAACTTTATTATCTCTGCATTATTAATGACAAAATCTAATTTGTCCATCATTTATCAATAATCCTTTTTATATTTGTTGGAGGGGTTGTTACACCCCTCCATAAGTTATTTTATTTCATCAACTATGTTTGGATAAAAATGAGGACAAGTTTCCCCATTCTTATTTGTGCTGGCTTCATATTTATGCAATTGACTACACCATTTTACAAATCGGCAAACATTTCCTTTATTTCCATCTAAGTTGCAAAAGAAATATATTCCCGTCTCACCCAACGGCGTTCTTTGCTCACCGTTTGCACATATCATAATTAGGTGATATTGATCATAACATAGTCAGTCAAAGAGCCACTCGGATAAGTGACATTGATTCTGACAGATTCCGCAATTGTAGTTGAAGATGCACTAGTTGTAATCAAACCAGTAGATGCGCCAACCGTAATACCAGAGCCAGAACTGCCAGACCGTACATAAGTACAATCACTTGTAATGTTTGTATTCGCATATACGCCACCACGAATACCTAAAACTGAAAGTTGGCTAGATTGTGCTGTTGATTTTGCCCAAGCAATAGTAGAAGGAATTGCAGCGATACTCGAATATTCTGTTGAACCAGTCACAGGGATATAAGATACTTTGGCATAATAATCACCAGTCGTGCAATCATTTGCCGAAGAAACAAGCGCCTTACCTTCAAGAGCCTGATTGCTAACGCCATTCGCAGCTAAGTTCAGGGTGTAATTACCGGCAACCTGAAAACGTGGAATATTTATTTGCAAATATTTCTTCACAGTCGCCAAGTTACTTGCTCGAATTTCAGCGATAAGAGTTAAATCCACAAGGCTAGGAGGAGTCGTAGATTCAACAGTCACCAAGTTTGCCGATTTTGATGTAACATAAATTGCAGTAACCAAGGCGTTTGCGCCACCAGAAACAGTAATGCTTTTCACAGCCGGAGTTACAACTTCGATTGCGCCACTGGGCAAAAGAACACTAACGTCGCCAACTGGAGTTAAAGTAATTGTTCCAGAACCACTAGACGACAAGGTAAGGCAATCCGTTTGCAAAACATTTACATTACCAACAAGAATCGAAGTACCAGCGTTCAAAGACAGAATGGTCTCATCAAACGTAGCCTGTTCAACCTTAACAGAAAGCTCTCTGGTGTGATAGTACGAATAGATCAATGGGTTGTTGATACCAGCGCGAACATCGGCACTCTGCATACTTAATGTAAAAGCACTAGAGATGTTGGCTTTGCCATAAGCAATCGCAGCACCAGTTGTTGCATTGCGCAGAATTACATCTGCAACAGAAACAAGAAATTCATTTGTCATATTTTATTTTCTCCTTTTGTTAACTGATATTTCCATCAGCATCAGCATTTCCTAGACCACTATCATTCATGAACTTTTTCTCATCAACTAGTATAGTGCCATATCTGCTTTGCTTAGGAATATGAGATAGATAATGCTTGAATAATTCTTCACCAGATTTTGACGATATTTGTCCGGTAATTTCTTTTGGCTTAAAAAGATTGTAATCCTTCATAAGAACTTCTCTTTCCATCCTAGCCTTGAATTGAAACAATGTTTTTTCGCCAACTTCAATTTCAGACAAATTTGTCAATGAACAAAACGAATAAATCTCATCTTTAAAATCCGTATCGAGCGTATTTCTATTCAAAAATTCTAATTTCTTTTCAAGATCAGGATTGTATCCCTCAACCCAATCAATAGATGAACCGTTTTGTTCAAGGACGATCTCTCTGATGTTATCAAACTCTTGTTCACTAAATTCAATTCCATCTATAAACAAATGCAATGATATTTTTTCAAATGGATCGTCACTTTCTGGATGTTCAAAATATCTTAAATCAACTTCCTTTTCATGTGTTATTGATGATAAAAAGTCAATCAATTCCGTTACAATATCTATATTTGGGTCGGAAACTTTCATACTTTCTTGAACCACAAACATAAGGAACTTTATATAACTCATTCTTAATATCGCTCTATCAGGGATATGATTTTTTGGATGAAAGAATAAATTATAAAGTTTTCCTTTCATTTCTACTTCTTTTACTTTTATTGGATAGAACTTTATTCCCTTATATTCTTGTGGAAGCCCAAATACGTCATTTGATGGAATATAAATTTGAGAAACAATTGAGTTCATTATGTTGTCCAATTTGTCATAATTAATGCATTTCCTCTCATCGGAGTTCTTCCATTAATTGTCATACGATTTTCAGGAGATGCCCTAACATCAAAAAATAATCTTCCAAGTCCTCCTATTTCAGCACCATTAAAAACTTCTATAAGTTGTTGAGATATAGTGGATAATCTTGTTGAATAATTTGACATCGTATTTACTTTATAATGAGCATACACTTCAAAGAGCATACTTACCTGACCATATATATAATTTGTTGGCATTAGCTTGACGGGTGTTATCCTGATCACACACGCTTGTTCCGTCCATGGGTCATCCATACCTACATCCATAAAAACCCTAAATTCAGTCTCTACCGGAGAACCATCATAAACCAAAGCTCCCTTTTGTGTTTTTGTAAGATTTGGATGATCTGTATCATCTTTCCAAGCATCTTTATCATTATATTTCAACAACTTCCACACCAAATCATTATTATCCATCAAATATTTTATACAATTATAAGATAGACTTGGTATATCATAAAATTTATTGTATTCTTCTTTTCTAGAATCTGTCATATTATCACCATGCGCCCATTAAAGAAATATCAAACGTTCTACTTCCAGAACTTCCACTACAATTTATTGTTAGCGGGTAGTCTAAGAATATTTCATTGTTAATTATGGAGAATGTATTATTGTCTATTGTTGCAAACGTATAATGATCTGTCGGAACACTTGAACCAGAAACGGTAAATACAAACGAGCCACTTAATACGGTTGAACCGCTATACCCATGCACATCAAATACTTGCGATCCGCTTTCCAAAATTGCACCATCATTGGGTGTTACTACAATGTTTGAAACAGAAGATGCGCTTGTAGAATATTTATGGTAGTCCGCAATCCCCAAAATAAGATTGTCAGTGTCATTGTTCACATATTCAACTTGCATCTCTAATGTAAGTAATTGAGCGGATGTGTTATCGGAAGTTTTTATGTTATTATAATTCCTATTTCCAGAGCCAAGAACCTTGAAGCATGTCCAATTATCTGTTCTTCCAAACAAAAATCTTTGTCCGCTTTTTATATTTGCAGTCGTTGAATTGAGTTGCGTAAAAACTTGCATATATCCGCCAGGATTTACGGGGTCAACTTGAGGAATTAGATCACGTGGATTATTAACTTTATAATCAATAACGCAAGGTTCGCTTGCATATGTGCCATCGCTCAACATCCATCTCAAAACGTTATTACAGCGACGAACTGTTGCGCTCGCCGTAAGACTCTTGATTAACTCTGAGTTTATAGTTATCCATGTGTTTTCACTAAAATAAAATTTTCGTCCTACCCCAGTTGTATGATTTATATCTTTAAATAGGATGCGTTTCCAGTCATCCCCCAAACGAACGTTTGTGTCAGGATCAACAGCCGACGTAATTCTTACTTGTATGTCCACATAAGAACCACTTGCAAACACATATTCTTCGCTCACAGTAAAGACGTCTGTAGCAACCGCAAATTGATCTACAAGTAGCGCTTGAAACTGATCAATTAAAGTTGAACTTGCAGATGCCGGAGGAGAAGGAACGGGATAATATTTAAATGACATCTTCCCTCCTATACATCGTAATTCTGATTTTTCCAGTTAGACCAATCATTTCTGTGATAGGCATAGTCCATGATCGCCTGACTCAGTTCTTCTTTAACTGAATTCAAATAATCCATTTTTGCCTTCAAATTTTGAGATGCGCTAAACGTCTTGAAATCCCTATCAGTCACATGCAAATTCATTTGCAAGATATCGTTTACGGATTTTTGTAACCAATATTTAACCATAAAACGTGCGAGCATCAACTTATTAGTCATGTTCAGCGTTTCCGTAAACTGACCTTCAACTATACTTCCAGAAACGGTATACGTCAATGACTGGTCACAAAAATCTTCAAAATCTGCAATCGAATCTAATAGCCATCCTTCGACATATGTATTTAAAACAAACGATCCAGAAGCGGTATAAATAGTGTCCAAACGATAATCGCTAATTTTTGTGAGAAATAAATCTGTGATTTCACTGCTAGGAGTTGTCATATATCATAGGCCTCCCTTCTCTAATTTTTAATATCAGAATAATAGCCATAACATTGAATTATGGCTACCATAAGAATTCACTTAAAACGAATGTTTTAAGCTGATTTAAGATTTTGATTTTCTTTCATTTCTTCGCCAATACTGGCGATACTATATTTTCCGGTTGGATCAACTACGCGAGAAAAGCGATCCAAAACATTTAAATCAACGGGTTCGTCTTTCAACATTTTATCATGAATCATATTGATAATAAATCGTCTCTGAACGTTACCACAAGACTTAAATAAATTAACCGCATCCGAATCATTTCCAATAAGAATTTTATCCATTTTTTCTTTCGTAAGAATTTTTGAATAAACATCATCTAATCCGTTCTTTCTAACAACGTTTCTATCTAGGACAACAAAATAACCATCATTGAGAAAGTTTGCATGTTGTTCCATAATATCAACCAAATCTTTATACATTATTCTTTTAACTTCACCAAAAGCGGTAAAGTTGAATTTTTTACCACGACCATATTCTTGAGTCGTTAAAGTCAGCAAATATGGAGTCAAAGACATAACCTTTATATATTTATCTCCAGAGATAACAATTTCTTCATTGTCTTCGTCCATGTCATCTTCTTGTTTTAATCCTATCATTCCGTTTTCACTAAGCGATTTCTGTAAGTTATCAAATCTTTTTTTAAGTTCATCATATTCAGCCTTAGAAACGGTTTCTTTTATTTCTTTTTGTCTTGATTGTACCATTTTATCCTCTTTTCTCCTCTAATATAAAACATATGGTGGGGTATATTTCAACCCCACCATTTTCCTTTAAAATTTTATCATATACTAGATATGATAAATGTTGATTACAGGGTTATTACTGCCGCAATCGCATTAGTTGCAATGCCCGAACCCCATTTCTTAATAAGGGTTGTGGTTTGGGTAAGATCAGCATTCTCCCAAACACCAGAGGTATTGCTAAGGGTGCTACCTTCCAAGCAAAGTTTTACAATTTTCTGTGAAGAAGGAGCGATGATCCAAAGATAACTATCGGAAATTTTCAAAGCGCCAAACGTATCCAAATCTGCAACCTGTGGCATCCGCATCACATCATAACCACTGATGGTTGGAATGTAACCAAGGGTTACAAATGGGTCTGAAAGAGTATAGCGATAATTGGCATCATCGGGCAGAACATTTAACAAAGCCGAAGCAGTACCAACAACCAACGGTTTTGCACCCATAGACCAAGCACCAACCTGTTGGCAGAGGCGAATCAAATTGGCTTGGCTATATCCAGCAACTCTTAATCCAGTTGTGGCAGTATCATCAAGGGCAGCCATACCCGCAGCAAACACAGCATAAACATCAAGCGCCATAGCTGTTTCAATGCTGCGAATGCATTTTGAAACCAAATTAGCAAGAGATTCTTTGCCAGCCAAAACAGAATACATAGAAACGCCAACTGTAATCTGATGTGATTCTGGCACAATAGTAACCTGACCACGATATTGTTTTTTAACTTCGGTTGAACGTTGAGCGTTACCATGTTTAGAAACTGCAAATAAATCACGTGGTTCGATATCGAACGCAAAGCTATCACCAAAAGCGCCTTGGCGCACATCAGTATACAGCCCAACGGTATCAATAACGGAATCTGGCAGAACCATATCCACTAAAGCATTGACCACAGCAAACATTTCGTGGGCAATCAGAGGGTGAGTAAACCATTGATCAAGATTGTCTTCGGTGGCATAATTAACGCCACTACGTTTGACAATTTCTTTAACAAGAGCTTTGTTCAATTTCGATTCTTTCTCTTCGAAAGAAATGGAATGATCATACTCTTTGTTTTTCTTCTCATCAACGGCAAGGTGATGATTCCAATAATCCAAGAACTGTTCTTGCAGTTTACCATCGGCGGCAAATGTTAGAGCATTGGTAGGGATTTTCATATTTATATATTCCTCCTTTTATGATTAAAACTAATTGTACAGAACTTCGAACTTGAAGGCATCTACACGTTGGCTATCAATAGCACCACTACCAATAGAAATGTAATCATGTGCCAAGAAACGAAGACAGAAAGTGCCAGTACCAGCAGGCGCAGCAGCCCAAGATAATTTGAAGCTTCCGGCTGTTGCAACGGCAAAAGCTACATGTGTGCTGGAATCTAATGCATCAGCACTCAAAGTGATGACATCACCAGGCTGTGGTTTGAAGGCATCAAACACTTTTCCACCAAGATTATAGAAATTGCGTGGATCAGAATTTAAACCCTTGTAGACAAGAGTTCCGTCAACAGTGATGGGAACTTCTGGACTTGCGGCCATCCACAGACTTGAAATAGAGCCAGATGAAGCCATGGTTGTGAGCCAAACTTCTTTGGCAGAACCAGAAGTGCCTTGGCTTACCAGATTAAATACATTTCCATTATCAATATCGGTAAGAACCGACCCTGAAAATACCGAGCGATTCAGTGCACGATTATCGGCAGCAGCTACTTGATTCTTTATTAAAATCGCATGTGACATATTATATATTCCTCCTTAAATTTTTGTTATCTAGTCCCAAAGGGAACTCTTTTTAGTTGAATCCTTAGTTCCCCAAGGATTTGCGAAACGAAGTTCTTTTGATTCATCTTCACTCTTAATTGAAAATTCAAAAGCTTCTGCTTTTGCTAGATTGCGCCATGCATCAACTGTTTCGAGATTGAATTTCTTTGACTCTTCCATCAAATAGTCTTTCTTATCTTGTGGCATAGTCGAATGTTCTTCAATGTCTTTCATAGTAGAATTAATAGAAAAATCAAACTGCCTTTTCTCAACGTCTTCCTTAAAAGATTTTAGTTGTTTGTTTTCTTCTGCCATTTTTGACATCTTGCCACACATAGCCTCAAACATTTTTGCAAAGTTTTTTTCTTCTTTAGCATATTCTTCTTTAACAATTGAGGAATATGCATCGGTTTCATTAGCAAGCATGGCTAAAATTGCAGCAACGTCAAGATTCTGATCAAGAGACATTTCTTCCTTCTCTTTTTCTTCCTCTTTCTTTTCCTCTTCGGGAGACTCCTTTACGGGTTCTTCAGCAGCCATTTCCTCTTCCTTTTTCTCAGGCTCTTCAATAGCCATTTCTTCCTCTTTCGGAATTTCGGTTGCCATTTCTTCCTTTTTCTTTTCTTCTTCCATATTTATATTCTCCTTTACGGGTAGCCATCCGGCGTTGATAACCTCTTCTTTACTATCCAGATCAATGACGCCTTTATTTCCCGTCAAATTATATTTTGCACGATAATTCCTATTTTCAAGGCTATCTGCAATAAAAACAAAATTGTCATCAGAATCATACGCTAAGACCCAATATCTACGATAATTGTTCTCTCCGTATGTAAATTCAGATAAAGAATTATTCAATACCTCAATTACTTGGGCGCTATTCAATGAAAAATCATATGACATATTTTCTTTCTTTACCCATCTTCCATCAACAACCTTATGACGATTTTTCCAGCTTTTTATAGCGGTAGGCCAACCATATTCACCGCCAATAGCATCAGCCTGTTTTGCAATTTCGTTTCCATCCTTGACTGATATGGGTGGGTCAATTCCTTTCAAAGATGGATTTATATCTTCTTTAGATTTATAAGGGAACGTCAATACTTCACCAAAATAAGACAATTCTTTTGAATCTTGTTCGTCTAATTTATTTGAAACTTCCATTGACCAGTTCATTCCTTCCTTTCCACCATATAACATATATGAAATCCAATTTTCTGATGGGGGATTTTTTGTCATGTTTGTAAATTTATTAGATTTATGAATTTTTGCAATATGACGAACCTTTTCAGGAGTAATTACGTCATTCTTAATAATATGACGAGCGGAAGCCAAAGAAACAGACGTTGCACCTTTATTATATTGTTTGTAGAGTTCAAGACCTTTGGAAACATTTTTCTTTACTTCTGGCGGGATGGTAAAATCCACATCTTCGTAAGAACCAAACTCCAATGCAACAGCTTCTTTATATTTTTTGTTTTCTTCTGCAAAACTCATCATTTCTAATTGCGCTCCTGGAGAAGCCTCCGTAACCAAGTCACCCAAAACACATATGGCAGAATAAACAAAATCTTTCATATTTTTTATACCATTAGGATTTTCTTCGCCATCTAACAGATCAATTTCAACGCTAATTTTTTTACGGCCTCCATCTCGCTTAAATATTTCCATTGCCGCCGGAGAGTAACGCTTCCACAAACGGGCAAGTATGCTGAGACTAAGGCGTCCATCCGGTAATCTTTCAAATTTTTGTGAACCAGGAACTGCAAATCCAGCTATCAAAGTCTTTGATGGGTCGACATGACTTCCAAAGTCTCCGAAGATATTATCTACATTATATACAATAGGTTTATTATCAATGGTATGTGCAGTTGCCTGCAAAACTTCTTCGCTACAATATGTATCATTTCTTGATTCGCCAGAGGAGAAAACTCTTACTTTTGCAGTAGCAAATTGAGAATCTGGGTTTTCATCAATAATATCGCTTTGTTCAATCTCAAAATTTAAATGCTCACTCACACAATTCGCCTCCTTTCCAAGAAAGTTATTCATTGCTAAAAATTCTTTAACAACTTTAACCACCATGGTAAACTTTCTAAAATTTCTTGCAATAAATCGTTATCTACGAAATAATAATAATCACTATCTACCGATAATAACGGTAAATTCCTTTCATATTGCAGATAATTGGCTAATAATTTTTTACATTTAAACTTATGAGGCATACTCTGCACGTTTATTATCATGTTTATCCCTCAAGTGTTGAATCAAATAATACTAGGTCTTTTACGGCAAAAGATTTTTTCATAAATTCGTCCGCCTCATCTTCTTCTGCTATTTGAATTGTAAGAAATTTTTGTATAAATTCAACATCTATATATGAATTTTCAGAATAAATAAACTCCGCTATACTCTGTAATGATTTTGTAGTTTCTATTTCAGTAGACAAATATAATTCTGCCACTTCATTTATAGAATTCAAATTAATTTCGGGAACATCTAATTCGACTGGCCTATATTTCCCGCCCAATCTATCATTAAGATATTCAATCATTTGCGAATAGTGCCCATATTCTTCATCTGCTTGGCTATAAAATTTCTTTGCAAGATTTTTTAATCTTAAATCTTCAAAATAACTTGCAATAATTTTATATTTAATCATATTCAAAAGTTCATGCTTACATTGTAAACAAATAATTTCATTTAATGATTCAGAAATTTTCAATAGAAACACCTCCCATCTTTAACTTAGAAAAAATAATATTTTCTATTTTATCAAAATCCCAATATGGAATTCTTATTTACAGAATAACAATAAAAATATTTGTTTTCCATTCAAATTAATCCTTTTTAATTATAGATACAGGAGGACAATTTCATTTTATTGTCCTCCCTTCAGCACTTTAGCGTGCAAGCGCAATCCAATTAAAGATATCGCCATTGGCAATCGCAGCAACACCAGAGGCGCTAGTAACCGTAATATCTCCAGTAGTAGAACCGGCAACAGTTTTCAGACCAAATGTTCCAACGCTACCAGAACGAGACGACTGAACTATCCACATCGAAGGAACTGAAGAAAATCCGGTTGTAATATTAACGGTTGCACCAGTTGCAGTTACGCTACCACTAGTTAAACTGCCACTAGCAGCAAGCATACTAACCATATTACCAAGACCAACATCTTTCGCGGCACGATTCATTTTGTTCAAATGATTTTTTTGAGTTGTAGAAATTGACATTATTTCCTCCATTATTTTAATACAAAGATTCCTTATCACGGAGCCAGGATTTTATTCCCGTTATGATAAGGTTGATATAATTAAGTTATTTTTTACCGAACAATGAAAACAAACATCCTTTATTAGTTGGTTTTGGTTCAATTGGATCGGGTGGATTAGGTTCAACTGGAGGGTTTTCGGAAGTAGCTTCAACCGCAGTCATAGCCTCACCATCATAAACAAATAACTTCTCAAAATCTGACGCAGAGATATATGCCTTGCCATTATTTCCCCAATCAGCACCCCAAGAGTTTTGAATACCAATAAAATTATCTATTCTCCACTCATTCAACAAATAAGCATGACCACCAACAACACTACCATTCGGTTTTATAACATAAGAATCGTCGGGATTGAACATATCTTCTGTCCATGTAGTTCCAACAATAATTGGGCCTTTATTCAGTAACCACCACTTTATAGAAACCATATCTGGAGCAAAAGCATATGCATCAATCATATGCGCATTAATCATAGTTTTTGCTACAGAACGTATTGTTGAACCATCTTCATTCTTTGGTTCACCATCAACTTCTTTACACAAATAATAAAATCTATCTCCATCAGCATTAGTATAATAAGTATTGGTAGGATAATTTATGCCAAAATCTGCAATAGAATATCCCGTGCAATGATTTGTTTCTCCTTGATTCAATGGAGTAAAGGGAAACTCCCAATTTTTTTCTAAAATTACTTCCGCAGGAACACCCCTTGGGATAAAGGTTTTAAGATTATAATCTCTTACATCAAAAGGAGATTTTATTCTACCTAAAAAATGAAACATTGAACCTCCTTGTTAATATGATAAAATGTTGATTTTATGTAATTTATCGTTTCCCACCCTTTGTTAAATTCCCACCATTTTCACGAGTTTGTGATCCGCTTTCTGACAAGTCAGAATCGGATTTAGATGGGCGACCCTTGGCTTTATCTCCAGAAATTTGAGCTGCTGGAACAACAGGAGTTAAGTTGCCAGTCCATCCGTTCGCGCGAGCTTCATCAAGATTTCGTTGCAATTCAAAGGGAGACATGCCGAGCGCAGCAGCGATTTTGTTAGGCATTACAATACCATTTCCCATCAAAGTCATCTGACGCTCAAGACGTTGTTCTCTGTTATTATAAAATTGTGATCCTTCAAAATGAGTTTTGAATTTATACTTTTTAGTAAGTTGATTAATGTGATAATCCATAAAATTTTCAAATTGAGGATATAGAGAATACATGTCTTGTTCATCTACGTTTAGGCTTAATCTTGTTTCTTCAACGTTCTGTTTCACATCCGAAGTAAAAATAAGATTAGTGTTTACCCCCGAAGTTGCAAGAGCGGTATTAATATAATTACTATATATTTCATTTTCACTCTTGAATTCTATGCCTTTTAAGTCCGTAAGAGGTGCAGCGGCAACCTTAATGGAATCGCCAATTGCGGCCTGTACAACTGCCAAAAATTTTCCAAGCGTGTCAGGATTAATGGCGAATTGATCTTTTACGTGCGCTTGCGCATCTTTAAGAGTTCCGACTTCTCCAACTATCATACGTTTTGCCACAGCCATATTAACATTTTTTTGTAGCGCTCTTATGACAGGTTGTTGAATTAAATCTAAAAATAATCCTGCAAAATGAGGAATACGAGCCGCAATGGTCGGAGAAAACTTAAAGCACCAGCCCACATCCAAAGGTACTTGTTGCCAGTAAACCCATGAAGTATTTCTTATGTTTGCTGGCATTGATGGAATATATTTTTGGAAATCTCCATTATCCCAAAGTTGTTTATACTTATCAGCAAAAAACTTTGGATATCCCTTTATGTCAACACCTGGTTGAATAAAAAAATACATATTAAAATCGTACAACAGTCCGTATACACTATGACCATTTATCAAAGTCCATTGTGGATGCGCTGGCATCTCTTGCAGAACCATTTTATTTGAAGCCGTATCATAGCGTTTTACATAAAACGCTGCTTCATTTCGTAAAAGTTCTCCAACAACAGACGAAAACTGTTCCTTGTAATTGAATGAATCTACGAATTTTTTGAATATATCAAGATCATCTTTATATTCTTTTGATTTAAAATCTTTATAATCCGCATTTGTACATTCATACGTAAGATCAAACGAAAGCATGTTACTCAAGAAAGAAAGCAACTTGTTATATACTTGGGACTTGATTTCAAAATCTTGAGCAAATTCCAAAAGAGCTATTTCATTGTTTTTAGGGTCTGCCATTGCAGTATTTAACATTGATTCGTCTGGAGCAATATTCGTCAGTGTTATATCTTTTAATCTAGCATTAATTAACATTGGCGTAAGTATTGAATCATTATAGCCTAGCGCATGAGAAAATTTCAATATGTCCCAAACTTCTTGTTCAGTAACTTCCGGTTCTTTAATAACTTCTATTTTTTTCTTTACCAATTTTCCTCCTTCCTTTGCATTTTTCTATCCCCACCCTTGTGCTAATGCAGCAAGTAATTCAAAGTCATCAGTTTCACCGTCATTTTCTTTTAGCAATTCTTGGTCGAAATGAGATATAATCCAATTAACATAAGAAATCGCCGTATAGCGATCCTTGTAGCATCCAGCCTTTTCAGTAAGTTTTATTTTTCCACCCACCAAAGTCATATCAAGATTGATACATTCACCAACTAATAAATTCGTTCCTACATATGGGTTCAAGAAGAATCCATAAGTAGAACTGTCATTTGCATCCTTAGTGAACTCTCTTACATTCTTGGTCAAAAATTCTTCAGCATCGCCATCTGGAATTAAAAAGTTCCAAAGTTTTTTCTGCAAAGACATTCTAAAAGAACTTGCAATTTGACTATTTAATTCTTGACTGGCAGATATTGGGAAAATAACTGGTAGGGGATTAATGCTCCTAGTATGTTCTTTTCTAAGTTCTTCTCTTACTTCACTTTTTACATAATCAAATATTTCATCCACAACGCCAAGTGCAGGATAAGTTATACCCCTATCATCACAAACGGTTGGTTCTGTAAGAGAATTAAATACTCCAATTCCAGCATTTTGTATGTCCAAGCACAGGTAGTCACTTTCAAAATCAAAAAATATATTTTTTATTCTTTTAGCTTGCACACCGACATCTCTACCTTTATGAGATTCCAAGTATACCAAATGCCTCTCATAGCCACGACCTAATATTGGTATTAGCCTTACGCACGCAATAATGCTGTTATCATTTGCTTTGTTGGCTCTTGTGGCCACATCGACGGTTACGAATCTAATTTCTCCATCAACTTTCTTTATTTCGTATGGATTTTTCTTATTATCATAATTGTCATCTCTTTGTGGATAAAATGCTCTCTTTAAATTTCTATTAAACAAACTCGGTTTAAAATAACTTTTTCCACTAGCACCACTAGGTATATTTAAATATTCCATTTGGGCGGAAACAGCATCCATATCTGACATTTCATTTTTTATCATTTCTTCTGTCTTGATATTATGATATAACGTAATTAAATAATCAAAAGCTAGAAAATTTGCTGTTTCATCTCCCATTGCCATTCTTTTTATACAAGACCTTACATAAGTATACCAATATTCAGCAGTATACCAAGCACTAGTAATATAAGAAATTCTCCCTTCTTCTTTTAGTCTTGAATCGTTTTTATATTCCGGTTTCAATCTAAAAGGTGGAGTTCTTACTTCCAATATTGGCTTAATAACCTGTTCCAATATTTCTTTAGGAACAAGCCTTGATTCCTCTATGACAATATGCGAACCACGAGAACCACGAGCACTATCAGAACTAGGTACAACTCGAATTGTGCTCCCATCTCTAAATATTGCTTCATAAGTATTTGCATTTGTAGTTATATGATCTATTTCCCTCTCAACATTGGGATGAGTATTTTTAAGCGAAGTCAGTTTCTCGCTCAAAAGTATTCCGCCCTGTTTAAGAGTTTTTGAACACACAATTACATTCATGCCAGGATATAATACTGCCAATGTCAAAGTCCATACTGCAATAATCCAAGTTTTTGCTGCGGCACGACTAGCAACTATATAAGCAAGATTACTTCTTTGTAATACCCATATCATTAATATTTGATATGGATGAAGTTTAATACCAAAGTAAGTTTCTATAAAACGATGAGGATTTCTTCTAAAGAAAGTAATCCATCTTTTTAGTCTTTCTTTTCTTTCGCCATCTATAATTTTACTTCTAACCATAGATTTTGGTCTAATAGAAGAATTTTGAGAATTTAAATTTTTTGTTTCTTGATTTTTATATGGTCTTGGAGATGTTGCCATGTTTATTCTCCATTTTCTATAATCTCATCCTCAACTATCTCATCATCTTGATCATCTGTATCTACATTAAAATCTCTAGATTGAGTTATAAAATTTTTCAACGGTCTAGTTACATATTTTTTAAAATAAAAGTCAATGTTATCAAAATCCTTAAACAAGTCTTTATCTTCATAATAGTCCGCAGGTTCATTTTCTTCTACAATCTTTATAAATGAAGAAAACGTATCTTGGCTTTTGCCAGAATTTGCAGCAGATGTTTTTGAAGGATCAACAGATGCGGTTTTCATCAAATCTTGCAATTCTTTTGTCAAGGCGGCTGGAGTTGCTCCGTTGTTTTCTTTTCTTTTTTTTCTTATTTCTAATGATTTATGGCAAATTTCTCGAAGAAGCATTTCCTCCGCTTTTGTATCACACTTGTGTGTTTTTTTCCATTCAGAGAACTGCTCTTCAAGATAGTCGTAATCATCGGCGTCCCATCCCTCGCCCCAAGCCTTTTCCAACTCATCCTTATCACTTCCTTCTTCTAAAGGACTGTTTGGAGGCAATGATATTCCAAATTCATGAAATGTCAGATCAAACTCACTGTTGGGGTCTGCAAAATTATTTTTTTGTGATTGTACCAATTTTGATTTGTAAATTCCTATAATGTTATCGCTCGGTCTGTTATTGCTAGCCAAAGTGCTCAAATGGGTTTCGGTTGATTCTACAGAACCTTCATCAAACATTAAATCAATCTTTCTACATGTTCTTAAAATTGCTTTCGCAATACTATGTTCAACTCTATAATAATTATCGTATATTTCATTGCAGCATTGTTTACAAATTGACATAAATCCATTTGCATCCAATGTTGAATCCACACCAGAGAAGAATTCGTTAGGATTCTTTAAAGTCATACATTTACGGCAATAAATTTTTTCGACTGTTACTCCGGTGTTAGAAACAACAGTTTTTACCCTTCTTCTACTAGTAACCAATTTATCACTCCAAAACAAAAGGGGCTAATCATTACGATTAGCCCATCCCGTTTATCCTCTTTTAAGTTTTATTCTAACAACAAATCTGCTAATGATGAAAATTCACTACGCTCATTTTTATTTAATGTTACCAATCCAAACATAGGATTTCCTTTTAATTTTTCAATAGCTTTATTTATACCCGAATTCTTTATAAAAACTTCCTTATCAGCCTGCCTCATATCGCCAACAGCAATAAAACAACTACTCTTGCCCGTGCGACTCATAAGAAGCGATAGCAAATAGGGCGTTATATTTTGTGATTCCTCTAAAAATATGATAGACCGATCCCAACTTCTTCCTCGACAGAAACCAATATTTTCTAGCTTTATTTTACCTTGTTCTATATATAAATCGAGCATGTCTTCGCCACCCAAAATATCTGCAATTTCCATTGCCCATGGTTTTAATTTCTCATTTTCAGTAGACGGCAAATGGCCAATGTCTGGGGCATCACGAGCAACCACCTCATTACGTAAAAATCTGATACAATTATATCTCGATCTTTTTGAAGAAATTTCATTCAACGCCCAACACAAACTTACAAAACTTTTTCCACATCCATATGGGCCAACACAAAATTTACCAATTATGCTATCATCTTGAAGCATATTAAATAAAAACTTTTGTTCATCATTCAACGCTGAAATTACACCAAAATAATCCGAATCTATTTTTTTATATTTCAATTGCACGGTTCTACCGCCATCCCACCTACCCAGATAAATTACCTCGCCACCTACATTTTTTACTTTTATATATTCGTTGGTTAAGAAATGATATTCTTCACCATCCTCATAAAACCGTTGTAAATTTTCATCAGGAATAACCAATTCTCGAATACCAGAATAACTATGCAAGTAGCCTCCTTGAGCAATGTATTTTTGTTACAAGTTATATAAAAAGAATGTTCAGTTAAGAATTTATCATAACGCTATTATATTCTTCTTCTGTAATTATATTTAATTTTGCTTTATATCCATAAAGATATATGGCGGCTTCATTATATGCTATGGCAGCCAATATCTCATTATCAAAAAGTCCAAGATATAATCTTCCATCGTCAGACATAATTCTGGCTTGAAATTTTTTAGAAGCCTTATGAAAATTTACTCCAATAAAATTACTACTAGGATTCAATTTAATTTTTTTTGTTCCTCTACCAGAATCAGAGAGATTTTTTCTATATTCATCAGTCAATGGTCTTTCCTTCATAATGGCAGACCATTTCTCTTTTCTCTCTTTTGTCCAAGAATCTGAAATTTTCTTGTTTCTATCTTCCGAATAAATTATACCCTTCCTAGAATCAGACATTTTCTTTTTGGTTTCTTCGGATGCTCTTTTTCCTTTTTTTATATCTGACATCTTTTTTAAAGATTCGGGAGTATGCTTTTTGCCTTTCATAGGAGATGGATTACCCATCTTTGCTTCTGACATTTTCTTTTTAGATTCATCAGAAACTTCATGCCCCATATTAGATAAAGATATTTTTAACCTAGTTTCTTCGCTATTTTTTCTAAGTTTTCCCGCATCAGATTGCTTCTTTCTAGTCTCTTCTGTTGGGATATATCCCATATGACCCTCAGAAAGATGTTTTCGATATTCTTCAGACCTTGGAGGTTGAGCCTTTGCAGATTCAGACATTTTTTGTTTTGTTTCTTCAGTATGCTTTCTTCCACTCATAGGTGGCTCTCCTATGGGGGCAATATTATATCCATTTTTATTATCCATTGAACCAAATTTATCAACCCAAAATAATTCTCTTTCAGTTAAAATATTTTTATCACATTCTTCAACAACGTAAATAATAAAATTTTCTTCTCCATATTTTGACCAAGACCTTTGTAATACAATACATTGGTCAATACCCAAATTTAATTGTCTCTTATGTTGATTTATTCTAACTCTTATATTTTTGGATTGACCAATATATTTTTTGCCATCTAAAATATTTTCAAAACAATAAATTCCGCCATTCTTAGTAAATTTTTCCATTTTATACCCTCAAGCCCTTAAAATAAAAATGGGAAGAGGGGCTTCTCTTGTCAGCAAGCTCATGACTTCCTGCCTATCCCATCTTTCACTACCTAAATTTACTTAAAAACAATATTTTATGCGACCACTACGTTCATAACGTCAACGACACCAAATTCTTCATCGAAAATAAAGCATTGAGTTCTCTTTTCAGATTGTTGATAACCTCTTTCATTAGTCCATCTAGACCAACCCGAAATTGTAGGCAAGCGGTATATCTCAAGAAAACCTTGCTTTTCGTAAGCCATGGCGGTATGCAAGTGAGCCAAAATCCAATACATGTGCAATGAATCGCTCCACTCATCTTTTGCTTCTGTGGTAATAATTTCCAAAGCACGTTTAATAGGAACATCATGAGACATAGCAATCAAATTCTTACCAAACTTATAATATTTTCGTGGAACAGGAGAATTTTCAAAAGTTACATTTCTATCGCCCCTAAAATAAAATTCAACGGCTTTTGATATTCCATAATAAGAATGTGTGTCGTGATTTGAATTTACAGAATAAACTTCAACTGGTGCAATCGGAAGGAACGATTCGATCATCTTAATAACCAACTCTGTTGCACTATCCACCATATCAAACCATGAAGTGTCATTGTCCTGTGGAGTTCCGGCAGTTGTCGTTCCAAAAATATTATCGCAATTCAAGAAGTCATTTCCGAGCAAAAGCACAACTTTTTCGAACTTTTGTCCTTTTATTCTTTGCAATATTTGAGAAATTGCCTTCTGAACTAAATCTTCTGCAATGGTCATATTATATTCATTGCCAGTTGATTTTTGCGTCGCCATCATACCATAATGTAAATCTGCAAATGGAACAAACAACATTTTGCCATTTGATACATAATCTGCTTTATATTTTAATTTATTGAAATTTTTGCTTGCGAGATTATCAAAAAGTTGATCTACATTTTTCTCAGTCCATTCATTTTTCTTTTTTACTAAACGAACTTCGATGTGGTAAAGCGGAACAATAAGCATTTTTCCGGTGTCATCTACATCGCCTTTTATTACTTTGCCATTTTCTACTTGCCACTGTACTTTACGATCTTTGCGATATCCTTCACTGGTCTTTACTTTGAATCGTTCAACTTCCCACTTATCTGTGTCAATATTAAATTGTTTAATAATATCTTCTTGCGTGAGCATACGTTTTGAGGCGCAAACTACATTAATAAACCCGTCACCCTCTTCATAGGACGAACCAGTTTCAAAATCCTCTTGTTCATTTTTTGCAGGAATACCCTGTCTCTTTCTTGCGCTTTTAAATGCCCACCGTAGATTTTCGCCGCTCTGGTAGCCCCATTTTACTGCTAATGTTTTTAAAGTTTCTCCTAGTGTATAATTTGATAAATAATGCTTATATACGTCATCAAAAACTTCTTTTCTCAAAGTTATCTCCTTGATAAATTCTTTGTTAAATAAAATATGAAGGCACAAATATGCCCTCTAGAGCCTTAAGGGGGAATCGAACCCGAACCAACCTAGCGATTACAGATCGCTCGCTCTGCCAATATGAGCTATTAAGGCCTAATGGCATTTAGCCATTTTTACTTCCTATTTATTCTCGAACTTTTTCTGTTTTTTCCAACCCTCTTATAGGTATCTGTTAATGAATGACAGTTTGGGCATAAAATCTCCACGTTAGACAAAACATTATTGTTAGCATTGCCATCAGCATGATGCATATCCAAGCAGACAGTACCCGACGTCGGATTCTGAACTCCCCAACCACATTTTTGGCATTTAGAATCGTATTTTAACATCAAATATTTTCTAAGAGAACTAGAAGAAACGTTTTCTCCGCATTCTATCTTTTTGGCAACTTCTTTCAATCGAAACAACGATTGACACTTAAAAGAGCAATATTTAAAACTATGTCTATCAATTTTTTTTCCACAAAAAATACAAAAATGTTTTTTCGGTTTATGATTTTTATTAAATTTAAAACTCATAGCTAACCCCACACAACTTTGCGAACAATATTTATTTTTTCTTCTATCATAAAAAATAGGTTTTCCACATTGAATGCATAAATTAGGATTTTTATAATATTCATCTTCTTTTATTTTGTTATTTGCCCTTTTGTTTATCCATCCCCTTTGTATGGCATCTATTGATCTCTGCCTGCTCTCTTCTGATTTATAATAAGACATTTATTTCCTTTCCTGAGAATAAATCTTCCTGATAAATTAATAAAAAGAGAAGAACTCAGGAATTCTTATCAAAGCGTTCATGATGCGCTTCTATCTCTTTTTATGTGTCTTGGGGCTGACGAATAATCTGCAACAATAAAAATGTCAGCCCCAAGATAAGAAAAATTCTTCCCTTTCGGGCATCCATAAAAACGCTTCCCATAATTATATGGGCATCTTTACAGTCACACAGGCGCGACCCGTGAGGCCACATTTCTGTGGACTTAAAATTCTGATGCTTTCGCAGAGCAGAGACGTTACAGCATCCCATTTATTTGGTAGAGAAACACCTGATGTTACATTTGAACTCGACCTCTTATTAGTCGCATGTCGAGTAGCGACTCACATTTGTTATATTATATTACCATACTATTACAAATTTGTCAAGGTTAAAACTTGCTTAAAATATTACTTTTATGGAAGGGGCAGATTTTTATATACCTGAAAACTAGTAGGAGTTGAATATCCCGTAAAGTCAGGCATTTCAAGATATGCTTGAACATTATATACGCCCACCTGATCCAAATCTCCTGATAAGGTCTTATAGTAAAGTATGCCATCTGTGCCATCAGTTAGAAAACTTCCGCTAGAAGTTA